GCGGAATTGGTAGACGCGCTAGACTTAGGATCTAGTCTTCGGGTGTAGGTTCGAGTCCTACACGGGGTACTAAAATTTATGATATGAAAAAAGATCCAAAACCACTAGAGTTACTCCTTATTGTATTTTTAACTCTATTTGTAATTCTGGTGGCTGCTATTTTGCTAACAGGCTGTAACCCTGCAAAAGAAAATGGAGCAAAACCTGTAGTCCAAACAAATCGATTAGAACTGGACAGCACATCGCAGTATTACAATAAGAGATATACGGTCTTTACCTTGGAAGGCTGCGAGTATATTGTGGTTGGTTACGGAAATCACCAATGGGGATCCCATAAAGGAAATTGCAAAAACCCGATACATTACGAAAACAAAGGATATGAATAACAAAATAATTAAATTTGGCGCGGAATGGTGTGGACCATGTAAAGCCATGAAACCACACATGGAGCAGTTTAAGCAAATGATTGCAGAATCCAATATTGAGGTCTTGGATCTTGATGTTGATGAAGCGCAAAATGCGGAAATCTCTAATGAATATGGCGTTCGATCCATACCGCATACAGTCTTTATTAAAGATGGAAAGCCCGTAAAAACTCTTACCGGATTAAAAACATCCGATGACTTGTACACAATCTACAAACAAATATATGAAAGCAATCATTAAAACAGAAAAAGGTGACATGAATGTGGAGCTCTATGAAAAGGACGCTCCTAAAACCGTTAACAATTTTGTTGACTTATCCCGCAAAGGATTCTATAATGGACTAAATTTTCACCGTGTTATTCCAAACTTTGTAATTCAAGGCGGGTGTCCAAAAGGCGATGGAACCGGTGGACCTGGTTATCAAATTGTCTGTGAACTTAGCGGTGAAAACCAATATCATGATCGAGGAGTATTATCAATGGCGCATGCGGGTAGAAACACCGGTGGATCACAATTCTTTATCTGTCATAGTCGTCAAAATACCGCGCATTTGGATCGCAACCATACCTGTTTTGGAAGGGTGGTTAGCGGTTTAGAAGTAATTGATCAAATCCGTCAAGGAGACAAGATTATTGAAATACAAATTGTTGAATGATGAAACTTACAGTTTTTTCAAATACTCATTGCAAAGCCTGCCAGCCTTTTAAGGAGCAGATGACTAAAGTTCTGGAGCACATGGCTCCAGAACTCTCTTTTGAAGACTTAAATTACAATCAAAACCAGAAAATGGCAAGCGCTCTTGGCGTAAAATTTGTCCCTACTCTAGTAATAGAAGAGGATGGCAAAACTCCAGTTGTTCTTTTTGGTATGAACATTATTGAAAAGTTTAAGCAAATACTAGTTGACCGAAAAAAATAAAAAGGCGTCCGCACCAATTATGATATATAGTCTAAATCGCAATGACTATGCGTGGTGTGAAAGAAATACGGAAAATTGTTGAAATTTTGCTTGACCGAGCAGGATTTGATTCTGAACTCTATTTCATTAGAGAAGACGAATCCGGTGTATCGGTACTTTTTGATAGCAAACCAGCTGTTGACTATTTTCTGCAAGAGGTAAAACTGTCAGAATGGAATGATGATTTTGTTCAGGCATCAATGGTAGAAGGAAAACGATATGTTGCGTATATTCAAAATTGGTAAATGACTATGTACAATTACGAAGAATGGCTTGCTGAATCCGGAATCCGCACCACTGGTTGGTCTGACGCAGATCATAAAGAGTTTGAAAAACTTAAGCTTGACAACCTTGTAAAAACCTGCGAGCTTTGTGATAAGCATAAAGTAAAGTATTTTCTGGACGGCGGAACTCTATTAGGTCTGTACCGCGATAAGAAAATTATCAAAGCCGATAGCGACAACGATATTTCTATTATGTCATCGGATATAACTCCAGAATTCTTAAAGGATCTTGAAAAGCATTGCGTATCTCCGGAAAACAAAGGAAACTTTATGCAGCCAAACGAATTTCCGGATTGGGAAGATAAAGAAAAATTTGTACAGCCAAAGTCTCTAAAATACCATTCACTTGAAAAGAACGGCAAAAGAACCACTTTCAAAGGCCGCCAAATTTGGACGGATATGTTTATCCTCTATCCTCACAAAGATTACCGATTGTTTAAGCTGGGTGGAACCTATTTTAGAATTCCAAACAAATTTACCGATAGCCTAGATAAACTTACATTTGAAGGCAATACTTTCAAAACACCTAAGCCGGTTGAAGGCTATCTTGAACACGTATTTGGAAAAGGCTGGAAAGAACCCGATCCTCATTATGTAAGCAGTAAAGAAAACAAAGGCTTTTACATAGTTCCCAAGAAAGAACACGGACCGTATTATTACAACTGGGCAACACACACGGGAGAAGTTAGAACCTCTTAAAACCTTATTTTATGCAAAACGAAACGGTTTCCCAGAATTTTTGGGAATCCACCGATTTTTATCCAAACTATCCATTTGTCAAAGAGAGACGAAAGCATGAGATAGATTATCTTCTGAAAGAAATTCCGCATACCGCCAAATCTCTGTTGGACCTTGGCTGCGGAAACGGATCCACCGTAATACTTTTACGAGAACTTACTTACATTAGTGAATATTATTGTTATGATATTAGTCAGGGCATGCTTAACACTATTGGAGGAAACCGTGATAGCAATCTGCATACGCATGTGTGGAACGGTAATGAAGAAAACGGAGAACTTCCAGATACCGATGTTACAATTTCAATGAATATGCTGATGTATGTTTTTGATGATCATAAAGTAGAAGAAATTGTAAAGTCCATAAAGTCGGATATCTTTATTGCACGGATCTCCTGCAATAATGAGAGGCTGGTCATTAACAAATTTTCTGAAGAATTCCAAACCGACTATTCCGGCTGTTACCGAACAGCTGATGAATATGTGGAAATTTTCAAAAAGAGTTTTTCTAATGTAACTGTTAGCCGCGCATTTCCTGATGAAATAGAAAGCGCGTATTCAACCAAGCAAATGTTTTTCCTATGCAAAAGATAAAGAGAGTCTATATCCCAGGCGTCTGGGACTTATTTCATGTTGGCCACTTAAATGTTCTTCGTGAAGCCAAAAAACACGGTACGCAATTAATTGTAGGAGTCTGTTCCGATGAAATGGTATGTGTTACCAAAGATAATCCACCAGTAGTAACCGATATATGGAGAAGAGAGGTGTTGGATTCCTTGGATCTTGTGGATTCCACGGTAATTTACCGCGACTTAGACTATTACAAAATGGTAGATTTTTTAGGAGTTGAGGTGCTTGCAGTTGGCGAAGAATTTGGGTATTTGGAAGCCCACCGTATTGCCATTGAAAAATGCCACGATGCCGGTATCGAAGTGGTATACATTCCACGAATGCAGGGGATTTCCACAACGGAACTTAAAGAAAAAATACTTTCACTTAAATAATATGAGCAAAATGAACATTGGTGTCGATTATCATGACACACTGAGTTACAATCCGAAATTCTTTCAAAATTTCTTCTCTTCCTGGAAAGCATTCGGAAATATCTACATTGTTACTGGAACCCCTGCTTCTAAATTGGAAGAGGTAAAAGATGAACTTGAAGTACTGGGTTTTCCGCGAGACAGCTATACTGATATTCTTCCTGGATATGAGTACGATAAAAAGAATATGAACTCTTCACATTTTCTCAGAATGCGGGACCATAAATTAGCTCTTATTAAAAAATACGATATTGACATTTTCTTTGATGACAATCCGTTTTACGTGGAACATGTACGCAATCATGGCGTAACGGTATTTCAAACCATTTTGGATGACGAATACATTGACAGATTTTCAAAAATTAACCCTTTCTTTACCTGCAATTTACAAGAAAAGCAATTTGAATTTTTAGGCAATCTGGGTAACATAGAAAAGCCAAAAAGTGAATAGCCAACAAAAAACAGTGTTGATATATAGTAAAAATGAAAACAGAATTGATGAGCAATAAACAATTTGTAATGATTCTCGAGCGTTCTGGCGAAAACCTAAGCGTTTCTCGTACGAATGATGATTATGTACTCGAGGGTATCTTCGCTCAGTTTGGAGTTGAGAATAACAACCACCGCATATACGAAGAAAAGGAATACCTTCCTCACTTGGACTATTTGAAAAAGAAGATTGAAGAAAAGCGTCTTCTTGGAGAATTGGATCATCCTGAGAAATTTGATATCTCTTTGAATAAGGTATCTCACCTTATTGAGGATATCCGTTATGATTCTAAAAAGCGTCAAATCGTAGGAAAGATCAAATTGCTTGATACTCCTTCTGGCCAAATTGCCAAGAACTTGGTAGACAGCGGAGTTCCTATTAGTATTTCATCTCGCGCGGCTGGTGTTGTTGGAGAAAACAAAAAAGTACAGATTAAGAGAATCTTCACTTACGATTTGGTTGCTGATCCTGGTTTTGAAAACGCGCAAATGAAGCGTATTAACGAAAGCCTTGGGTACAACGATGATGATACTCTTGCTATCTATGATATGTCCGATAAGACTTCTAAGGCTTTTTTAGAAAGCATGGATTCAGAGGAGATAAATAATCCAAATACTGAAAAAACACCAGAAAAAATGCAGGAATTTGTTACAATTGACGACATGAACAAGTATTCTTTAATTATCAAAGAAGAAATTGAAAGAATCAATGGTCGTTTGGAAAAAATCTCTGAGTCAGAAGACAAAGAGGCAAAGATATTGGCTCTTCAAGAAGAGGTAAATAATTTGAAGCAATACGCTTCTTACCTTGCTGAAGAACAAAATAAGGCTTTAGGTTATTCAAATTACTTGGCTGAGAAAGTAAACCAAGGAATTGAATACGCTGAACACGTTGCTGAAAAGGCTGACGCTGGTATTGCTTACGCAGAGCATATCGCTGAAAGAACTGACAAAGGAATTCAATATGCTGAAAGCATTTCTGAAAAACTTGGTCAGACTATTGAGTTCACTAACTATTTGGCTGAAAAGCAAAACCAAGGTCTTGGTTACGCTGAATACCTTGCTGAGAAATTAACAAAGACTATCGGTTACGCTGAGCATATTGCTGAGCACGCTGATAACTCTATTCGTTACTCAGAATATTTGGCGGAAAATTCTGCTACTAAAGAAGATCTTAAAGCACTTACTGAGTACGCTGAGTACATTGCTGAAGGGATCAATGGTGGCGTTAAAGGCCGCAACAATGATTTGAACGAGGTTGAAGAGGAAGAAGAAGAAAAGAACAAATCAGAAAAAGGCATCCTTAATGGTGCTGTTACAGAGAGCCGTGGTATTATGTCACGCTACTCTAACTTGAATGAAAAAATCAAAAATGTCCTTGAATCCATTGAAAAACAGAGAATGGAATCAACTTCTTTGGACAAAACTTATCCATTTGTAAAGTTCTTAAGTGAAGAAAAAGTAAATGCTTTTTCTGCTTTGAGCGAGGCCGATAAGATGAGGGTCACAAATGCTTGGAATGCTAAGCCTGCATATGATGAGGCTGGAGTTTGCTCAGTTTGGGAAAATGCTCTTGCAAAGACTGAGGTTAATGAAAAATGGTTGTCTGATATTCCTGCGGAATTCCTTCCTTTATGGGAAAACGCTTCTGCTGAGACAAAAGACCGTATTATTCGTCAATCAAAAGTCTATCGTTTAGAGACTGACTACCAAGTCAAAAATTTCTGGCAAACCCGTGGTTTGGGCGCTACATTCGTACCTGAGGTAGGAGTAGTTAACGAATCCGCTACACCAGAAAATACAATTGATGAGAAAACACCAGTATTAGGCTATAATGCTGCTTACATCGAAAGTGTAAAACAAGGTCTAAATCGTTACAACAAACGATAAACTAAAAACACAAAAAACACAATAAAACCATGAACGGTAAGCTTATTAATGAAGCGCAAGTGTTAGAGACCTGGTCACCGATTATCGAATCGCAAACCGGAATTTCTGACAATGCAAAATTGGGATGGATGAGTAAGTATGCTCACTATCACTCTCTAAACGAAGGATTCACCTACCCACAGGCATCTCTTCTTAACACCCCAGGTATGGGTAACGTTGCTCCTGCATCTACAGTTGCTGGTGGCGCGTTGAACTTCTATGGTGCTGGTTCTCAAGGATCTGGCGATAAATTCCCTTCACTTCTTCCATTGGCAATTCAAGTTGCTGCAAGAACTGTTGGTTTTGATATCGTTCCTGTTATCCCAATGAACGGTCCTTCAGGAGTATTGACCTATTTGGATTATGTATATGCTGGTGGCCGTGATGTAAACGCCCCTGGTATTGCAGGTCAAGGTAACCCATTGACTAACAATGCTAATTTCACTGACAAATTCTTGGTGTTCAAAGTTGCTCGTAATTCTGTTACGACTGCAATTTACAATGCAGTTGCTGCATCTGCTATTGGTACATACTACGTATTTACTGCTGACGCTGTAGACACCGACGTAAAAGGACTTCTTGTTGCATGGGTTGGTAAATCTCGTATCGATGGCGGATTGATTTTCCGTGTAGTTGGTGAATCTGCTGATGTATCTGCAGTAACTGCTGGTGTAGTTGACTATTCCAATATACCTTCAAACGCTACACAAGGTATAACTTTTGCTGACGTAATTGTTGCAGGCGCTGATTCTGCTATTTACACAGCTGCTTCTGCTACTTTAGCTGGAAACACTTGGACAACTGGTACACTTTCATTAACTGGTGGTTCTGCTGCTGGTGATGTAGACGGTGTTGTTGAATTGGTACGTGCTCTAGAAGATCACGTACAAGGTTTTGCTGGTTCAGGTCCAAATGACAATGCAGCTTTCAGCGGAAACTCTGTAAATGCTTTGTCTGCTTATGAGCCAATGCGTCGTGGTGTTGGTGAAACTACTCAGTACAGAACTATGGGAATGCAGGCATTCACTAAGTTTGTAGAAGCTGAAACTTTCCAAGTTGCTGCTACTGTAACTACTGAGCAAATCCAAGATTTGAACCGTCAATACGGTATCGATGTTCTTTCTATGATGGAAAATGCGTTGGTTAACGACATTTCTCAGTCAATCAATAAGCACATCTTGTTCCGTGCATTTGCATTGGGATGGCAGAACCACTACAACGTTAACAATGTAGAGGGAACTAACTTCAACGTACAGTTGGATCCTGCGACTTCACCTGCTGTAACCGCTGCATTAGGATTGGGTAATGAAGAAACTGCTCCTGCATCTGGAATATATTCAACATTGTCTATTCCAATTAGCACTTTCCCAATTTACGGTGGTACAACTTCTGCTTTTGAAAACCAAGGAACTATTCAACGTCGTATCCAATCTAAAGTATTGGCTGCTGCTAACATGGTAGCTCAACGTGGCCGTCGTGGTCCTGCAAACTTTGCGGTAACTAACTTGCAAATTGCTACTGCATTGCAAGATTCTGCACAGTTTACTTTCTATCCATTGGCTAACACAATCAACCAAAACAACGGTGCTCTTTACCCAATCGGTACTCTTGCTGGTTTGACTATCTATGTTGATCCTAATATGAATTACAATGACACTCGTGTTTGCGTAGGACGTAAAGGAGCTGACGAAGAGCCAGGTTTGAAATTCATGCCTTACTTGATGGCTGAGTCTATCCAGACTATTGCTGAAGGTACAATGGCTCCAAAGATCGCGGTTAAATCTCGCTATGCTTTGGTTGAAGCTGGTTTCCACCCAGAAACTCAGTACTTGACTTTCGTAGTTAACACTTTCACTGATACAACTACTGGTGCAAACTGGAACAGCGGTACTTTGCCAATCAACATCGCGTAATCTTAGTATTACAATCATACTTAAAAGAGAGACTTCGGTCTCTCTTTTTTTGTCCTCACTCCAAGACACCAATGGATATATAGTTTAGAAAAACATTTCAATACTGTGATAGCATACAATAAATACATAGTAGCAAATCGTCTGGAAGAAATCATTAAGACTTTTAATTATTTCCCGACTCCAGAAATGATTGCTCAATTAAACCAGGAGTTGGAAACATGTGGCAAACCCGCCGCCAATGATTTGGAGCTCTACATGAAAGCCAAATCGGAAGATTTTCTTTCTGGGCTGCGCGAACTTATTGCCAAGAAAACTCGCGAAGAAGCCAACGAGGCAGAAAAACCGGATGCTCTTAAGCAAGGAAAAGAGGTAGAACCCGAATACATTCGCGAGCCTGGTACTCTTCTTTCGCGTTCGGTTTCTGCTAAGAACTGGCATAAAATTGGAGTTGGCAAATCAATTAACGGTGGCCGTGGAGTTTTTGCTCTGCATCCTCTAAAATCTAAAGAGGTTATTGAGGAGGCTCCGTATGTTACGGTTCCAATGGATCTTTTACAGGTTGAACCAATCTGTGATTATCTCTTTACAATTGACGACGAGCGCTGCGCTGTTGTTTTTGGTTACGGATCAATCTATAATCACAATAACCAGCCAAACGTTACCTATGAAGTAGATCCTTCCAAGAAGTCAATTGTTTTCTATGCAAAACGCGATATTGAACCTGGAGAAGAACTTTCCATTACTTACGGAAAGGATTGGTTCTACTCTCGTGGAGCCCAAACCAAATAATTATATGCCAGATATTAAGAATCTTCCTTATATGAATTACGAGGAAATATGTCATTTAACGACATATATTAGCAGAGATACTAATCTTTTAGAAATAGGATGTGGAAGCAGCACTCTATATTTTTCAAAAATTGTTAATAGTATTGTTTCGATAGAGCACGACAAAAAATGGTCCGAGCAAATTGCAAAAGAATTAAATTACAAGGCAAAATGCAAATGGAAAATACATTTAATTTCTCCTAACTTTCCACAAACGCATACATTTCAGCCAGCACAGCCAGGACAATTTGAAAACTATCTAAAATTTATTAAGAATTTAGACGCTGATCAATTCGATGTAATTTTGGTAGATGGCAGAGATAGAGTAAATTCTGCAGTTTCTTCCATGCATTCGCTAAAGTCTGGTGGTATTTTAATTATGCATGATTTTTGGTATCGACCAAGATATCATAGTTTATTAAAAAATCAGGAAATAGAGCTTATAGAGGAATACAATTCCTTTGGAAAAAATGATAATACGTTAGCAGTATTTAGGAAAAAATAAATAACAAACATTCAGCATAAAGAAAGGAGCCTTTGAGCTCCTTTTCTTTTGAGAATCCCTAGAGGACTACAATGTGTGTTTTTCTGCCTTTGAGTGTTTAAGCTTCCTTTTAGACCATTGAGTTCTTCAAAAATCTTCGGGTGACTGGGATTCTCCAATCAGCACCTTACATTTTCAGTTATCGATCATTGGGAAAGTCTGTCAACCGTTGGCTGAAGCCTGAAATTGCTCATTCTTCAAGTCCCTAATAGAAGATGGTGCAATTTGCTCCTTCACTCCTGGTTACAGAAACCCTGACCTACATACTATATATCCTGAGATAGATAAAAAAACATACATATGATCAAGGTAGTAATTTATATTGAGAAAGATGAGTTTGACCTCTTTTTTCAATGGGTTAACCGATTGAACGTTGGCACCCTATGTTCGCCGCTTGCACGGTATTCTACAGAAAGTGAATCATTTAGAAGCCCATTGCAGTTAACAGTAGAACCCGAAATGTATAACCTAATACAAGATGCCGAAAGGGATCTAGTGACACTCTGTGAAACCATCGGACCTATGGAAGTTACATATGAACCGTTATCCAGATCTTGGGAATTACGAACCATTCGGGATGTTTTACGTAATTCAAGACGCCACGACCTGGAAGTAAACATAGTGTATACTGCTTTGTATACACAGGCGGAAGTTCCGGGACTTACTCCGGCAGAAGCCATGATTATTGCGGAAAGAGAATGGATAAGTGGCCGTAATAATCACATAGAATTGGATATATAGTTCTGATAAAAAACTAAAAATAACTTCTTATGAGATGGCAACAATTACATCAACTATCAAGTTAGCTACAACTACTTTGTTCCCAACGCCCGTGAATTTCACGCTGCCTGTGACCGAAACTGTAGCGCTTGACGCGGCGTTTTCCACTGTAGTAGTGGAAGCAGACGATTCCGCAATCATTTACGATCCAGCAGCAGCGGTAGGCAGCAGCAACGTAGTTTACGTTTACTTACAGTCTCCTTCTACAAATCCTGCTGCAGGCATTACAGTTAGCATTCAAGACTCTGGTTCTTTCAATTCTACGGCAATGAAATTAATTCCCGGAGATTTTGCATGGTTCCCATTGCTTGCTGATGGAGCTTCTGTAAAAGTAACCTTAAATAACCTTGACCAGAGTAATACTGCTACAGTTAATTACTTCTACGGTGAAAAAGGATAAAAATATATTTGAATTGAAATGGCAACACTAACATCCAAAATAACAATTACCTCTACAAATACATTTCCTTCACCGATCAACTTTAGTTTAACGGCAAACGAAACTGTAGCAGGCAATCACAGCTCTTTTCAAACTAACGTAATTGCAGCAGATACATTTGAAACAATTTTTGCTTCTACCGGAGCTTCTGGTAATACCGGAGTTCTCTATTTTTACCTAGAATCAAAATCAACAAATTCAGCAGTAGATCCTATTGTTATCTCTGTTGTTGATGTATTATCTACCGATGAACTAGATGTAATTCGTTTATACCCTTCTGATTTTGCGTACTTACCGGTATCTGCAAATGCAGCTAGCGGAATCCAAATCAAGGCTACCAACACTGCTGCCACAACTCCCGCGGTACTTTCATATTTTTACGGAGAAAAGGGATAATGAGTTTCAAAGGAATACTTAATATAAAGTCTTCCGACCTCTTTCCGTATCCTATTGATAAAACTAGTAGAGTCACTCCTTCTGAAACTGACTCTACTAGTTTTCAACTTAGAAACATCTCGGGAAGCAGCACAGAAGTACTCTATAGTTCCTCAACAGCAGGAACCGGCAAATCTATTTTATTTGTATACGCGGCAGCGCCATCAGAAAATACTCTTCCAATAACAGTAACATTGGAACAAAATTCTGAGGCAGGCCCAGTTCAAATTTTAAGAATTTTCCCTGGAGACTTTGCGTTTCTTCCGATTGATGCGTCTAACCAATCAGGCTTAACGCTTTCTGCGGTTAACCCATCTGCTAATCCACAGTATTTAAGTTTCTTCTATTCCGGCCAAAATACGGTGCCGCCAGCCGGATTTTTAAGTGGAATGTACGTTAATCAGTTTAACACAATTCTTGGGTTCCCACTTATGGAAGCAGATCTGTTAGATTTTATTGCTTCCAAGAATATGAATGATCTTACTTTTTATATGAGTACTCTGCTCAATACCTCGGGTAACCGCACAGCTATGAGAGCACTCGTAACTCAATTAAAAAATGCAGGTCAAACACGAGTTTTTAGCAATGTGACTCAAGCAGATAATTGCATTAATGAAAGTGATCCTGGAACCGAGGCTTCTTACAATAATGGCTGCGCCAACAACACAGAAAAGTTTACCGGGTTTACTCAGGAATGGGAATTCTGGAATTCAAACAATCCGTACGGCCCGTTTGCAGATTTTATTCCTGATGACATAGCAATCTATAACTATTGTCAAGCCAATAATATGACTTATGACATATACGTTTCCCGTTTGGAAGACTATATTGGAACTTACAGTGATGCAGAGGTAGCAGAACATGTTGTAGCATACCATGATACCGTGCATCTAGTTGCCTATATTACTGAATCAACTTACAATAACAATAAAGGTCTTAGCCAGGTAAGAAAAGATCAGTTAATACTTTTGGGCACGGCTGCTCTTGCAGCAGATAAAGTTCAAGACTTTACAATTCTCTGGGCTGCCAACGGAAACAATGACGTTAATATGAGAACCTGGTTTGAGTCCAATCCGGATCTTAATGCTTATGCAGGTTTCAAACAGGCGTATGATGCGTGGAGTCATCCAGCAAAAGCTGGCCTTAATCTAGTAGGTCAAAAGATTTACGCGTACAGCGGAATTTCCGATTTGTAAAACTTTTTTCTTTTTGTGTATAAATATCTAATAATTTAGAATACACATTTATGGAAAATGTAAACATAGTTGCCACCGTTGGAATGCCTTTATACAATATGGGTGTAATTGCAGAGCTTGCGCTGGAGGGGCTAGCTAACCAAAAAACTCAATATAAGTGGGAACTTATAGTATGCGAAGAAGACACCTCTGAAAAACTAGGTCTTGATACTATAGAAAGTTATAGAAAGAAATTAGAAAATGCAGGATGCGTGTCTATAAAATACATCAAATTAGATGAATGGGTTCCTCTTGGACAGAAGTGGAAAATAATTGCTGACGCAGCAGATGACACCCTATGTTTTATATTGCAAGATGGCGATGACTATTCACATTCCAAGAGAATAGAGTCTACCTGTTCAGCTTTCTTGTCATCAAAAATTGACTATTATGATGAGCAATTCGGCTATTTTTATTCTTTTAGATTAAACAAAACAATACTATATAATTTTACTCATAATTGGCACCCATGTAGATTAAGTAAGGCATGGCTAACTTCATTAATTAAAATGCTGCCTGAAAGTAATCAAAAAATGAATGTGGACAATTATTTGTTTAATACTTTGCAGGCAATAAAAGGCAATATAGTTAAATATAGAAATAACGAGTTACATACCGACGGCATTTATACTGACGGATATAATAAAATCTCTTCAAGAGATTGCCATTTTGAGATGATACACAACGATGGAATTTTTCAACATACCGATTTTGATGCGTTAGCTGAAATACCGATTCTACAAAAATTTCAAAATAAAAAATTAACACACGAAAGATTCAAGGATTAGCATTGCATGAAATATCTAATAATTTAGAATACACATTTATGGAAAATGTAAACATAGTTGCCACCGTTGGAATGCCTTTATACAATATGGGTGTAATTGCAGAGCTTGCGCTGGAGGGGCTAGCTAACCAAAAAACTCAATATAAGTGGGAACTTATAGTATGCGAAGAAAATACAGAGGAAAAATTAGGAAACGAAGTTCTTCAAAGCTATAAAGAACGTTTGGAAGAAGCTGGATGTATTTCAATAAAATATATTGAGCTGCCTGAATGGGTTCCTCTTGGACAGAAGTGGAAAATAATTGCTGACGCAGCAGATGACACCCTATGTTTTATATTACAAGCTGGTGATTGCTATGCACATTCCAAGAGAATAGAGTCTACCTGTTCAGCTTTCTTGTCATCAAAAATTGATTATTATGATGAGGAACGTGGCTATTTTTATTCTTTTAGATTAAACAAAACAATACTATTTAATCGTAAAAGAAAAAATGAACACCCATGTAGATTAAATATGGCATGGCTAACTTCATTAATTAAAATGCTGCCTGAAAGTAAACAAAAAATGAATGTGGACAATTATTTGTTTAATACTTTGCAGGCAAAACAAAGAAGAGTGTTAAAACGCAATATAGTTAAATATAGAAATAATGAGTTATATGCCGACGGAGTTGATACTGATGGGTATAATAAAATTTCTTCAAGAGACCGTTATTTTAAGATAAAACATGATGATGATTTTTTTCAACATACCGATTTTGATGCGTTAGCTGAAATACCGATTCTACAAAAATTTCAAAATAAAAAATTAACACGCAAAAGATTCAAGGATTAGCATTGTATGAAAACCTTAAGTATTGGAGATATACACGGAAAAGACTGCTGGAAAAAGATAACCCACAATTCATACGATGAATACCGTGACTGGAAAACTGCAGTGAATCACGGAGCAACTCCTGACAGCGATTACTGGAGAGATTATCCTTTTATGCAAGCGGATCGTATCATATTCGTTGGTGATTATGTAGATTCATTTGATATAAGTAGCGTAGAAATTCTTCACAATCTAAAAGAAATTATTGAATTCAAAAAGGTATTAGGTGATCGAGTAGTACTCCTACTTGGAAACCATGACATCCAGTATATTTTCAAAGGCCACGGCTGTTCCGGCTATCGTCCAGAAATGCAGCATGATCTCTACCAACTTTTCCGAGAGAACCGAGAACTATTTCAAGCAGCGTATCAAATAGGTAATACCTTATGGACGCATGCCGGTGTAACCTACGGTTGGCTAAAAGAAATGCGAAAAGAAATGTTTAACACTGTTCGATCAAAAAAGATTTCTGACGTAGCAGAGGACCGTACATACACGCTTGCCGACGAAATACAATTTGCCTGGGATCTTGATTTGGATTCGCTATATAATGTAGATGGAAGTTCAGGCGGAACCTCTATGTGGGCTGGCCCTTTTTGGGTACGTCCAAAAACTCTTAACGGAAACTTTCTGGCTGGCACAACTCAAATTGTTGGCCATACAGCAAAACCGGGAATAGAAATGGTGGAAATTGATACCAAAAAACCTACCAAACATTACTATATTGATTGTTTGGACACTGAGCACGAAGGCCTTCTTTTAGAGGTATAGTATTGTATCTTTTCAAACTTTCTATAGATATATAGTTTTGTAATTCCAATTACGCAGTAAAAAGAAAGTATGAAACATGTCATTACTGAAAACCACATTAAAAGTTGAGTCTGCCTCAATTTTTCCAACGGCTGTAAATTATACAGCAATCGCAAATAACCAAGTTACTGGAGATAGTAATTTTGGAAAATTAAGTCTTTCTCACGGAACAACTTTAGATATTGCGGTAAACGATTTAAGCGGGAAGGGAAAATATCTCTATGTAAGTTCACCGTCATCCAACCCAGAAAACGCAGGTATTGAGATTGTTGGCGAAGCCGGAGATGTTATTATTACCGTTTTCCCTGGCGAAAGCGGGTTTGCCCCAATATCAACTAATCAAGGTAATTTGCAGGCAAGAACCACATGGGGTCCTGCTGAGTTAGACTATTTTATTGGAAACCGTGGAGACGCTGCTGGTCAAAGCGCTATTATTTTTTCTTACGATAGTTCTACTACTTGGAAATACTTCATAATGGATTCTGCTTCTTGTGTTCCTACTGAGGAGTACGACACCGGTTTTTTGATAAACGAATGGACCATGAATCTGGAATACTTTGTTCAAAACAAAGGGTACATTATTCGTTTTGGCAATATCGAGGTTGGATACAATCTTTTCTATTTTGTAGATGCAAAAGGTAGATTAATAGAGCAATTTAACACAAACAATGTAACGCATTCTACATATACGTTTAGCGGAAAAGGATTTGGAATCAAATATACAGATGGCCTTTATCTTCGTTGGAAACATTTTGACGGCGACGCAATTTACAATCATGAATTTTACAACGCAACCAGCATTTCCCCCGAATTCACTTATGACGATTCCGCAGCTAACGGAACATTTGCGTTATATGTATTTGAGCGTGATGGAATAGTTGGACAAGAAACACATTATTTAATTAAAGGCGATAGAAAAACCCTATTAGCCGACACAAATTACGACGATACTCTTATTATTTACGATGTCTATTTATATGATTATACCAATTTTTGCTTTGTAACAGAATTTGATGATGACAGTGGATTGTACCTCTCTTTTAGTATTTTTGATCTAAGTGGATCTCTTCTTAAAAAGATTACTCTTGATGTAGCCGATTCCATAACAGACTTCGAATACCAATTTTATGGATCTACTGGATTGCAAGTGGTTCTACTAAATAACGATGATACAACAAAGGACTATATTTTATTTAATTACAATCAAAAGACTGGAAGAATGATTGGAGAGGACAAAACATGGGTCCATCCAAGAGGCGTAAACTATCCAAATTTTACTATTTCAGGAAACACATATAGTTTAATCTCCAAAAGAGAATATAACCGTGATTCTGTTGTTGTTGCTTTTCATAAAACAATAGACACCAATTTTGATTGGCTAACCGGAACCGAAGTTACATTCCTGGATCTTCATTACATCATAGACGACGGTAATTTGCGTACTCATACAGTTACCACCAACAGCACTCTATTTGTAGCTCTTAATTCAGTAAATCCTACTAATACGGATGCTCAGCTTTTATGGTCTGAGGATTCTACCAGCGGGGCTCTTAATTCTTTAGTACTAACAAAAACCGGCGAACCTACATCCTTTCAAGTAATTGCAAACCTAATTAACGTATATTCAAACGATTCGCATCAATGGTTTCCGGCTGGCGACTACCGTGTTTTATTTTATACCGGAGATAATGATGGAGACGGCCCAGCATATTCCACGGTTTCTGTTATTAAAGGAGCTGCTATTCTTGACACAGTAACGGTAAACGATGATAATCAAAATTTTACTATTTGGGAAAGAAACAGCATATTGTGGAGTCCTCTTAATACTAGCTATTATTTTAATGTAAAAACCAACAAATGGGTGAATCTCACTAAAGAATATGGAGTATACACACCTAATTGGGGAGTTTCAACAACCGGGTTAAGCAGTGGATTTATGCTTTTAGTTTCTATAGACAATCCGCTTTCAATTCAAGCAAGAATTCTTTCCGGCGGAACAATTTCCAATGAAGTACAAATAGCTCCTTCTGTGTACACTGAATCATTTGACTGGTCAATATCTGAAAAGAACTTTATTTTCGGCTATGCAGACCCTACAAAAAATAGCAATTGGCAATATGATGTATATGATTTGAATTTGAAAAAACTCTATTCATTTGATTCGGGATTGCCAATTGTTAATATAAGTAACACGGTAAATAACAGATCGTTCTTCTTATTAAGAAACTCTGCTGCAGATACGTATAAGTGTTTTATGTTATCAAATTTGCTTAATCATAAAACAATTACTATTGGTGAAAATGATCCAAACATAGTTATTAACGATTACGATTGGTGGAACGACTAATATCAAAAAAGAAATAACACATTATGAACTATACAATAACAGCAGAAATTTATAGAGAAGTAGTTGCAAACCGCAACACAAAAAATAGCACGGATGCCCCTGTTTATGTAAAAGAGCTTTCAGCTAAAAAAGGGTTTAACGTAAATGCAGGCTCAAAAGACGCCACTTTTACTGCAAACGAACTTAAAGAAAAGATTAAAGAAAAGCTAAACCTTTTCACTGGAATCAAAGAGGTAGAACTACGCGGAAAAAACGGAATTCTAGCAGATGATTCCGCGGTACTTGATTATGGACTTTCATTTTCTGCAGTTATTGAGTACAAGGAAATTGTAAAGCCGGTTAAAGCGGAAGAGCCAGTAGTAGAACCCGTATCTGAAACGGTAGAACCAGTATCAGAGGATGAATCTGCAACAGAAGCTCCCGCTGAAAACTAAGAAAAAAGATTGTAAATAAAAATGTCAACACTAAAAACTACCGTTAAACTTGAGTCCACTACACTGTTTCCTACACCGATCAATGTAACAAAAATTTCGACAGAACAAATTGGTGGAGAATACGGAGCATTTCAGTCAAACGTAATACCTGCTGCTGAAATTGAAACGCTTTTTACAAATAATAGTTTGTTAGGAAATTCTGGCATTCTTTATTTGTACGCCGAATCCGCAAGCGCTAATTCAGCAGGGTATTCAATTGATTTGTATATTACTAACAATACTACAAATGACTCTGCTTATTTTGCACGATTAATTCCTGGCGATGTTTTATACCTTCCGGTGTACGCAGCAGATTCTGCAGGAATTAAAATTGAAGCACGAAATAACGATCCTATTCGTTCTGCCACAATTACATATTTTGTAGGAGCTCGCGACTAATAAACCTTATTTGAAAAAGACACTACGGTGTCTTTTTTTGTGCAAAATAAAAAAAAGTTAACAACCACCGAAACTAATTAATCCTGGTGAATATAGAATCTGTAATTCAAAAAATTACAAAACGTTCTTAAATTTCTAATCCTTATCCTGAAGCGGCTGTAATGGGTTACTTCAAGACTATAATTCAACGGATTCAGCCGAGGCTGAATCTAACACAGGCCAAGTACTGCTACAGAAAGCCGGCACCTTCGATAGAAGGCGTTCAACAAGTAGCCCGGTTTTATCCTCTTGACTAGAAATTCGGGGACGATTCGGCGGCGTAACCGTCAATCACTCATCAGATTATTCTCAGGAAATAAGGACTTTATATACTGACCGAAGCGGGAAGATGCGTTACTTCTAATTCAACTATTTCGAACAAAACACACGCAACTTCAATATTCTCGGAAAGACATTAAAGGTTTACTTGGTAAACCTTGCTATTCTGAAACCCCGCCAGTAAACAACTTGGCGGGGTTTTCTTTTTTAGAAACAATTAAAACATACATATATGAGCAGATTAACACAGTACGGTAACAAAGAAACTGCAACACTGAATAAGTTAGCAGAAACCTCGGTGCAAAATTTCATGGGTGGCACTTCTTACACGCTTAACCCACTTGATACTCTTCGAATTGTAGCAGCCTCCTCCATTTTTGGTGAGCCGCAGTATTACCGTGATGGACTAGGCACGGAAAAAACTATCAGTAAGCACTTATCTGCTCGTGAGTACGATATTTTTAATGAGGCATTTGGCTCTGATACCGCGGTTGATATCTTTACCGCGTCAATTGATGCAGCGCTAAGCACAGATTTTAAGGCAACCTTGGATTTTGCAAAAGAACTTCGTGAAGTCTATAACATGCGTTTGAATCCAGCCGTTATTTATGTAAGAGCAACCTTGCATGAAAACCGCGTTGCTTTTAACGAGGCAAATCCTGGTTATATGAAAACTATTGGTAAAGCGATTGCAGGCCGTCCAGATGACTTGACAAATCAATTGAATTACTATATGTTTGTTAACGGTTCTAAAAACGGCTTGCCTTCTTTATTAAAGCGTACATGGGCTGAGCGTTTGGCGGAGTATAGCCGTTACCAATTGAATAAGTACAAAGGAAAGTCTTTAATTGACCTGGTTCGCCTGTCACATGCCAACAGCACGGACATTAACGAATTGATGAAAACCGGTACAATAAAAGTGGAAAGTACTGAAATGACTTGGGAATCTCTTCGTTCTTCTGGTAAAACTTGGGAGGAAATTATTAAGCAAATCCGAATCCCTCACATGGCTCTTTTGCGAAACCTACGAGGTATTTTTACTGAAGTAGAAAACCGTGAAACCGCTAAAAAGATTCTGGATCAATTGCAGCACACAGTTCTTTCAGGCAAACAGTTTCCGTTTCGTTATTGGAGCGCATATAAAGCAGTAAAGTCTGCGAATATCCACAATAAACAAATGGTGCTTGACGCTATCGAGGTATGTATGGATGTCGCAGTAGAAAATATGCCAAAGTTGGCTGGAAAAGTTGCATGCTTAAGTGATAACAGTGGATCTGCTTGGGGCGCCTGTAATTCCGAGTACGGTACTGTTACTGTTGCAGAAATTGCAAATCTTTCCTCTCTCATTACGGCCAAACAGGCAGATGAAGGATATGTAGGAGTATTTGGAGATCGTCTTTCTCTTGAGCCAGTTTCAAAAAGAAACGGTTTACTTACGCAATTAGCGGAAACTTCTAATCGCGGACAAAACCAAGGAGCCGGAACTGAGAACGGCATTTGGCTATTTTGGGAGGACGCTATTAAAAATAAAAAGCACTATGATACCGTCTTTATCTACTCAGATATGCAGGCCGGTCACGGTAACCTTTACGGTATAAATTCTTATGAATACAATGAGTACATTCACCCAAAGAAACGCGGTTCATATATTGATGTACTTGCGTTGGTGAGCGACTATCGTAAAAAGGTTAATCCAAAAGTTAATGTCTTTACTGTACAGGTTGCTGGTTACAACAATTCTGTGCTTCCTGAAAATCTTTACCGCGGAGCAATTCTTGCAGGCTGGACCGGCCGTGAACCGGTATTTGCAAAAGCAATTATTGATACTTGGGATTCTATCGAAAGCCGTAAGTAAAACTTTTTCAACTTCCGGAATATAAACTGTATGAGGATCCGAAAAGGCTATAAGCCCGTTAAATACTTAACCCACGAAGAGGATAAGGCCTTGGTTTTAGAAGCAATTGATGGCGATGAAAAAGCCTATAACAAATTAGCCCAAAAGTACAAACCTATCTTGTACACTGCCGCAAAACGCAGGCTTCCACAAGCCGATGAAGAAGACTTGGAGGATATTGTAATGGCGGTTATGGGAAACTCCTTTGTAAAGATTCGTCAATATGATCCAGAAAAATCCAAGTTTTTTACTTGGATGATTGCGTGTCTTCATAACTATGTTAACTGCATTCCCAAGAAGAAAAAGACTGTGCAAACACAGCCGTACGGAGTTGGCGCAGATTCCTCACAATTTTTTGAAGCGGACAATACGGATATTTTGCAAAACATTGATCGTGAACAGGTGGTAAAACTTGTAAGACTGCTTGTGGCAAAACTACCAGAAGACATTTCAAAAGCGATTTCACTAAAGTATTTCAAAGGGTATTCTCATGAAGAGATTGCTCAGGAAATTGGTTGTGATATAAATATTGTATGGTATAAATTGAAAAAAGGCAAAGAACTCTTAAAGAAACTATCTAATCAAAATAAACTATTCTAATGGCAAGAGCGTATTCCGTTAATGACATCGTACCAAAGTACGAAATGCTTAACAAAATTCAAAAGGCAAAAATTAAGGAAATTATTGAACAGAACGAAGTGGAGGCTTCACTGGATTTGGTAAAAGCCTATTGCGCGGATCTTAAAAAGATCACTATCTTAAATGTGAGATTTAATCAATGGCCGAATCCTTCACTGATAGAGGTGGCCACAACCAATACTGTTCACACATTTAAAGTACCACAAAAAATAAAAGAAAATGATTAAAGTAATAGAAAACGGCATTGTATCTGAGCCTGAACTAGTAGACTTCATTGTTGCCTACAAAAAAATGGTCGATGCAGGTATTATGAAAGAAACCTCTTTTGTAGCAGCTATAAAAAAGCTGGGAATTGTAATTACAAAAAATGGAGGCTACCAATTTGATAAAGACTCAACCTATTATCTACACTTTAAAAGATGAGCTTTAATAAGAAGTTTGTACCCGAGATACATACACTGAAAAAAGAACTTGAGACAAATCCAAAAGCACTTCAGTATTACCAAAAAGCTGATATGCTTATAGGATCATCTGAATCAATCAAATACATCAAAGAATATGAAAACTAAAATCACCGTACTCATCATCCTTGCTGCAATATTTGCGTCAAGCTGTGTTTCTAAGCATCCAAAATGCGCTGCCTACGACAAGGTAGAAGTTCCGCAATAAAGGTTTCCAAAAGCGGTTTAAGAGAGTCATTCTAATGACTCTTTTGTAGTGTTAAATGGTTTACCTTTACACAAATAAAGAAAGATCCCAGATTACACCAGATGAATTCAGATTTGATAACTTTATTGCAATTCTGAAAGAACTTTTTTAAGGCCAAGAATATAACTATAACAACATCAATAATTTATGGTAAAATCAACATTTGTAATGGACATCGATGGAACTATTTGCGTAGCTAGCAGATACCCAGATGAAACCAGCCCGTTTGACTATGCAAACGCCGTGCCTATTAAACCTGTGATTAAACAATTACAGAAGCTTAAAGCTGAAGGGCACACGGTTATTTTGCATACGGCTCGTGGTATGAAAACTTACAAAGGCGATGTTGCAGCAATTGAGGCAAATGTTCGTCCAGTTCTTGAGGACTGGCTTAAGGAACATGAGGTTCCGTATGACACGCTTGTTATGGGAAAGCCTTGGGGTCCTAATGTTTACTATGTAGACGATAAAGCCCTTTCGCCATCCGATTTTGCCTATCAACCAATTGAAAATTATGAATCAATCACAATCAGAAGATTTGTTAAACCATGAAGAAGAGAAGCGTAATTATTCCAGCGGCGGGTCTAGCAACCCGAATGAAACCTCTGTCTCGCGGGGTCAGCAAGGCAATGATCCCAGTGAATGGGAGGCCCTTGATCTCGTACGTCGTAGAAAAAATCTTAGAAGATACGAACGTTTCCGAGATAGTAATAGTGGAAAACGAGATTGGGGACATATCGGAGTTTACGAGCCGAGTATATCCCGACAAAAATATCAAATGCGTAGTGCAAGCCGAGAAGCTGGGTCCGCTTCACGCAATTAATGTTGGTTATACTGCTCTGGAATTTGAGGACACTGCCATTACTGTGTGGTTAGGCGATACCATTTGCCTGGATGATTTTAATTACAGCTATGACTTCTTGGCAGTTCACGCGGTTCCGGATCCACACCGTTGGTGTTTGGTTGATGAAGATGGTATTTTATATGACAAACCTGACAACGAGGTTCCAACTGATAAGGCTCTAATCGGCGTTTACAATTTTGTTAGCCGCGAAAAATTTGATAAAGCTCTAACCGCGGGTATGAAAAAGCCAACGCATAAAGGTGAATATCAAATTGCTGCTCTATTGGAATCCTATATGAAAAGAGGCCCAATGAATTTATCAGAGGTTCATAATTGGTATGACTGTGGAGAACTTAATACCTATTATGAATCAAAGGCAAAATTACTGAGTATGACAGCCCGTTCCTTTAATCATATTGATGTTGATACTTTTTACGGAACCGTAACCAAGAGTTCCTCTGATTTAGGAAAGGCCGAAAAAATTGAAGCTGAGAAAAACTGGTTCAAAAACTTAAATGAGGCGCAGTCTCTGTTTTGTCCGCGGATATTGGAAAGTCCTGGCGGTACTCTAAAAATGAGTCTTGAACCTGGAACTGCATTAAATGAAGTCCTGGTTTACGATAATTTGCGTACTGACATTTGGCACGAAATTATCCGCAAAATTTTGCAAGTGCATCATGATGTTTTTTATTCATCCACGATTCAAACAGTTAACCGTGATGAAGCAGCTAAATATTGTTTTGATCACTATTTTATCAAAACACGTAATCGCCTGGATGATATTTCAAAATATGTTCCTCTTCGCAAAAACCAAACACGATTCCTACTTGATACTGCATTGGAGCTTTCAGCGTCTCCTACCTGGTCTCAGGTAATGCACGGTGATAGCCATCTTGGAAATATCATTTATGATCCACACAGTGGAAGCATTAAATTTGTAGATCCTCGTGGCATCTTTGGCCAAATGTGGACTCAAGGAGATTTACGATATGATATGGGAAAACTGCTACAGGATTTCTACTGCGGATACGCAATGATTGTAGCAAATCGATATTCATGGGACGGTGAAGACGTTACAATTGACTGGGTTCCTGGAACAGAAAGTCTTTCCACATTTTTGGAAAGCGAATTACAAGGCCACGGTTATGATGTAGATCTCTTAAAAAGACTGGCAATATTGTTGCTGATTACGGCAATTCCGTTTCATGCGGATAATCCGGATCGTCAAAAAGCCATGTTTGCACGCGGAAGACAACTCATTAATTTAATCACGATAAATAACTCAAATAACTAATATGACTAACTGGAAAGACAAAAAGATCGCGGTAGTCTATGGCCAAGGAATTGAAGGCTGTGGAGTAACCCGAGTAGGAGCAGAACTTGAACTCTGGTCCAAAAAAGTAGGCTGTCAACTTGACACCTATTCTTACGATGAGAAGTTTTATACTCGTCGAGGATCACACAAATTAAATTATGTTTCATTTAATGTAGGTAACATTGATGAAATTAAGAACCGATTGGAAAAGTATGACTTGGTGATCTTCAATTCTTATCCAAACAATAAGTACGAACACAATGTAATTCGTAAGTTCTACCATAATCTTTTCAAACCTTTGCAAGCCTTGAAGGTAATGTTTGTTCACGAGATCTCAAAGGCAAATGTTGATAAGATTACTTATCTCGTTCCCATGTTAAATGAGGCAGACCTGGTTTATCACTTTGGTACTGATACCTGGATGGCTCAACAGGTAATTACAATGATGCCGTCCAAAAAGGCAAATGAACGTATGTGCCGTTTCAAAATGTGGATGAACTTTGAGGAACTTTTAATGTACAAAGAAAAATATCCAATTGAAACACGCAAACGTGGTTTAACCTATGTTGGTCGTTGGTCTACTCTTAAAAACATTGATCGTACGGTAGAAGTTGGTTATCATGCCCACCAAATTGATCCCACATTTGTTACGGAAATTCACGGTATTGAGGCATCGGTAGGCGCTAAATTCCAGATTATTGATCATCCATGGACCACCTATACAAAAATCAATAAAAATATCGAAAACCGCGTTTACGGCGATGGCCCAGTAAAAGCATGGGAACCATGTACTCGTGATTTTGCACTAAACCATTTTGCAACACATATGTTTGGTTCTGCATTCTATTCCTTACCAAAACAGGCGCAAAATTACGGTGACCGTATGGAATATACACAGATTGAAATTATTGGTACTGGCGCAGTTCCTCTTTTTGATCGTCACTGGGCAGAACATAATCGCATCAGTGATGGAACCTTGTATGCGGATATTCCAAACTTCTGTATTCTTTCTGACGGAACTGATGTGGAAGCCGTGGCTGCACAAATTGTGGAAATGAGTCATGATATTCCAACCATGAAAAGATATCAACAAACTTCTTTTGAAGTTGCATACGAGGAGTTTAATGCGGACCGTGTTATTCCAGAAACCTTGGAACATATCTTTTCAATGGGTAAAGACACTGGAAAATACTCTGACGAGCGCGAACTCTTAACAAATCTTTGCGGTTCGGTATACGCCGAAGAAATTGCAAAATTTGAGGAAGAAGGAAAGATTCCGGCTCTTGGAATTCAAGAAGTTATGGGAAAACAATTAAGTTACCTTGATGGAGCAAAGCAGGTATTTGTAAAATGGAACGCGCCTAAACCCGCGCCAGTAACAAACTCTACAAAATTATTCTAATGGCATTATTTGACGCACCCGAAAAAACTCTTAAGCTTATACGTTCATACAACGTTAAGCCGCTGGATCCTAACAAAGAAACCATGGCCTTGATCTTTTCAAGGCTTGTGTTTTCTAAAGAACAGGATCATATTATTGGTTGGTACCGTCAAATGGTAAAAGAGGTTCTTGAGCCACGTTTTAATCTTATATGGTTAGGAGTTGATAATGATCCTAGCCGATTGGTTGACATGGGGTTTAGCAACATATATTCTATACACCATAATGATTTTGAGGAAATCAAAGCCAAGAAGTTTAAGCGCGCGGCTGAAGTTTCCGAAGATGATGATAATCTTTCGTGGGAACATAATCGCGATGTTGTAATACATCATTTCAATGCTGAAATGCCTAAGTACACACCTGAATATGTTATGTGGTTGGATGAACGCTGGGCGTTCCTTCCGCTTAAAGATTACTGGGCAAAACGAGATGTTTCAGAAAAGATCCGAACTTCCTCCGCGGTAAACAAAGGTAATGAATTTCATGACTACATTGGAAACGACCCGGAAATAATTGACTTTATCCATAAGAACTGCAAAAAGATTTCTGCCAAGTATGATTACCATGTGGGTATTCTTACTTTTACCTATTGGATGAAAAACTTGGCGTTTAATCTTGGCAAATGGTGTATTGATAACGCGGTTGCTAATGGAAATTTTAAGAGGTCTTATTATTATGTTGTAGATCCAGGATCCTATTATAGACTATTTGATAGCATTTCGCCTGCACATACCAATTTTGCGCTTGCTCGTGATTATCGTGGAACCCGAGATTTTGAAGCCTTTCCAGTGGCAGAAATGCAACATTTTCTCTATGACAAACCTTGGGAAACCGACAAAACCAAGAAACATAAGTTTTGCTTTTACGGAACAGTATTCTTGAGTAAAAATACACGCAGAGATGTTTGGAATACATACCTAAGAAATCTTCGCGGAGATGGAATTGATATCTATGTGCCGCCTAAAGTAGACGGACATATTTCGGAAAGAAAGAAAGAAAACCGCAGTGTTTCCCGTTTTCAAAAGAGAATTGAAGAGGATCCAATTATTTCAGAACTCTGGGAATCGGTTTCTACGCATCCAAACTACCGAGGATATATTGATACACAAGAACTAAATGGAACACTTGCCAAATACGAATACTCCTTGGTTGCAAAGAATATTGCGCACTACGATATCATCAACTGGAGGCCTGCCCTTTATCTTTCACTGGACGTTTTTCCTCTTCTTGATTATCGGTATGACCCGGAATTTTTGGGAATACCCGAGTGGCTACAGAAAAAGATTGTGGTTCACGATCATGAAGAAATCCTGGAAAGAATTGCATATTACGACAGCCATCCCGAGGAAAAGGCACAAGTAATGCACGAATTAAAAGAACACTTTAACTATTACAATTTTTTAGAAGAATGGAAAACAACAGTAAAACAAGCACTGAAGATAGTGGATTAAGCTGGGCAGCAATTGTACCTCTTATTGGAGGATTCGCTATTGGTAATTCCATGGCAACGGGTAATAAGCCAAAGGCTCTCTACACATATACAGGGTTTCAGGAAAATGAAAGCCATTTACGCGAATACTGGCCGGATGTTCCGTACATTAATCTTGATGAAACCGAAGAAGTGGTAGATCGTTTGGACTTTGTAAGCACTACATGCCCATGCGCAGGATTGTCTATGTTAAACTATTCCAAGAATGGTGGAGGCAAATCTAGAGGTTCAGATGCCGCTCAGAATGAGTGGATGTACCGATCTGCTGAATTTGTTCTGGGAACTCTTAAACCCAGAGTTTTCTTTGGAGAAAACGCACCTGGGCTTTTTGGAGCAATCGGAAAAGGCGTAGCAGAAAAACTGTTTGAAATTGGTCAAAAACATGGTTACAGTATGAGTTTGATGAAAACTACTACAAGTAAACATGGAATTCCACAGGAACGACCAAGAACATTTTACTTCTTCTGGGACAGTGAATACGCGCCGATTATGAATTTCTACAATCGGGAAAGAAAAACTCTTGGTGAATACTTAAAAGAGGTTCCTGCTGATGCAACTCTGCAAGAAACTTTTAATACCTGGAAGCTTGAAGGACTGCCTATCATCAAGTTTATGGAGGAGGAAAAAGGTATGACCTGGAAAGAAATTATGTCAGAAGACTCGGGTACTATGAACTACCTCTTAATTAAAAAAGGTTGGTTGGATGAATGCATTGCGTACACGGATAAAGTTCTTCCAGACTCGGTGGATTCACGTTCGCTGCATCATATAAAGAAAAAGCTGGCAGAAGGAAAAGGATTCTGGGATGTTTCACCAAGATTAGGTGTTGATACTTTTAAGGCAGTTATTTCCAAAAATATGATTTGCGGTTCCCATCCCGAAGAGAAGAGATTTATCAGTATCCGCGAGTATATGCATTTAATGGGTCTACCGCATGATTTTCAATTGTTGAACAAAAACCAGTGGAATCATATTGCACAAAATGTTCCTACCGCAACAGCACGCGATTGGACGCTTGAAGTTATCAAATACATAAAAGGAGAACTACCGTCCTCTGGACAAAAGTTTTTCAAACAAAATAATTTATCAGGAGCTCCTAAAGAAGTGGAGGAACCCTGCAACTCAACCTGTTTATTTTAATGAAGTACGGAGCAATTGTACCGCTGATTGGCGGAATGGTATTAGGAGCAAAAAAGGCCACAGGTCAAGATCCTCAATTTATGTTATCTTATGAACAATTTCAGAGTAATGATAGTCATTGCCGACTAAACTTTCCTGAAGTTCCGTATGGAACTATTGGTGAAGACGGAATAGCCTGGGACCGTACCTTTACAGAAAATATTGAAGGGGTGGATATGGTGGTAAGCCTCTGTCCATGTGCTGGGCTATCTGCCTTAAATTCTTCTAATAAAGAAGGCAGTGCAAAGGCACGAGGCGCTGATGCAGTTCAAAACGAATGGATGTACAAGTCCTCGGAATATGTGTTGGAAAATGTAAAACCCAGAGTACTCTGGGGAGAAAACGCTCCGGGCTTGTATACCGCACTGGGTAAAAAAGTGGCAGATACGCTATACGAAATTGGAAAACGTCACGGTTACTCTTTTAGCGTAATAAAGACTAGCACTGCAATGCACGGTATTCCGCAGAATCGCGTAAGATCTTTTTACTTCTTTTGGAAGTCAGAAACTGCTCCGATACTGGAATGGATTGAAAAACCAAAGGAAACACTTGAGGAGTATTTAAGTCGTGTTCCACAAGGAAAATACACCGATAAGTTTTTCCTAAAAGACAATCTTTTAGAAGATCCGCTATTTCAGTGGTTAACTGATGTGGAAAAGAAAACTCCACACGAGGCTGCACTTGAAGGCAACCGTTCAATTCTGATATACGCATTTCGTGAGCAGACTCGAGCTGAGAGTGTTATTGATTATCTGAAAGGCCGTACAGATGCAAAATCTGAAAAGTACTTAAAACTTTTTGAACGTGCAATGCAAAAGAGGGTATGGGACAGCACTCCTCATATTAATGCGGTTGATATACCTGCGGTGGTTGGGCGAACTCTTCAACAATCAGTGCATCCTACCGAAAATCGTTGGATGAACATTCAAGAGATTATGTGGCTGATGGGCATGGATGAAAACTTTGAGTTATCACATGAAGGGTATTCACAAATCTCTCAAAATGTTCCAGTTAATACAGCAGCAGATTGGACACTGCAGGTTCTTAAGTGGATGAACGGCGAACTTGCGGATAGCGGTACAGATTATTTCAGACAGGACAATCTTGCGAAGCGGATAGATAGTAAAACCGATCAAACCTCTAAATCACTATTTTAATGTCTCTGTTTGAAACAAAAACGGCTAACCCGGAGTATAAGAAGGCTCACTACATTTATTTCTACAACGATAAAAGTAAACGGGAAGCGCAATGGGATTTGATGAGATACTTGGCAGTTAAGTCATTTCATCAGCATAATCCGGATTACTCTATTAACTTTTATACAAACGCGCAGCCTACCGGTGAATACTGGGAAAAGGTTTCATCATTTGTTAATTTACATATTGTAGAACCGCCAACCGAAGTTTTTGGAAACCCGTTGGTGCATCCCGCACACACCTCTGATGTATTCAGAATAAAATTGCTTATGGAGCAAGGCGGAGTGTATTCTGATTTTGATACTATTACTATTAAGTCATTTGATGATCTTATTGCAGAAGAAAAGTTTATTGTAGGTAAACTGGGATCGCGCGATTGGAAATACGGAAACGGTGTACTTGTAAGCCCGCCTAATTCAAAATACCTTGAGGAATGGTACGCAGAATACACCTGGTTTCGGAGTAAAGGAAAGGACAAATACTGGGATGAGCACAGCGTAAAAATGCACAGCACACTTGTTGCTCGTGAAAGTTTACAAGGTCATTTCAAAACTCTGCAGTGGGAAGCTTTTTATCCGTACCGCTATACGGAGTCTGAGAAACTGTATGATAAGTTTCTTCCAGAACTTATCCTGCCGGTTTCTTATAGTGTACATTTATATGACACTTCAGTTAATCATAACAAAATTGAAAAATGGAACGAACAAAGATTAAGAGAAAAACCTAATACATGTTCTTTCTCCTGGATTGCATCTAAATATATTGAATGAACATAAAAGTACTCACTTGGAACATACGTCACGGACTAACAAACGAAGGCTACATAGATATACCCGCATTTGTAGAGGAGGCGGTATCGTTTGAACCCGATATTATTCTGCTACAAGAGGTTGACCGATTTGCAAATCGTTCAGGCGCTGGAGATCAGGTAGAAGAATTCCGCAAAGGATTTGGTGAAGGCTGGGAATCCTATTGGACAAAACGTCTAAATTTCAGAGGAGCCGGCGAATATGGAATATGTATACTTTCACGGTTTCCAATTTTTGAAAAGAAAAGCTATTTGCTTTCAGATCTTAATCGAGAGGCCTGTTACGCGCAAGAAATTATTGTTGAAATTGATGGACTAATTTCGGTAGTAAATGTACATATGCCGTATGATGGTTACACTGGAATTGTACACACTGACAGATCCTGGGAAAATTTGCATGCCATAAAGTTTCCCGAAGATCTTATACTTGGTGGAGACATGAATGTTTTACCGAATACACCAGAGGCACAAGTTTTTCTTTCCGAATGCATGGATATTGGCGAAGACCGAACTACGGAATTTGGAAGAATCGATTATTGTGTAGGCCGTGGCCGAGCAGTTCCTATTAAACAAGAGGTTATGCCTTCCGAGCTTTCGGATCATTTTCCAATACTTACTACATTTGAATTACAAGCAAAATGAAAAAGAAAAAATTTGCAGTATTTTGTCCCGTAAAAGACGAAACTACGTTTTCTCCTGTCTGGTTAGCCTATTATTCCAGGTTTTTATCGGTGGAAGATATCTATTTTTTAGACTTTAATTCTGAAATAAAGCCAACGGGCTGCCGTGTTGTACATACTGAAAGGAATATCCTTGATGCGGTAGAACTTTTTGAGGCAATAAAAGAATTTCATAAAAAACTGTTGGAAGAGTATGAATATGTAATTCCAACTGACGTAGATGAAATAATTTATCATCCAGAAGGCCTAGATAACTATATTCATAAATTGGATAAAGATTTTGTTAAATGCACTGGGTATGAAATAATTCATTTGCCTAATAAAGAACCTGAGTTTGATGGTTCGAAACCAATTTTTTCGCAAAGAAATTTTTGGGTTAGAAGCAACTACTATAATAAAACTTTGATAACAAACAAACCTATTAATTGGTGTATTGGATTGCATGAAAATATGGATGAAATAAAAAGCCAAACTAAAATACCTCTCGAAAAAGATTTGCTTTTGCTGCATTTACATCGTTTTGATTTTAATATATGTACAGAAAGACACATTAGGTATTCAAAATTAAAGTGGTCCAGCAATACTGTTAAAAACAACTATAATTGGCATTATAGAAAACAATCTAAAGAAGAAATTGAAAAATGGTATTTTGCAACGCATAATCAGCCAATAATTGAAATTCCTCAACACATAAAAGATTCTGTTGGAATTTAATCTAAAACCTTTTGTAAACTGAGAATATAATCATAAACAAATTATTTTATGAAGTTAATCATTTTTGAAGGCCTGGACCGCTGTGGCAAAGACAGTCATATTGCGGAACTAACTAAAAACCTTCGCAATTATTCCGTTCGCCATTGGTCCTTTCCAAAAGGCGATACCAATGAAGAAAAGACCAGTTATCAAAAACAGTCTTTCTTTGAAGAGTTTTCCCATTACATTTTTTTACGGGAAAGAATGCCTAATCAGGTACTCTTTTGGAATCGTGCTCACCTTGGCGAACTTGTCTGGGGTTCGCTCTATCGAAACAGTGATCCGCAGGAATGGGTTCTCCGTATGGAACCAAAATTTGGTATTGACCATGATAATGAGGTATTTCTCATATACCTAAAAGCAGATCCTGAGTTTATTGTAACACAGGATGATGGCAATTCGTATTCTGCTGATGTAGAAAAGAAAAGATCAGAGATTGAAGCGTTTGACCGAGCAGTTGAAAACAGCAAAATAAAGAACAAACTAATAATTAAAGTAAATGAAGGTGACCAATATCGAAGTTTTGAAGAGTTATCTAATCAAATCAGGAGTTTCGTCTGCCTCTGATGCGTTTCTTGATACCCTAAACAAATTAAAAGAAAGCGGGCTAGAAACCGCGCCTCGAGGACAAAAAGTCCGCGAGCTTGTCCTTGAAACTATTCCAATTTCTCCGCAGTTTCCAATTCCGGATTTCCAATCACGTCCGTTTAATTGGAAATACTTTGCAGGTGAAATGTACTGGTATCTAAATGGCGATAGGAACATTGAGTACATCAAGAACTTTTCCTCTTTTTGGAACCGTATTGCAGACGAGGATGGCAATATCAATTCCAATTATGGAAATCTCTTGTTCTACAGCAAACAGCTAATTTGGGCATACGATTCCTTGGTAAAAGATAAAGAAAGCCGTCAGGCAATCTCTTTTGTTAATCGTCCTGAGTTTCAGTATGAAGGTAACAAGGATTTTGTATGCACTTTTTATCTTAATTTTTGGATTCGCCAAGACGAACTACATATGAAAGTTCAAATGCGTTCCAATGATTTGTTTTACGGTTACAGCTATGATGTTCCGTTTTTTGCCGCAGTAATGCAAACCATGTGGCATAATTTACGCGAACACTATCCAGACCTTAAACTTGGAAAGTACTACCATTGCGCAGATAACATTCATTATTATGAAAGACATTTTGAACTTGGCGATAAAATGCTAGAAGAACGTTCACAAAATAATGTACCAATTTTCTTTTACGCAAAATCACCGCTATTTAAGATTAAAAGCGACAAACACGAGTTAACAAAAGAAACTCTAGAATTTCAAAAAGAAATGGAAGAAATCGTGGCTTCCGGTGAAATCACACACGAAAAATGTAAACATGCTTTATCACATATATTTTTAATTCAATAAGATGGAAACAACAAAGATGGAAATGGCACCAGAAGGAGTGGCCACCAAAACAATCAAAATTGCAAGAACTCGTACTGGTGTTCCTTGTTTATGGGAAAGTTCAACTGACTTTTCAGACTTGCGCAGAGCAACCGTAGTTTTTAATTCTGATACTACGCATAAGTCTGCGGTGTATATGAAGAAAGATTCGGAAAAACAGGCGCTAGTACCTATTGCTCCAGGGGATTTTATTTCAAAGGCGTTTGAGGATAAAAACGGATATGCTCTTTCGGTATTTAAGGTGCAAGAAATTTCACCACTTAAAAATGAAGCAGTAATTTATCCGGTATTTCGTAGATCTTCACTAGAAATTGGAGCTACCTGGGAAGGCACTGCTTACGAAAGAATGGTTAACCAAACTATTCAAAAATTGCAAGAACCTGTAGTATACGCACAAATGGCCGATAAGGTATGACAATAACTGTATATGTTGAAAAGAAAGTCCTGGATAGCTTTTATCAGTTTATTCAGGGAATTGATGAAGAGACCAATGGCACGATTATTCGTCGCCATTGGCACTTGGATCTCAATACGCCAAAGGAATACCATTTAGTTGGCGTACAGTTAAGTTATGATAACTACATCAAAATAGCGGACAATGAGTAAATGGCAACGTGAACCGGATCCTACGTCAACCGTGGTAACAGGCAGAATCATATACAAAATGAAAAAGCCGCGTGCTAAATCAGTTATGACATTTACGGAAGATCCGGAAGATCCTTGGTTTATTTATGAGTACACGCTTGAGAGTAAGACCTCAAAGGTAAAAAATAGAAGTATCTTTATTGCAAAAGATGTTCCACGGCTGATAGGAAACTACCAATTAGCGGGATGGGTTCTTGAGCAAGTAGAAGATCCGTTACACGAATCCGCAAAAATTTAATCTTATGAATGTTTTCTTTACTAGTGATACACACTATCATCATAAAAATATCTGCCGCGGCAGTTCAAGCTGGACGGATAAAAGCCGATGTCGAGACTTTGAACTTTTACAGGACATGGATGACGCCTTGGCAAATAATATCAATAGCACAGTAGATACAAATGACGTGCTCTTCCTATTAGGCGACTACTGTTTTAACGACATAAAGTACTACCGTGAATTTCGTTCCCGCATTAATTGCCAAAACATTCATTTGATTTACGGAAATCATGACGAACGGATTATCCGCAATGATGGAGAATTGCAGTCGCTGTTTTCATCTGTAGATTTTTACCGGGAGGCAACTATTAATGGCCAAAAAATTATTATGAGCCATTATGCTCATCGGGTATGGAATAGATCCCATGAAGGATCCTGGATGTTACACGGACACAGTCACGGAACACTAGAGCCATCGGTTTCTGCACACGTAATTATGGAACTCCTAAACACAAAGAGATATGATGATTTGTACGCCTTAGCAAGCGGAACGCATCCAACTCGCTGTGCAAACGGGAAAACAATGGATGTAGGAGTAGATACACACCCAGAATTTCGTCCGTACTCCTTTGACGAAATTTCTGAAATTATGAGCAAAAAGGAAATTGCTTATGTAGATTCACATAAAGGAGCAGAATGGTAATGGAATTACTAAACACACACCCAATTAAGAAAAGCGATTTAGGCTTTCACGGAAATCTTTTTGGCGGCAAGCTTTTGGCATGGATTGATGCCGCTGCCGCGGGATACGCAATGCAATTATGCGATTCTCCCAGAATGGTAACTGTCAGTATTGACAAATGTTATTTTGAAAAACCTGCTCGGGAAGGACAGCTGGTAAAAATTTACGGTTGTCCTTCTGAGGTAGGTAATTCCTCAATAACTCTGTATATGGAAGCCCGAGCCCATAATGTGTACACAGGAAGACAAATTATTGTCTTGAGAACCCACATTAAATTTGTACATATTGATGAGGAAGGAAATCCTATTCCAATCGGAGAAAAAGGAAAGCACAGAATAACCCTTCTCATACCACAAATAGATATACAAAATAATACAAATGGTAACAGTCAACAAGAATCTTGAGGTCGAATACACAGATGAACTCAATACAAAAATTTCGGAAATCTCTGTTTTAATAGCAGAGGCCATTAAAGATCTTCCTCCGCTTGAGAGGTTTTATGCAATTAAAGTAATTATTGAGGACTTGGAGTCCCGATCAATGACCTTTGGCGTAATGCAACAAATAATCGATGAGAAAACTCCTAACTAAAACTTTTTTCTCTTTCTGAATATAAAACATATGAAAGAAATTATTGAATTTTATGTCTCTGCTCATCTTAATGAGGTGGCAATTATTGCAGGCACAGTTAGTAAATACAGTGGATGCTCACTGATACAAACCGTTTCCGAAGGCGATAACATTATGCATTTAACAATTCGCGGAACCTGGGATTGCTATAATGATATTTCCAAGCACAAAATTTATTCTATCGAACATTTTCAAGACGATTTTCTATAATTATGGCAGACTTTTGTAATAAGTGCTCCGCGCATCTTTTTGGCACGCAGCTAACAGCGGATATTGATGTTTATCGCATTTCTGAAGAGTTACAACTTGATACCTATGAAGTTGTACTCTGTGAAGGTTGTGGGTTATCAGCAATTGGAAAAGACAAAGCAGGCCAAATCTATGTTGCCTATCCAGAAGGAGAAAATTTTGATCCGGTAGCGCAAGAAGTGAGATGGTACACGCTAGACGAATACGAAGAAATCAACAAACAAAAATCAAATATATGAGTATTGATCCAAACAAGACCTTCGGAATGAAGGCAACAAACAAATCGTATACTTTATCATTCGATAAAGATATGAAAACCAGCTTAACAAAAGTAAGCGCGGTTGACATGGAAAGCCAAAATATGACTTTTGGCCAAAGATTCAAAATGGCATGGGCTATTTTGACTGGCGGAAATTTGGCAGATCAAGTGTTTCCAATTTACTTGAGAAATTCTGACTTTTACCATTTAAGTTATGTGTATCGTCCAGAAAAATTGGTTGATGAAACTGCAAAAATGTCGGCAGCAAAACCTGCTAAAACTCCTAAGGCGGCTAAGCCAAAGGCAGATAAGCCTGCTGGCGAAACTGCAAAAAAGGCAAATAAGCCACGTAAACCACGCGCGCCTAAGAAAACTACAACCGCGGCTACAACAGCAACTCCTACAACTGAAGCATAATGAAGTACCGGTTTCACGTTCTCGCTCTTGCACATACAGTAGCATCTAAAGAATACGTATCTTGTGCGTATACTCAGAAGGTGGTAAAATTCTGTAAGATGATGAAAGAGCGAGGACACACAATTTATCTCTATGCACACGATCGTTCTGATGCAATTTGCGATGAATTGATACCGGTTACAAATGACAAAGTGTTAATAGAAACATACGGTGAATACGATTGGAAAAGCAATCAATTTGTCCATAATGTTTCTGATTTGGCTCAAACCACATTTAATCAAAATGCAATAAATGAAATCACTTCCAGAAAGCAGCCAGGAGATTTTCTCCTCTGCTTCTGGGGTTATGGTCATCAGCCTGTTGCAAACGCGCATCCTGATCTAATTCCAGTTGAACCTGGAATTGGTTATCATTCAGGGCTATTTGCTCCTTACAGAGTTTTTGAATCATATAGCGTTTTAGGTATTGCGTATGAACGAATGAAATGGGGTAACCCTGGTTGGTATGATGCAGTTATTCCAAACTATTTTGAGCCAGAAGATTTTGAATACCGAGAAGAAAAGGATGATTACTTTCTCTATATCGGAAGACTGGTCACAGTTAAAGGAATTGATATTGCAATTCAAGCAACAGAAAGAGCCGGCGTTAAATTGGTAATTGCAGGCCAAGGAGATTTTGAAAAAACTTTTGGCAAAAAACCCGATCATGTGGAACTTGCAGGATACGCTGATGTTGAAAAGAGAAAAAAACTTATGGCTGGTGCCAAAGCGGTTTTTGTTCCAACATATTATCCTGAGCCTTTTGGTGGTGTAATGATTGAAGCGTTTTTCTCAGGAACCCCGGTAATTTCAACGGACTGGGCAACATTTGCAGAAAATAATCTTCATGGCGTTACAGGTTATCGTTGCCGTACTATGGAACAGTTTGTTTGGGCTACCAAAAACATTGATAAGATTAGTCCAAAAGCATGCCGTGAATGGGCAATGAATAACTATTCTCTTGATGCGATTGCACCAATGTACGAGGAGTTTTTTCATACAGTAACCTTGGCAAAACAGCCAAAAGGCTGGTATGAGGAATATCCGGAAAGAACAGAGCTCGACTGGATGGTTCGAAAGTATCCGTCGGAATGCTGTAAAAATTGTTAATAACTAATTGCCCAAAGATTTTTTTCTTTGGGTTTTTTGTATTATTTTTATCTTATCAAATTAATAATAAACAATATGAAAAAAGTATTCTTAAGTGCCTTGGTACTCGCTGCTTTCAGTTCCTGCACCGATAACACAAGGGTAAAAAACTTTGGTGGAACCGCTGTTTTGAATCTGCAATCTGACCAAAAGTTGGTTAATGTTACATGGAAAAACGATGAACTCTGGGTTCTTACTAAAACTCGTACCACCGCCGATACGTCATACGATACATATAACTTTTCTGAAAAATCAAGCTGGGGAGTTATCGAAGGAACTTATACAATTATTGAAACAAAGTAAAATTATGAAAGTAACCCAAACAACTAGACACCAGGATGGAACTTCTGAATCCATTGTAATGGATATTCCATTGGAAAAAGGCCGCAGTCAAATTTGCTATAATTTGTGTCCTTCTGATGAGGAACCAATTGCTGTAAAAATTATGTCATCGGGCTGGACCGGAATGTTTCATGTTCTTACGGAATACGGAGATTTTGAACAAGTGGATCATCAATTGCTGGATCTTAAACAGATTTACGAAAAGTATCCTGAGTTCCAGGCTGTTTACGAAGCGGACTATCAGGATATTATTTTTGGCGGCCATGAGGTAATGACTGCCAACATTTCCGATTTGTTAGTAGAAGCACGTAAACGTTCAACTCAAAAGTAAACCCTTAAAACCACATATTATGTTTAATCAAGAAACCATGAAAGAAAAGGCAAAAGCCTTAGTTAACAGTTTTAACCGTGTTATTGTAATAGCTGCTGCTTTTGTAATTGGCGCAGGCGCACATTTTTCTTACGGTATTTACCGTGATTATAGAAACAAAACTGCCAAATTGCCGGTTACGCAAACCTTAAGCCAAACCTCGGTTGCGGTTAATGAACGCGGTGAATTCTTATTAATTGACCGTGAAACTGGAAGATATTCAATTTATTCCAAAGAGGTAGGCGACGCGGTATTTAACACATACGCAAATCAAATGTATACTAACATCAATTCAAAATAATATGAAAAGGCTGGAAATTTTTATCGTTTTGGCAGCCGTTCTATTTGTTTTGGCGTATGCTGCCTACAGCAGTCCTATTTCCAAGTCAATCAATCTGATTGACTTGGGGGCTGTCCCTGTTAATGAAAACACTCCTCCGTGTATTCAGTTGTACTATTACATTGACAAATATGCAGAAGAATATAACATTCCTAAAGCATACGCGTACGGAGTTGCACACGTTGAAACCGGTTATCGCGGCCCGTTTCACTGGAGTTACAATCCTGCTCAAACCTCATCAGTTGGTGCAGTTGGTCCTATGCAAATTATGCCTACCACGGCAAAAATGATGTGGCCAAAATGGGAAATAGATAAAGAGGAACTTCGAACGAATATTGAATTCAATGCAAAGACAAGCATGAAACTTTTACGATACCTATATGATCGTTACGGTGACTGGAAAACTGTTTTTGGCTGTTACAATACTGGAAGACCTTGCGTAAATGAATACGCTGAAAGAGTACATTCATATCAATTAAAACCTTAAACCATGAAAAAAATTGCTGAAGAAAAACTTGGCCACGCTGGCCGTTTAATTGCAGGATCAAAAAGCGGTTATTACAGTGCGTATCCTGAAAATGTTCCGATCTTTAATTCAAATGTAGTTGTTAAAACTGGTGCATTTGGAGGAACCGTTGAAAAAATCTGGCACGGAGATTTGGATCTTACAAAGGACTGTCAAAAGCTGAGAAAACTATCTGACGCGATAGAAAAACCGGTATTTGTAATAACTGAAATGGACGGCAGATTTGAAAATGAAGAAAATCCGTTAATCAATCAGTACATTGCAGAAATCACCAAGGACTCCGTAAAAATTGGAAACTCTTGGGACGACTTTTATGTAGTTAATACGGATGATGATAATAACTTTTCGGTAAAACGTAAAAACTCTTAACCACTTGGGTATATAAGCACTAAATAAAATAATTCATCAAATGAACAACAAATTAGTTATTGAACAAATTGAAGAAAAATCTCAAGAGGTTTTGTCTTCTATGAACGACAGGGCTTTTACTGAGTTTTCTCTAAAAGAACTTGATTTTGACAATGGCTTAACCCTACGCGGTATTCCAGTTCGTGGAGCAGCCGCTACTAAGGTGTTAGGATCTCTTCGTGTAAAGAAGAACTTTACCGATATGGTACACAAAATGTCTCCAGAGGACTGGTCCGCGGTTTCCTACAAATTAAAGCAGGCCGAAGGAGAAATCCGTATGCATGGCGCGATTATTGGAAAAGGCGATGAGCGTGAGATTGTAAATGTTTATGATGTTAACGAAAACAAAAAGCGTTCTGATGACCAAGTCAATTACGAAAACTACTTCCGTTGGTTGACTGATAGCTTAGGCCAATCTGAAAAGGAATATGGCTTAAAGAATTTTAACTACAACGATAGGAAAGATGCTTTCAATATCACACTGTTGGAACACGATCATGAGTTGGATGTATTTGGCACTGGATTGGACTTGTGGAAAAGCGGTCAGCAATTTACCTTCTCGGGATTGTATTACAATTATGCTCCGTTCTTTGAAAGATTGGTTTGCTCTAATGGTAATATTGCTCGTCAATACGGAAGAAAAGCTGACATCAGTAAACAACGATACAACAACTCAAAAATTGAGGCGTCAATTCGTCAAGCCATTACTCAGCGTAACAATGATATTCCAATCTTGCTGTCTGACGCGGTTAAGCACTTAAAAGAAAATAATGTTTCTTTGGCGGAATTCTATTCCTACAAGAACTTCTTTGAAAGCCGTAATACCAACGGAAAGTACGACCGTATTTTGGCTCTCTACTTTGATGACAAGCCGTTCTTTCAGGCCTACGGTACTGACATTAAGGCAAAGTCTAACAAATGGAAAACCACTGCTAACAGTGGAATTAATGGTTATGACTTCTTTAATCACTTGACCTACTTGGCTTCCCATCCGCAAGAAATCTTAATGGATCAAGATGATCGTTTGAAATTGCAAATTCAGGCCTCTAATCTTTTGTTCAAAAAGGAATTGGATTTGGAAGACGTGGCAACTCCGGTACAGGTTGATTACAAACGTTTGATTACGATGAACTAATTAAGGTTCATCCATGCTCAAAGCCAGACTACGGTCTGGCTTTTTTTGTGATATATAGTAAAACCAATAAGCATGGCAGCAATACAAATTAACGTTACTCTATACGCATCTTCAAAAGGTATAGAATTTAATGAGCCAACCACCGTAGGAACTGCATCAGTTAAAATAGATGGCACTGCTTATAGCGGTGAAATTGCAAATGTTACCACTATATCTGGTGGATACGGATCAACCTTTACAGTAAATATTGATTATAGTGGAAAAGACTTAGACAAGGAAGTTCTTCTTACCAGTGTTCAGTTATACGGCGTAAAGGATCTCTTTTTACCGGTGCTTAAATCTGCTGAAGTAACATATAACTGGGATGCAGTAGGTTCTTGGGTTGGGGAGATTAGCGCAGCACTCATAGATGCGACAGTCCCTGCAAGCTTTAGTGATGTTAAAATCTACTCTGATGATTTAAGTGTTAATCGTGATGAAATAGTTGTAAAAGAAGAAACAAAGATTATACCTAATATTGAAACTCTTTCGTCATTCATAAAGTATTCACCGGATATTTCTTTTGATACCTTTACAGACCCTAACTTTCCTACCACATTAAGAAACACTGATGGCACGGTTGAAAGACTTATTTCATTTCGTGACAACACAGTCATTCCTATGAAGGACGTTTCTGTCACAATGGAAAACACTTTACAGTTTAATCTCTACCTACAAATAGAAACACTAATCAACTCTTTGCTAGAATCGTACGGAGTATCAGAATAATTCTGTGATATATAGCTTAGAAAATAAAGCAAAATATGAAACACGTAAAGAAATTTGACGAGTTCCTGCAGGATGAAAATCCTAATACGGATCCTAAGAAAAAGCCTGAAACAGGCGATGCGGAAACTACCGCCAATGCCGAAGCTCCAAAAGATGAAGTTCCAACAGCAGAAAAGCCTGAAGAAACTCCGGATGCAAAAGGCACAGAACCTTCTAATACAGAGCGTCCTGACGAAGAGCCTGCTGAAGATCCAAAAGGTGATGATACCGAAACTCCTGCTTCTGACGCCGCCGATGATGTAAATGCTGAAGTAGAAGACGACACTGAGGTTGATGAAGGAAACAAATTTTCTGGTGCCGTTGCAAAAGCAAAAGAGGAAGGAAAGACTGAATTTGAATTTGAAGGTAAAACTTACAAAATTAAAGAAGGTGTTTCTGCCAATGCGGTAGCAGATTTTGAAAGTTTTCTTGCTGAAAATTTCCAAACCTATCCTAGCTATAACAATATGATTGGTTCAGAAGTTTTACGTAATGTTCCAATTACTCACCAAGTTAACTTGGCAGTTTATGGAAAGGAAAACGTAGTTGATCAAGTTCTTCCTGGTAACGAAACAACCGAACAATAATGTATGTACGTCTGTATGAAAACTGGTTAGCCGAGGGCGGCTGGGCATCTGTAAAGACCCAGTCCACTCTCATTAAGCCAAAAATTATAGCAGACGGCGTTAAAAAACTTCAGATCATTGGTTCCGAATTTGCAGCTCACTGTAAAACCATTGAGCTGCCTCCACTTGATTTTTCCAAACCTATTGGAAGCGGAACCTGGTATGAAGACGATATTATTTCGCAGCCTGATAAAGTCTATGGCGACATAGACTTTATGGTTGCTTATCCTACGCTTGATTTAACTGGCAAGGATGAAAGATCCAACGAAATTGCTACAGTAAAACTTTACAATAATGAGTTACTTGACTTCCTTTCCAAGAAGTCATATTCATTTATTGACATTGAGGAATCACGGAAAATTTCAGATCCGTCATCGGTAAAACTGATTATGAAGGTGGCCACTCCAGAAGGCGATGGCTGGATTCAGGTGGACATGGTGGTTACTCATACTGGGTATAAAGACTGGGCAATTTTTAGAATGACGCCAATCAGAAATGTAAAAGGATTTGTACTTGGAAACCTCTATTCGTCTTTTGGAGAGGTTCTGGAAATAAGTATACAGCCTCGCGGAATCCGTGCTAAATTTGGGGGCACTCAAATGGTTTCATACAGTAAAAGAGCCGGTGTTGAAGACCGGTTAATAACAAAAGACATTAATACATTTATGGTGGATATTGCCAAGTTCTTTTGGCAAGAGTCGGGTACGGAAAAAGAGTTTAACCCTTCCCAGTCATTAAAAAGCTGGAAAGGTATTGATCCGTCCAATCCAAGATTTGAAGACTTATGCGATGGAATCCGCGCAGTTGCAGATACACTTGAGCAATTAGGTGAATTCGGTACGGTCATTAAGTACAAATCAGGAGCGGAACTTTTAGATGCGGTTAGAAACCGGTATATTGATAAAATGTATACCGCTGCAAACTCATCTAAATTGGATAAAATAACGACTCCAGCCGCCCAGGCCGCAGCGGATAAACTCCGGGCTTTTGTGGACGAGTACGTTCAAAAAGTCAAATCCATGCTGTGAAAATCTATTCCTTCTTAACAAAAGCTATATTTGCACTAACTTGTGTAGATATCGTAATCTTTTCAATAGTAAAAACCTTAGTATTTATTGAGGTTTGCGAATCAACCAGTCTTACGCGAAGTATTGAATACATTTGCTTTCTTTCATTTATTCCGCTGTTTACCTATTTGGTTAGAAGTACAATTGGCGCTATTAAGAAAATTCAAAAAGAACATATTGATGATATGCAAAGGCGAATTGCTGGCACCGACGGCTTTATTGATGCGTCTTCAATTATTTCGCTTGCAGATCGATACGGCAAAATTACTTATGTAAATAAGAAATTTGAAGAGGTGTCAGGTTGGAAACTAGAAGAAGTAATTGGAAAGGATCACAGTATCGTAAATTCCGGAGTTCAACCAGATGGATATTGGGGAGAAATGTATAAAACTGTACTAGCTGGTGGCATTTGGAACGACGTAGTAACCAACCGAACAAAAAGTGGAGAACTTTATTATGTAGATACCTACATTCGTGCCCGATTTGATCGAAATGGAGAGCTTGAAGGCTTTTCCTCTATTCGGCAAGACATTACAGATATTGTAAAATCTTCAAAGGAGCTTGAAAAGAAAAACACTTATTTAGAACATGCCGCAAAAATTATTCGTCACGATATGCACAGCGGTATTAATACCTATATGCCGCGTGGCCTTTCCTCATTTGAGCGAAGAATGCCTGAAGATAAACAAAAGGAATTAAAGATTGATGCTCCGCTAAAAATGATTAAAGAAGGTCTTCGTCATACTCAAAAAGTTTACAAAGGCGTTTACGAATTTACAAATCTTGTCAAAAAAGATGCGGTGCTAAATACAGAAAGTTGCAATCTTAAAGAAATTTTAGAGGACTATCTCTCTGCTACCGCGTATCGTCCACAAGTTGAAATTGAAGATCTGGGAACCTCCGAAGTTAATGAAGCTCTTTTTTGTACCGCGGTTGATAACCTAATAAGAAACGGACTAAAGTATAATGATAGCGATTGCAAAAAGGTAAAGATTTATCGTATTGACAATGATATTTTTATAGAAGATAATGGACGTGGAATGAGTCAAGAAGACTTTAAGCACTTGTCACAGCCGTATACTCGAAAGGAAGGCCAAAAAGAAACCGGTACCGGTTTAGGCCTAAACATCTGTATTGCAATTTTAGAAGAACACAATTTTTCGGTAGATTGCAATAAGCTGCCGCAAGGTGGCACACAAATGAAAATAAGTCTACATTAAGATGAAAAATTTTCTGCTTACCACTGCAATCTTTTTTTCAGTGGTAGTTGGTTTATCACAAAACCAGTACCCTATCAAAACAATCTTCAAAGGCGATTCGGTTATCATATTAACCATTGAGCAATCTGAAAAAATTAATCAAATGATTGATAAAAAAGTTGCGGAGACTAAGGAATACCGGAAAAAAGATTCTAAAAACAAACTTTTTATTGATAGCCTAAGTCAAATTAATCAAATTTTGTTAGAAGAAAACCGAGTGCTAAAACAGCTAAATGGAATACAAAAAAACATAATAGACTCAATAGCTAAAATAAATGGCAGCGGAGAAACAAAAAACCAGTATGTCCTGGACAGCCTATGGAGCTGGGCGCTTGGCCCTTCACTAGTGTATACCCAGTATCCCGACGACACTACTATATACATAATGGATTTATCGGAGTACTACTTAATAAATTATGACTTTGGGTATTCCCTTCAAAAAATGTCAAAGAAAGAGTATAAAAAATATAAGAAATTTGTAGAAACTTATGGCGTCAATCAGGCCGCCTGGTTTGAATTCAGAAGCAAAATAAAAATCCAACGTTTAGGTAGCGAAGAATCCACAAAAAGAAAAGTTTGGAAATACCGTACTAAATGGAACCGTCTTGATAAGGAGGCAAAACAATGAAAACATTATTATTGATACCATTATTTGTCATTTCAATTGGTGCGTTTTCGCAAGATACGCTGGATGACGTAAGAATTAATCCAAGTTGGGTAAACCCGGAAAAGAAACTTGATGTGTTAAAAAAGGACACCGTTTTAGAGTCAAACATTATTACGGATATGATTGACAAAATTGTCCCAAACTGGGTTAAGCCAGAAAAAATCTTTGAGGAGCCAAAAGAGGAACTAACGCAAGAGGACGTTAAACTTTTAGAGGAGGACGTTAAATTTATGGCAGATCTTCCGCCTTCTTATGAGGAACTGCCTAAAGAAAATTTGAAAACTGTCTTAATACAAATTGACAATAAGATTGCACAATTAAAACAGGAAATTGATAAGTTAATTAAAGAGAGAGCAAAACAGGAACTTATTAAGTCAAAACAAGGAACTTTGACTGTGTTGGAAAAAGAAAAGAGCATCATTAATTTAACGTTAACCGAAGGTGAATTAAAAGATGAAAACGGAAATCTGGTAGGCCAAAATGATGAACTAAAGGTAGAACAAAATAAGTTAAAGAGATATCTCTATATTGCTTTTGGTATAATTACTGCCCTTGGTCTGGTTACCGCAGTGGTTTTACAAAGGAAAAAAATACAGGTACAGGATGTTGAGATCGAGGAACAAATAAGAGACATTAATAAGAAAAACACATATCTTGACCATGCCGCGCGTTTAATACGTCACGATATGCACAGCGGTATTAATACCTATATGCCCCGTGGAATAACATCGCTGGAAAGGCGCGTAGATGAAGAAAAAATGAAAGAGCTTAAGATTGACGGTGCAATAAAAATGATTAAAGAAGGGCTTGCGCATACACAAAAGGTGTATAAAAATGTGTACGAATTTACAAATCTGGTAAAAGAAAATGTAGTTCTTGAGAAAAAAGAAGTAAACCTAAAAGATGAACTGCTGAAATACTTTTCAAATACATCTTATGGATCCCAGGTAACAGTGGAAGATCTTGGCACTGAAAACGTTAATCCGATACTTTTTTGCAGTGGTATTGATAATTTAGTACGTAACGGATTAAAGTACAATGACAGCGCAGAAAAGGCTGTAAAGATATATAGAACTGATAACATTATATGTGTAGAGGATAACGGACGAGGCTTATCACCAAAGGAGTTTCAAAAAGTTTTGGAGCATAAAATTGATACTCAAAATGCGGTAGATGGCGGAGAAGGTTTGGGTCTTAACATCACAAACGCAATTTTTGTGGAACACGGTTATCGCTTGGATTGTGAAAAATTGCCAAAAGGCACTAAAATGAAAATAAGCATACAAAATGATTGAATCAATCTTGTTGGTTGACGATGAAAGCCTCTTCCATCTTGTTTTTGAAGATGCATGCAGTTTGTTAGATATCTCTCTAACGTTGGAATGTATTGATAGCGCGGATCAAGCAGCGCGTTTATTTGCTGCATGGCAGCAAGACTCTGCGGGAAAACCCGAATGCGTATTTGTAGATCTAAACATTATTGGATCTTCTTATGATGGCATTGAACTTATCCGTAAAATAAATTTTGAATACGGAGATGGCGTGGTAATTGGCATTATTTCCTCTTCTAATGAACCCGAGGAGCAAACAAAGGCGCAAAAAGCCGGTGCACAGTTCTGGATTATTAAGAGTGATGATATTGAGCCTCGTTTAGAAGATTTCAAAAAAGATTTTGACAGTTACAAAAGTAAGTCTGCTCCCTTTAAGATATACAAATAATGAAAGTTGATAAAACAGTAAGAGATTGGCTATTAGAGGTACAACGTACAAAAAGAATAACGCTGGAAGGCAATATTCTTAAGTTGTTGGAAGCGGATGCTGGCGATACTGAATTTGCAACCTACATAAAAGAATCTACAGATAAAGATAAGGAAACACGCAAACGAAGACTTGAAATTACTAAACAGGTACAAGAGAGAAATCGTGAGCTACAGGAAACCGAAGAAGAGATTGTTAGAATAAATGAAGAACTCAAAAGTGCGTTATCAGATGCGGAAGATGCAAAGAAAAAAGCAGAAGCTGCAAAAGATGCAGCTTTAAATGATTTAGAAGTTGCACAGAAAAAATCGCAATTTGAGCTTATGGGTTTAATTGTAAAAGTTGCACTGATTGTAATTGGAAGCGTGGGAGTAATTACCACAGGAATGTACGCGGTTGCTATGATTACAGATAAAGATACACAAATTATAGGAAGTACCTGGAGCAATATGTTTGGAATACTTCTTACAAATGCTTTTTCAATAGTGGGAACGATAATGGGTGTTAAATACGCCAGTGAGACGAAGGAATAAAATAACAAAACAAAACAATGAAACTATTTGAAAACATCAAAAAATGGTTTGAAGACTTGAAAAAATGGTCAGGCGGACTTTTCAAAGATGAAAAAGGAGTACCATCATCAAAAAGACTAGTTGGCGTTATGTGTGCTGCTACACTTTGCGTTACCATGTATCACAACAGTTTTTCAACTGTAGATATTGCTCCTGCGCAATACCTTGTAGATGCAGTTGCTCTATTGGCATTTGCAACTCTTGGATTGTCATCTGTTGATAAGTTTACTGCTGCAAAAAAGGATATTAATCAGGCCACCACACCGGTAAAAAAGGAGGAGGCTGCTGAAGTGGTTTCTGTTGATTCTACTTGCCCTAATTGTGGTCAAGAACCTTGTGAATGCTAAAATAAACAATCAAATATGTTATTGAAAAAAGGATCATCTGGCGAAGAGGTAAAGTCTCTTCAAAGATTTTTAGGACTTGCTGATGATGGAGCTTTCGGTCCTGGCACCGAGGCTGCTGTAAAGATATGGCAAGAAAAACACGGATTGTCTGCTGACGGTATTGTTGGTAACGCCACATGGGAACGTATGGGTCTTGGCGCAGTTCATGTTGCTGAAACAGCGGCTCCAGTTGCGGCTGCTCCATCAGCTTCCGGATTTAAGTTAGACAAATTAAAAGGACATATTCCTGACGCTGTACTTGCTCAAATTCCTGACACTGCTGCAAAATTTAATATCACTAACAGTCTTAGACTTGCACATTTCTTAGCCCAGTGTGGACATGAAAGTGGAGGATTTAAGGCGGTTGCTGAAAATCTTAATTACAGTGCAGATGGGCTAAAGAAGATTTTTGGAAAATACTTTCCTGGAGATCTTTCCGCCTCTTATGCTCGTCAACCGGAAAAAATTGCCGCTCGAGTATACGCAAGCCGTATGGGTAACGGAGACGAGGCTTCCAAAGATGGTTGGAACTACCGCGGTCGTGGATATATCCAATTGACTGGTAAAAGTAACTATACTGCCTTTACTAAGTTTATTGGAGAAGACTGCGTAGCCGCTCCTGATTTAGTTGCTTCTAAATATGCGCTGGCTTCTGCTGCTTTTTTCTTTGATTCCAACAAATTGTGGAGTATTTGTGATAAAGGCGCGGATGACGCAACAGTAACAGCGGTAACTAAAAGAGTTAACGGTGGAACCATTGGATTGGCTGACCGCATTAAGCATTTCAAAGAGTATTACGCGCTTCTAAAATAATGGAAACTTCAATGAATTGGACACACGGGCAAATTGAGGCCACGGTAAAGTCAAAAGGCTACCGTTGGTTTGACGAAGGAAATTACAATCTTAATATAGTAGGAGTTCGGAATAGTGATGTAGGAAATGCGGTAACGAATTTGTTTGACGACAGAATGTGTCTTGTGTACAAAATTAATGAAGTGTGGAAATACCATGAGTGGATTATTACCACAGATCCTGGGAAAAAAGGTGTCATGGAATATGGAAATCGTCAAGGTGTGGCCCGGTTAATTCCGGGTCAGTACCCTGGCTCTCATATGATAGGTCCACATAAAAACTATGAAGCCCTGCGTCAAAAAGGTCTTCTTAAAGTTTACCGGGATTCTGACCGCGATATGGTATTTGATGGCACTTTATATGACGAAGGAACCGGGTTTGGAATTAATATCCATCATGCTGGTGAAGATTCAACCTATGTAGAAAACTGGTCAGAAGGCTGCCAAGTGTTTAAGAGGAAAAAAGACTTTTACACCTTTATGGAAATTTGCAGATCCGCAAAAAATCTGTGGGGCAACTCATTTACATATACTCTGCTAGAGTCTAAGGACATTACTACTCCAAGATAAATAAGGTATGAAAATTCTAAATTATGCCTCTTGGCTAGCTGAAAGTTTTGCGGATGCACATCCTAAACAAATATTTGTGGATATACCGCAATCAGAGCTGCTGGATTACGCTGATGAAATTGTGGATCTTATTAATAAGGCGTATGCAGGTAAAGGCGGAAACGTGGAATTCAAAAAAGGTTCAGATCTTAAAGGTTCTGATGTTACTTATTGGATTGCAAAAGATGTTGATACCGATCCTGACGCGGATGTAGTACTTGGTGGTAAACCAACACCGCATGGAGTAAAAATGACTGTAATGGGTCAGGACGGTGGTACACAGGCAAAGAAGGATGCAGTACTAAAAATGATTGAACTGATGAAAACCAGAGGCTTTTACGCCGAGGTTGATCCAGATCTTGCACAAAAATTTGGGTTGACCCATATCAAAGATGAGAAAGAAATTCGTAAAGTGCTAAACAAGGATATCAAAATGAATCCTGATGGCAGTTACGACAGAAAACTCACCGGCGGTCCAATGAAAACAAAAGTTCTTATCGGAATACCTAAATGATGTACGTAAAACTATATGAAAGTTGGTTAGCAGAGAAAAAACCTGCTAACGCTCCAGATTGGAAAGACAGTGATGCTCCGGATGCAGAAGGCCGTTTTCGTGATTTAAGTATTAAAGATCTTGCAGCCTGGCTGATTAAAACACGCAAAAAAGACTTAAAAAAGATTAGCGGAAGTCTTACACAACAAATTGTGTTTAACCGCAAATCCGATCCCGAGTACGCAGAAAAAATGGAAAAAACCCGCCAAGAGGTTTACAAACAACTTGGTAGAGAAGACCTACTTGATAAATGAAAAACTACAAAGAATTCATAACAGAGAAAGAATCTCCGTATTCAGATGAAACTTTACAAAAGTACAAAAAAGAATACGAGGACGGAAAGGAAATACCGTTTGGCGTTAGAACTTCTCTAATTGCACAAGGTATGATTCCGCATGAGGGTGGGCCGGATAAAGGCAAGAAGAAGAAAACCGATCTCTATGAGGCTCAAATGGGAGTTACTGATGAGGGTATCGATGTTAATTCTGTGCAATACGGAAATCCTCCAATGGAACTTTTTGAAATTTCACAAAAGGCTGACGATCCGATTAAGAACTGGTTTATTGAAAAAGGTATTTGCGAAAGAATGCGTGCAACCGCTCCTGCCAATGATAGTGAAACCACAAAAAAGGATTTAGAAACCCTGGTTAAACTTACAGCAGAAGCCACCGCTGAGGAGATAACTTTTGCAAGATATGTAGATGATGTGAGTAATTTAGCGCAGTCTTTTATTGATCTCTTAAAAGAAAACGGCTATGAGGAAGATATGGGTGGGTATTTCCGAATTGACTCTCAGCCAGATGGAATTCTCTATTTTCTAAAAGACATAATCAATCGCCCAAGGCCTTATCAATTAGCAAAATGTTGCAACTATCCTCTTTATCCGCTAATCAGAACAGATGCAATGACTGCGGCGTATCCCAGCGGTCATGCGCTAACCGGATTTGTAATGAGTGAGTATTACTCAAGAAAATATCCCAAGATTAAAAAGGAATTAAAAGATTTGGGAGAAAGAGTAGCACGCAGCCGAGAAGTTACCGGAATTCATTATCCTTCCGATACACAGATATCACGAGAAATTTGCAATATCATTTTTGAAAACAATCTCTTGCAAGGATAAATAAACAGACAACCCTTAAAACACAATAATATGGCTCACTGGACAGTAAGAGTAAAAACAAGTTACGATGATGATGGTAAAGTTCGTACCATTACAGAAACTTATCTTGTAAATGCAGAGACAATTGAAGAGTCTCAGGCAAAAGTACGAGAAAAATTTAGAGGAACCACCTTTGATTATGAAATTAGATCCGTTTCAAAAAGCGGTATTGTAGAGTACATCGGTGGACCCGAGATAGTTATAGAGTGATCGTAGTGATCACTCTTTATTTGTGTTAAGGATAATATAAAAAGAAAAAAAGACAACCGCAGAATGAGCTTACTTGATTACAAAAATTTCATTATTACCGAAGAAGCAAATCGTGAAGAGTACTTTCGCGGTATTCTTGAAAATCTTGAACTTGGTGAAGAGGATATGAAATTTTTAGCGCGAGCAGAAAAAGTTTCTGGATTTAATCTTACAGAGGCAGACTTCAAAACTGTTACTTACAAAAAAGCAATTCAGTATCTTTTCAAAAAGTACTTTTTTCCAAAGTTTGATTTAAGTACAACATTGGGATCAGTAGATATGGCTGGCATAAATAAATTAATCGGGGAATTGAGATCTGAGAACGCGCAAGGATTTACAAATCTTTTCAAATATAAAGTTGGTGGAATTGGTCCTGGCGAAGTTTTAATTTACTTTTTGGTTAATGATGCTGTTATCGGCGGTGGCAGTAGTGCAGGCGCTGATATTTCATCAGGCGGTACTACTTATGAGCTGAAAGCGGTATATGTTTCTTCCGCTAATGTTGCTTCAAATTTTAAGATGGGCGGAACATTTCCCGATAAGGTGATGCCAATTATTCAAGAATTTGCAGATCTACTTGACAAAAACGGTATTAAAAAGACCAAAGAATTTAATAAAGGCGATATTGATGTTATTAAAAGAAATGATCCTCAAGGATGGTCTAATCTTGAAGCAAAGTTTCAAGAAGTCGCATACGAAAACTACTTCAAAAATCATCCGATTATATTCATACGAAATAACCAACAGCCTGCTAAAGATGGCGAAATTATTGCAATTAAAAATGTGCAAAAAAATGAAATTTTTATTGGCGCATATACAAGTGGGGTTATTAAGCCAGAAGTAAAGCTATAAAAACTAAGGTCACTAATCTTAGCCTTGAACTTTTACCAGTGTTCAAGGCTTTTTTATGCCCTGAAACTTTTTTCTATGAGCGAATATAAATATAGTAAACATACTACTATGGCTAAAAAGAAAACATTCGAAGAGGAAAAGGCTGAGTTTGATCTTAAACAAGAAGCACTTAAAAACAAAGCGTATTCCGATTGGGATAGTGTGATTATTCAAATTAATCACGGAGAAAAAGGTCTTGCAAACATCCGAATGATGAGACAGGATATCGAGGCAATGGCAGAAAACCACAATTCAGGAATCGGTGATATTATGGAAATGATGCTAAAAGCACTTGAGGAAGAACACGTTAAGAAATCTTCAGAAGAAAATGCCGTTTCATAAGAATTTTGATGAACTTGATTACACAGGAGAATACCATGTTGAACCCGATGGATGGGAACCACTCACAATCGAATTTGGGTATGAAAACATTGGAAATGCTCAGTACCTATTCTGGCGGGTTAAAGGCACCAGGCACACCTTTAAGCTCCCAGTTTCCCAATTTACCTATCAGTCAAACGGCGATCCAGGAAAGTATTTCAGAGAGTTTTTGGAAAACTTTCGCGAAGAAATGCTGGGTTGGACTGTGCAAGGCATTACGGCTGAATGGGTATATGAGTACACGAAAGAATACAACAGTTATGTTAAACTATAATAAGATGGATAAACCACAAATGTTCCAATGGGTTCGCGGCGACCAAATGGGGAAAATTGTTACAGCCGTGACTACAATTAACGATGATAACATGGAGTTTTTTGTATTTGAAGATGGCAGCCAATGTAATACTCAATTAGTAGGAGAATGGATTCTTCCTATTAGTAATCCAGCGGAAGCACCGTATCTGCCGGAACCTGAACCCGTTAAAGCTCCTCGTCAGGAAGAAGTGGTAAAGAAAGAAGCAAAAACACAGCCGCCAGCTGAACTCAATCCGGTATATGACTTATTGGAAATGAGTAAGAAAAAGAAGACCAAAATGCAGATTACTCTGGATTTAGATATGCCATCTGACGAACTCATAAAAGTTATTGTGGATTCATATAATGGAGGCGACACTCATATCGCAAATTATTTGGTACGCTCGGTAAACAATGATTCCGTAATGGATCAAATCAGATTAATAGTTAAACAAAAAGTGGATGCAGTCACCAAGAAAAAAAGAGGAAAAAATGAATAAATTATTTGAAACGCCGTACTTCGATATTGTAGAAGTAAACGGTAAGTACGGAGTACACACAAAAACGGTATCGGTTGCAGTTCTTCCGTTTACCGTAAGCAAAGGCGGAATTATTGAAAAAATTGGAGTTTTGAAAGAGTGGAATCCACTTAGAGAAACCAATTACGCAGATACGCTAATTACCGGAACTATTGATAATTCCGATGCGGATGCCTATGAGGCTGCGGTAAGAGAACTCTACGAGGAAGGCGGATACAAATTGGATCCCGCGGATACAAATCGTTGGGTGTTCCTTGGAAATTTTCACGATAGCAAAGATAGTGACCGTCAATATCCTGCTTTTGCGGTTGATGTAACTGGAATTCAAAAAGGCAATAATCAACCTGATGGATCTCATCAAGAGGCCAATTCAGAACTTACTATGGTAGATGTATCGGAGGCTTTACAGTCTTCGGAAACTCTACTATTAGGAGCCTTTTTAAGATTGTTTAACGTTATGTATCAAAAATCCTTTAACAATGCAAAATAGAAGAGAACGTCGTCAGATGGAAAAACAATTTGGTTTTCACAAAATTGAAAAACAAATGACTTTTGAACAACGCGAGGCTATCAAAGCCCGCAAAAAAGAATATGTTAAACAAACATATTTGCAAAATATCCAGGAAGCCGAAAATCAAAGAATTAATGATGAGGCAGAAAATTGGTCAAAACAATTAGCAAGCTTAATGGAATCTGGGCACACTCGTGAACAGGCCGAAGAGATTTTGCAAAAGAACAAACAAATAGAAGAGGCCCGAGCAGAAAAACTCGCTAAAAGAGAGGCACGCAGAAAAGCGTGAATATATTAAGAAAACAATAGGATGAATCTCTACATCACTCGGGAAGAACGCGATAAGTTAAAGAAGGCTTTCTTAAATATGAGGAAGCAACATGTAATTTCAGTTAGCGAAATTATACAATCTCTTGGGTATAACCCGTCAGAACTTGACGAGTATTCCAGCTTCCTAATAAATGAGGAAATAAAGAAGCAGATTAAAACCGTATCGAAAGCAAATCGCGCGCATTCAATAATCTATTCTAACCCGGATCTAAATGAGGATATCATTCGATTTATTGTGTTTTACGTAAATGAAAATACAGACATTCAAGATGTCTTATTTTTAACAGAGGAAGGAGCAGATGAGGATTACTATGAATTATTTAATGGCGTTGCAATATTCCCTGTTGTAAAAAAAATTCATATTGTAGAGTGTAGAATGCTAGAGAGTTCCCTGTTTAAGTGGATTCATAATATACCGCTTGAGGATTAAGCACCGTCTTCAAGATCTTTTTGCATTCTTAAAGTTTCCATTTTTATTGCAATTTTTTTCAGCCGTCTAAACAGCCGTGGCTTCTTTGAAAAGGTTGTTTTTTCCTTTTTTACAGAAGGCATCATATCTCTGCCAAAACGCAAAACCCGTTTCATATTACAAACTAGTTGTTGAGACGTCGCCAGTTGCAGTGGAATTGGTTCCACCTTTTTCTTCGGATTTGTAATAACCATGAATTGCTTCCATATTGTGATGAGCAATGGTTATTTTGTCCTGGATCCAGGCTTCAAGATCTTCTTTAGGATCTATCATTTCACGAAGTTTAGTGGCTAAAGTAGCAATTTCTTGCAAATCCTGCAAGTACATTTTTCCTTCCTCTTCTTCGTTAAGAGTCTTTTTGAATTCGCCAAATGATGCTATAGACATACTTAATGTATTTTCTTCTATATATCTAAGAGAATCATTTTGGGATAACCTTTGATATATAGTAAAATAAATGTTTGCATGGCATTAGTTTACATTTTTATTAAGAGAGAAGACCCGTTTGTTTATTACAATTATCTGGATCCGCTTCAAAGAGTCGGAGTACCTGATCAATTTGTGATAGAGGATTCAAATGTAGATTTTCTTATTGATAACGTAGCATTGTATGTTCCAAAACCGCTGGAACCACAAAACAATACGTCGGTAACGCAAGAAGCAACTCCTGGGCAACCACCTTTAATGATGGGGCCGCATGATCCAAGACTTATTTTTATTTCGGATTCAAAAAATTCAACACTTTTAAGCTTTAGCGCAGAAGCCGTTGAGCCTCTTGTTGAAGGCTTTGTTCTTCCCGAGGATCCTAATCAAAGCGATTCGCAAAAGGTGTCCGCGCAAAACATAAAAGATCTGTCGGCGTATTCAGAGTTAAAAGAATTTGGCGGGGTTCCGTCAATTATGAACCCTAATGCGTATATAAGTTTTCAGCAATTTACTGCTACCAAGGATGCAAATGCCATGTCACTTTTAATGGATCAGGAAAACCAGCCAAGGTGGTACGAAGTTGATCAATATAACGCTGAAAGAGGACATAGGTACAAATCGCCTACAGTAACTCAATTAGTAGAGTGGAGCCAGGAAGAAAAGAATCGTGATAGAATGCCTTATAGGTTTCAGGATTTTGCTTATTGCAAATGGTGGCAATTAATTCCTAACAATTATTTAGTAACTCTTAGAAGATATCCGTTTCCTACTGCAGATAATTTAGAGGCCGATGGCGAAAAAAATCCAAAGGGAGACAATCCTTTTGATACTACAAAGCTTCGTCCAGTGGCTACCGCTGTTACCTGGCTTGGAGAAGATACTGGAAATAAAATATCTACCATTCTTGGTCCTATTGAAACAGGATTAAATTGGAAAGACCTCAAATCAGAAATGAATGTGGTATCACCTGCAGAGCCTGGTGATGCAGGCGCTGGTCCAGTTCCTGGAGTTGCAAAGTGGTTAGGACTTATTTCGGGAGATTATCGTGGTGGAGATGAACAACAGGCTCAAAGAGGTGCGCCCCCTGATCCGTATACCGATGGGCCTTGGCAAAATAAAATTATCGGGCCAATAAATGTTATTGACTCGGTAAAAATGAGAGAGCGCGGACTTAAATTTGATCATAAAATTACCCTGGTTTTTGAGTATTCTGCTCGAAGTATTGGAGGTATAAACGCTAAAGCAGCAATGCTTGATATTATGTCAAATTTACTCTTATTGACTTCTGCGTCCGCAACATTCTGGGGCGGGGCTAACCGTTTTAGGCCAGGAGCGCCTGGAAATGCTGCTCCGTTTCTTGGAGGGAAAGCGGGACGTGCTGCCTGGTTACGAGGTGATCCCGGGGCCTTTATGAATTCAGTAGCTTCACAATTTTCAAAGGCAGCAAGCGCGGTAAGTGATTTTTTGTTTTCCGCGGTTCAAAATCCTATTGACGCAATTAAGTCTCTTGCTGCTGGAATGGGAAGCAACTATATGAAATCAACCGTGACTTCACAACCAGGATTTGTAACCGGAATTAAAGCAATTTTAACTGGAGAACCTGTTGGTGAATGGCATTTAATGGTAGGCAATCCGTTTAATCCAATGATGATGATCGGCAATCTTATTTGTGAAAATGCAAAAATTGAATTTAATGATGAGCTTGGGCCTGATGATTTTCCTACAGAAATCAAAGCAACAATAACATTGGCACATGGAAGACCACGAGATCGCGATGCAATTGAATCCATGTTTAACGCAGGTGGCGGCCGTTTATATTCTTTGCCTCCTGGGTATGAGCAAAACATTTCGTCAGCAAGTATGACAAAAGTGGATGCGTATACCGGAAAAAACAAAGGAAGCGGTGGAGAAGGCAATACTGGAACTCGCAAACCTGGAGGTAAATTTTATAGAAGATCTGCGCTACTTGGAGATCCTGCTGCTGTGGATAATGCAATTAATACAGTAACGCAAACCGCAACCAAGACATATAGCAGTACTGCTGCTAAATGGGGACTTGGATATAACAAAAAAGCCTAATTAAATGCCAATAGAATTTCCTGCAACAATTGACAATAAGCCGATTATTCAGCTAGAAAACGGTGATCAGATTGTAGATTTGACACAACAATCAATGAACATTACGGTGGATCAACCAATGATCAATTATGTGCTAGTAACAGAAGATTTGGCTATGCGTATTGATTCCATTACTAAAATTTCAATGGGATCCACCGCACAAACTGAAAAGATGCTAAAGTTTAACGATATAAGCAATCCGTTTACAATTGACACGGGTGATTTGCTGTTTGTGCCGGATCCAATTTACGCAAACATAAATATGAAGTTTGGTACTGCCGCAGAAAAGCAAAAATTTGATATCCGTAACCAGTATATTGATCCTGAGAAAATTTCAAAACTGGATCCAACGCTAGGTAAATTTGATAATCGTAATAAGCCTAAAAAAGCAGATCCCAGTAAAACCACGCCTCCGTTACCACCAAACTTTGCTAATTTTGGTGATAAGGAAATTGAAATCAAAGGAGGCAAAATTTATTTTGGAAGTGCGGTAAGTAAAAATTCAAATGAGGTAAATGCTCCTCTATCAAAAACTGAATTTTTATCAAAGCTCTTAAAGAACAATCAAAAATCTAATTCTTAATGCCACAAAACGAAAAGGCAATTATACGGTCTTTGATGGATCCAGCAATACCGTTGGACAGTATTGAAATATACGATGCTGACTATGGTACAAATAAGAATTCCTCAATGGAAGGGGAACCGCGGGATTACAAAGAGACAAAGAACGTAGGTACCAACTTTCCGTATATTGAAATTAATAACTATGTCTTTAATCAGGATGAAATTTTGAATTTCAGCATTGATTATACTGGGTTTTTGCCAAAAGTAAGTTTTAAGGTATTTGTAAAAGGGAAAACTTTTCCGTCTGGAGCAATTCCCAAAGATGGTGATCTTGCCTCTGTTTTTATTCGTGCATTAAATGACACCTTTAAGCCAATACGAAATGATTATCGAATTACAAGCGTAACGAGTAAAGGCGCAGATTCCGAAGGTATGTACGGAGCTTATACAATTAACGGTGAATTGTTTGTTCCTCATTTATATGATGAGGTTGTAGTTTCCTATAAAGGAACCAGCTATAATGTTCTAAAAGAAATTGCTAGAGAACTTAAATTAGGTTTTGCCTCCAACGATACTGCAACAGCGGATGAGCAAACCTGGATAAGTCCAAGAACAGATTACCGTGAGTACATATTATCTATTGCGGATCATGCCTGGAAGGACGAGCAAAGCTTCTTTGACGTATTTATTGATGTGTATTACAATCTAAATTTTGTAAATATCAATAATCAATTTAGCGAAGACACTAATGTAGATTTGGCGCTTTTAACCAATTTAAGAATTACCGATACAATGGGAGGCGAAACTACAGAAAAACAGCTAACCGAACTTACGGGACAAACTTCCAAAATTTTAACAAACTGGCCCGACTATAAAGGAACTCCTGGGTTTATACACCGGTACAACGTAAGTAATAAGAGTAACCAGGTAAGTCAGGCTTATGGGTATAAAACATACACACAGTTTTTTGAGCAAAACTCTGAACAATACTGGTCAATCTATGTGGATCCTCTAAATACTGAAGGCGCTGGTGGGAACAAAATTATTCTAAAAGGCCGTACTACAAAACCCGGAACGCCGTCTGAAGACTATTGGAAAACACAGGCTCGTCATGTGTGGATGGGAATTCAATATACCGCGCCCGAAGGCAATGCACATGAAAAATACAATTATGCAAAGCTTTGGAATGATCGAAATAATGTAGAATTGGAAAAAATTACAATTAATATTGATCTTGAAAGAGGCAATTTTAATCTCTACCGGGGTGAACGTATTCCATTGATATTATTTGTAATGAATGACATTCGTCACCAAACAATACTTAATTCGCCTGAACAGGAACAACCTGATGCAATGTACCCTAGCATGATATTGGATAGATTCTACAGTGGCTATTATATGATAGCTGGAATGTCGTTTTCATATTCGCAAGATAGTCCTATTTCATCAATGGGTATGCCTACAGAAGAAAATCCAAGAAATCCGCCAGGTTTTATACATAAGGTTTACTTAACACGTAGAGAATGGCCGACACCGGTATAAAAATATATAGATTACATGAAATTTGCTGATTCACTTACACGGTCATTTTTAGAGCAGTCATCACCAGCATGGCGATCCGCGTATGCAACACAGCGCCCTTCAAAATTTGCGGATTATGAAGATCCTACATATATTGGGTTCTACCTAAAATTTTATGGGTTTAACGAATTACCTACCGGACAGCCAAGTCTTGATACCTGGCCAGGAGGACTTTTATATTCTGAAGATCATCCTGATTCTGCTATTAGTTATTTGAAAAGAATTGGCGAATACACTCGAGCACAGATGGTTAGGGAATTTATTGCCGGGCTAAAAGATATTTCTGAAAAAACTCCTTGGTTTTTTACAAAGGTAAGTGGTCTTGCTGAAATTTGGAAAATTGCTCCAGGAAATAGCTTTCGCGGTAAAGATAAAAAGCTTTCATTTGAAACCCTTGAATCCATTGACTTAAAGATTACATATTTGATGGATTTATACCGAAAGGCAACCTTTGATTCTGTTCATATGCGATGGATTTTGCCAGAAAACTTAAGGTGGTTTGATATGGATCTTGTAATTACCGAAATTAGGAGTATGCAAAGACCTGCAGATCTAGTGGTTCCTACGAATGACCGAAATATTGCGCAGTCGATGAATTCATATAAGAATCCTCTTGATACTGGTCTATTTGGTAATATAAACATACCTGGGCTGGCTGAACAAGGAATTCAGGCAGCAGTTAACGCGGTGCTACCAACAAGTCAGGCAACAACTGCTCTAAGTAATACATTAACCGATGCTTTACAAAGAGACCCTGGAAAGTTTTCGTCGTTCCCTACGTTAATGCAAAATTTTGATTCATTGGCTACTTTTATGGTGTTTTCTTTTTCAGGATGTCAGTTTTCAATAGAAGAGGATTCACCGAGTTATTTTGACTCAATTGCAAAAACTCCGGAAAAAGAGGCGACCAACAAAATTACAATTACAACTCCGATTATCCGGGAATCAAATACGTATGGCCTTCTTGGAGCAATATTACAAGATACGCCAACTGCGTCAGAAAGAAATGATTCAAAAGTGGATTCGCTGTTTTGGAAAAAGACTGGTAATGATGCAAATGACGCAGGAATTCCTTCAAGTGAAATTGGTTATCTCTTAGGAATTAAGAATTCTTCTTTTAACAATTTGCGTGATCAAACAAAACATCAGGATTTGTTAAAAGCAGAAAATGAAAGAAATTCTAGCTTATTGGGTAGACTTGCAGAACAGGCTGAAAATATAGCAGTTGGCGCAGCAAACAATTTAGCAGCCGATTTAGCAGCACGGGTTATTGGAAGAGTATTTTCAAACGCATTTGAGCCAAAGGTTTCACAAAACATTGCAAAACAAGTAGTTTTACAAGCGCCTGAAATACTTACTCAATCGCTTGCACAAGTTGAATTAACCTCGGTTCAGAGCGCAATTTCTTCTGTGGTAAGTCCTACAAATACGGAATTAAGTGGTCCTAATATAGGTTCCGCTTCATCTTCAAGCGTAGAACTTCAGGCTCCACCAGAAAATTCATCAAATGTTTCACCAGTTACTCTGTCCGCCCCTACTATAAATGCGGCAAGTTCTTCTGCAGTTCAGTTAGAAGGTGCAGCTGCACCGTCAGGCGGTGGTGGAAAAGTTCAATTGAGTGGACCTACCGTATCTCCAGCGCAGTCTTCCACTGTAAATTTGCAATCGCCTCCTGTAGGCGCTGCTTCGTCTTCTAAAGTTGATTTTGGTCCTGATAATACTCCGCCTAGCAGCCCATCGGCTGTTGAACTCTCCGGACCGGCAATTGCTCCAAGAGCTCTTTCTGGTGTAGAATTATCCGCACCAAATTTGGTATCAGTATCAGGTACAAAGGTTGATTTAAGTGCTCCACCAACAGGAAATTCTTCTGCAACTAGTGTTCAATTAACCGGAGCAAACCCAGGTAATATCTCTGGTACTACGGTTGATTTGAATTCTGCGCCAAAGAAAGATGCAACTCTTGGAAGTTCAGATTTAGAAGGAGCAGCGCCTGGCCAGTCAGGTTCTACAAAAGTTGAATTGGTAGAACCAACAGTTTCTTCGGATAAACCAATGGTTGTTAACTTGTCAGGAGCTTCAGTATCTGCAATTAATCCTGGGTCCACCGAGTTTCAAAGTGCAGGAATTTCTTCGGCTAAACCAGGATCTACAAATCTTGAAGGAGCTGGCCCAGCAGCAGTAACGCCTGGAAAAACTGTTTTAGCCGGTTATCAGCCAAGTGATAAAGATCCTGGCCGTACTGATTTGGAGGCGTCAAATCCAGCAAACCCAAAATTAGGTGAAGTTAATTTTGAAAGCCCTGAAACAAGTAAAAAGCCGTTAGCACCAGTTAAATTGGTTGCGCCTCCCGCGCCAGAAAAAATATCATCGGTAGAAGTTCCTCTAACAGGACCGATTAAACCAAAGGCTTCCGAAGGATCTGTAGATTTAACCGCACCGCCAACCGACGAAGTTAAAGCAAATTTAGGAAACGTAGATTTAGAATAATATGCCATCAACACAAGAACTAAGAGATCGAATTTGGTTAGGCGAAGTTGTAGAAAACAACGATCCTGAACAGCTTGGTAGATGCCGAATAAAAGTATTTAGTTTATTTGATGAGCTTGAAAATGATGCAATTCCGTGGGCTTTTCCTGTCACAAATACCGTATTTGCAGGAGGCGAAGGCGGATTTGGATCACTATCGATTCCTAAAATAGGAGCAATTGTAAGAATACAATTTTCAGAAGGAAATTTATACTCTCCCGAGTATTATGGCATTCAAACAATTAATCGAGCAATGCAATCAGAAATTTCTGATAGTTATTTAGGAAGCCATGTATTGCTCTATGATGAGGATGAGCAGGTAAAAATCTTTTACACTCCAGGAAAAGGTCTTAATTTATTTCATAAGGAATCGCAAATTATAGTTAACCCAGATAGCAGTATTACAATTGAACACAAAGAGAGTAAAAGCGTAATTGAGTTAATCGGGCCGCGAATTAACATATATGCAGAAGACTCTGTTAATGTTACTACAAAAAACGTAATAATTGATCATACAAATACCGTCGAATTAGGTGCAGGAGCAATTGAAAGAGTGGTATTAGGGGATTCATTTCTGGCTCTTTTTAATTCTCATACACATATTGGAAATATGGGAGCTCCCACGTCTCCACCAGTTATACCCATGACTCCTGTACAACATTTAAGTGGCAAAACTGGTTTGCCTGTAGTTAAAACAATCTAAAAAATAAAATATGCCATTAAACACACCTCTGTTAGCTACTGAATTAGCAGCAGCGTTTCAGTCACTGGAGCCAACAATAAAGGCTTCTCTTCTTGCACACTTTGCAGATCCGCTACCTTTACATACCGCATTAGGCGTTGACGAAGACGAACGTTTAGGCGGAGTTGTAGAAAATACAAAAAACAGCGTGTTTTCGGTGCAAGAAGCCATTGATAAGTGGGCAATTGAAAATGCACCGGGAAATCTTGACACTGTCCAAAAACGTGTAGACTTTAAGAATCAGCTGTGGACTGTTGTTGCTGCCGAGTGGGCAGATTGCCTATCCGCACATATTTCTTCTGATATTGTAAAAGCACTGGTTGCGCAGCTTTCACCTCTATTAGCCGATATTATAGTTACAAATATAAAACGCGCGGATTTAGTGGTAACGATACCACCGGGAACTCTTACAGTTGGAGTCGGAGCTTCCGCTATTCTAAATCCGGTTCCTATTGAACTTACGCTTTCACCTACGTTTTCCGTTCCCGATGCGATTGCTGCCGCAAAAATACCAGTAGTATTTATTGGTGGCATTAAGTAGAATGGATATATAGCTTAGAAACACAAATCAATATGCAAATAAAAAATAACACAGAAATTGTAGACTTTGATTGGGACCTGGCAGTTGCTGAGGATCTTCGAATGAAGAGAGTTCCAAACAAAGATATACTAGCAAAATACAGTGCTAGTGTATGGAGACACGACGCTGGCGCGGAGGACGCGTTTTTAGCGTACGAAAAAGCCTTACCGCAAAACGCAAAAGAACCTCAAATTGGTGAATGCAGATCCATTGTATCTGTTGTAAGTATCAATGAAAAAGAGATGGTAGTTACCCTCTCAGGAATGGTGGAAGCGGTTATTCAATTAGAAAAGGAAAAGCCATTTTTCAGAAATATCGAAATGGACCAGCATTCTTTTTACGAATGGATGCAACAGGAAGGTTCACGCGACGCTTTTGTAGCAAACGCTAACAGAAAAGCTACAATTGAAACTATTAAGCCGTTTACTATTGCCTCCTTAAGTAAAGGATATGCTGATGGTATTCGCAGAGAATTCTTTGAACAAATTGCAAAACCTACAAATGCTTATTATGCAAAAATAATTAGCAGAAACGGAGGTGGATTCCTTGTAAACGTAAATGGCGTAGAAGGGTTCTTACCAGGTTCGCTTGCTGCTGCCAACGTAGTTAGGGATTTTGATTCCATGTTAGGCAAAGAAGTTGCTGTAATGGTAGAAGATTACCTAAAAGATTTAGGTGCCTTTGTATTTAGCCATAAAAAGTATTTGAACTACATTTTACCTTCAAAAATTGAAAGCCTTAGTACTACTGAAAAATATGTAGGTACTATTACTGGAACTGCTAAGTTTGGTATTTTTGTTGAATTTAGCGAAATCTTCACAGGATTGATTCATACAAGTAAGATGACACCCGCAATGCGTGAAGAATTCAAAGAAGGCAAATTCAAAGCCGGCGAAGAAATCTCTTTCTGGATTAAAGAAATTACTGCTGACAAAAAGATTATACTTACCGATGAAGATCCCAGTATTCGCATGAAAGAAATTGAGGATTTCAAAGAAAAGAATCTTGGAGTAATTACAGGTGGTGAAGTTGTATCAATTCAGCCGTTCGGTACATTGGTAAAACTTCAAAAAGATATTGTAGGACTTATTTCACAAAAAGAAACAAAAAATAAAAAGAAAAAATACGTTGTAGGTGAGAAGGTTATGGTAACTGTAGACAGAGTACACAACGATAAAATTTTCTTGACCATCCCAAATGAAGATTAAGAAAAGCTATCGCCCAGAAGAGGTTCTGGAAGCCGGTAAAGTTGGAATTGAATTTGAATTCTATTCAAACTTTAAAGATGTACAGGAAACTGCACGTTCAATTTCCAAGTTTATTGGAAAACGCGTAGTTGTACCGTACGCGCTTGGTGATATTAATAAGCCAAAGCCTCTTTATCATTCGCCAATCCAGCCAACTGATAGCGTTTTCAAATTGGAGCCAGATTATTCCGGTGGACTTACCATGTGTGAGTTGGTAACCGGTCCTATGAAATATACGGAAGCCCGTAACATTATCATAAAAATGTTTGAATGGATAAGTAACAATGGTTATACAAACGAGAGATGCTCAATACATGCCAATGTTTCTATTGATCCGGTTAAATTACCTACATTATTTGACATTAAAGATACAAATGTTCTAAAATTTATACTTTCATTTGACGAGGACCGTGTATACAGTGTTTTTCCAAAAAGAAAAGACTCTGTATATGCAAGAAGTATTCGTGAAATTCGTGCCAATAAAGCAAATTTCTTTGTTTCACCTAACAGCTCAGTTTACAGCAAACAAACATTTGCAACCCCTGCCGAAAAGTATTACGGTGTTAACTTTACCAAATTAGAAAAAGGCTATTTGGAATACCGTTATATGGGAGGCGCTGACTATGAAAAGAAAACCAAGAAAATTTTGGATTTGATTGAGTATTTTATTCAGCATATGCACGCTACTCTTAATTTTGTAGAATATACTAGCGGTGAAAAACGTGAATTGGAAAAACTGGTAAAGAAGCAAAATAAAATTGCTGAAGGGTTTGTAAAGTACTGCCATTTCAAACAAGCGTTCCCAAAGATTAAGGTAACACTTGATATGAATGATGATAATGAAGTCATTGAAAGTGTTTGGGCAAATTTAAGAGATAAACTCTTTGAGGTTATTATGACCGGCGGAATGGAAAAAGGCGAATTTAATTATGATTCTGAAATTGGTACATTTCAGTTAAAAGATAGCAAACTTAGAAATTGCCGTTTAATTGACATGGAATTTGTTAACTGTGAAATTGAAGGTGTAGTTGAAAGAGGAACTTTTTACAACTGCGAAATAAAAAATAGCCGACTAACCTTTTGTACATTTTCAAAAGGAAATACCGTTAACTTTTCAAAAGTTGCAGAATGCCCGTTACACGTAGGAAATGTTCTAAATGATTGTTTTATTGAAAACAAAACAAACATTATCAATTGTGAAGTTAACCGTGGTGTTATTCGTAACGGAGAAGTTGGAAAGCTTGCAAAGGTATCAAAAGAAACTCTTATTGTTGAACAAATTGAACCAACCGAAGCATCTGGAAGCTATAAAAATGCTGAAAAAGGTGCTAAAGAATCCGACAAGGAGGATAAAAAGAAAGAAAAGAAATAATGGCTAAGTCTCATAAGGCGCATCCTAAATGGAGAAATCGTGCAAATGCATCTAAAAAAAGAAAGCAAATGCAGGCAAATCTTGAAATTTTGAAAGCTTTGAAAAATGAAACACGTTAAAACATTTGAGTCCTTCTTAAATGAGGCGTCTCTTCCATTTGATATTGAAAAAAAGCTTAGGCTTAATGGAATAACTTTTGAACTTGATGAAGAACGCACAGAAGAAAATACTGATAATCGTTTTGATTTTGCTGAGGTTTATGTTGGAAATGACAAACGCGCTGGATCGGAATGGGTTATTACTGTAGGAGAAGGCGGAGGGTTTTTTTATATTGAAATTGTAGAAAACGAAACTGTTTTGTGGAGTCATAAATATCCAAGAAGTCAGAAAAACTATTTTGACCAGGATTGCATGAATAGTCTTGGGTTTATTCCCGAGCTATAAAAAAAGTTTAATAAATGACTAGAGGCGAACTAATAGAAATTGTAAATAACGAGATCACAGGATCTTGTTCTTTGCCGTATTCTGTGCCTGAGCGTGAGATGAACCGTATTATAGACCAGGCTCTAAATTGGTTTTATGTTAATTACGGGCCGGCGGTAGAAACACAGTATTATGTAATAACAAAGGACTGGTTTCAAACTCCAGAATTTAAGGCAACCCGTTCAATTCTTATGCCAGATTGCGTAGTTTCTGTTTTTGAAATCCGTGAAATACAAGGAGCTGGCCGTTTAGGAACCATAGATGCTGACTTTTATGATAATCGTCTGCTTGCCGCTGAATTGTTTTTGTCTCCATTTGCCTCTGATGATTTAGTTCTCAGAGCAGCACAGTATTCATATTGGGATCTTACGCAAGCCTTTATTCTTGAACGTGTATCTTATGACTTTAATCGCAATACCAAAAGGCTAAAAATTATTGGTAGAAATCCAAAACGAAATTGTTCTGTGCAAACCTATGCCAAGATTGAAGAAAACAAACTTTATGATGACTGGTTTTTTCAACGTTGGGTAACCGCGCAAGCAAAGATATCTTTGGGTAGAATTTTAGGCTTTTTTACATATAATCTTCCAGGAGGAGTACAGGTAAATGCTGATACCATAAAAGAAGAAGGTAAAGAGGAACTAGAAGAAATCAAACAAAAGATTGATGACGAAAACAGCCCAGACTGGTTCTACATATTCCATTAATGCTTAAAGAACTCTACATAATTAACCAGCTTGAACCTGGTTATGAACCGAATAAAATTGATGAGCGCGATTCGGTTAAAACTCTTTTGCAAAAAATTAAAATGATTCTCTTTACCAGAAAAGGGGATATTTTAGGTGATCCTAATTTTGGTTTAAGTTTAGAGGACTTGCTTTTTGAATTTGGGTTTAGCGCAAATGAGTTAAAGAGAAAATTTGATGAACAAGTAGCCGCTTATGTCACAGAGGCGGGTTATTTTGACTTAAAGATTGAAGTAAATTTTGTCCCGGGAACTGTCAGGGATTTAGCCTACATTGATATATATGTTAATGGATCCAAGGCCTTTGGCCTGGTTGCAAAATAACATAAACACTATCAATGTTAGAGATTTTTAAGCTTACGAGAATAACGTTTGAGCAACTCTATCAGGACGCTAGAACTTTTTTACAGGCAAAGTATGAACAAGCAGATCAGGTATTCAGCACTGCAAGTCCTTACGGTCAGCTTTTACAAGTAATTCTAGATCTTGGAAGACTTCTTTTTTACTATATAGAAGACAGCATAAATGAGTTAAACATTTATACCGCGCAGCGTCCCAATTCTATCCGAGGACTTGCACGTATTGCTGGTCACAATCCTACCCGACCTATTGGAGCGTCTGGTACATTAAAGTTAACTTACAGTGGAGCAAAACTTGATATGTACGGTAATTCGGTTATCATACCTAATTATACTTCGTTGCAATGTAAAACAAACGGTTTAACCTATACAGTAGTTTTAGATCAGGACGTAGTTACTCTTGAGTTATCTGGCAAAAACTCCATAGAGGTATCAGTAATACAAGGCGTTATTGAAGCGCAGTCGTATACTGGAACTGGTGAGGCTTTGCAATCATTTACAACACTGCCAAAAAAGAATTTCAATATTGACAACAATTTTGTAAAAGTATATGTAAATAACGAGGAATGGCCAAAATACGAGTCCCTGTACGATATGGTGTACGAAACACCTGGCGTTATCATCAAAACCGGAATAGACTCCGGAATCGACGTTTACTTTGGAAACGGCTACTTTGGGAAAAATCCTCCGTTAGGAGCCGTAATACGGGTGGAATACTTAACTACCTCCGGAAACTCTGGAAACATTATTGTGGACGACTCTCCAAGTTTCAAATTTTTAGATGAAGGGTTTGATATTGCAGGATCTGAAGTAGATCTTAATAAAGCGTTAAATATCCAAATGGAGGTTCCAATTAATTTTGGAACTGATGCAGAACCTATTTTCTTAACAAAGCTGTTGGCGCCAAAAACAAGTAAAGCCTACATTTTAGCAAATGTTGATAATTATGTTTACTTTTTGCAAAAGTTTAATTTCTTTTCAGTTATAGATGCGTTTACCACACTAAATGATGATGATATTACTGATGACAATGTGGTGTATCTCTTCTTAATTCCTGACGTAAACAAGCGAAAAAAATCTTCCGATGATTATTACACCATTCCTCTGGATTTGTTTAAGCTCAGCAATATTGAAAAAACAAAGATATATGATTTGATCGAAAAAAGCGGTCAAAAACTTATGACTGTAGTTAACAAAATTATTGATCCTATATTTAGTAGATACGTAATGTTTACAAATATCACGGCATACGAAGGCTTTAATAAAGATGTTATTAGGCAGCAAATCATAACAAAAACTTCTGACTATTTTTTAGCTAGCAGAAGAAGAGATCGTATACCAAAATCGGATCTTATTTCCGTAATTGAATCGGTAGAAGGCGTTGATTCGGTAAACGTATATTTTGTGTCGGAAAAAAATGAAGAGTTCAAAAAGAACCCTGACAATTCAAATAAGCCAGATATTGGTCTTGACGATTTTGGTGACATCATTATAGGCAAAGGTGAAATTGCAATTGTTAGAGGTGGCTGGGCAAATCGTTTTGGCTCATACTTTTCACCGGGAATTGAAGCAGGCAAATACAGTACTCTAAACATTACATTTTCCAAAAAAGATACTCCAAGAAATCTTAATATGGAATTTCATAGATCTGAGGTAACTAACATTAAGAAGAACTTATGATTATAGAAGAAACTCCTAAATCCGGTCCTCATTTAGATCGTCCAAGCTATTACAATTGGATGATACATCAGCAGGACTCGCTAAAAAACCAAGGATTTGACTATGAAAATCGTTTAATGGGAAAGATAATTTCAAAATATATGTTAGTTGATCCGCGTAAAGAATACACTTTTTTACGGTTTCAGACTCTTTTAGTTTATCTTATTGATGCTGTTGGAAGCATTAAAAAGGCGTTTAATTATACAGTGCCAAAAAACCATAGAATGCGTACCTAATGATACTTACTTCCAGACTAAATTTCTTTGACAAAAAAGGAAACGAGCTAAATTTACAACCGGATTTAGCGGTAACAGTTACTGTTGTAGAACCTGCAACAGCAGCAACAAATGGGTATGGCGCAAGCTTTGAAGTTTTTACTAATAGAGAAGGCCATATTGCAGCACTTGAAATACAGAGCGGCGGTTTTAATTATGATCCAAGTGGCCAAACCTTTTTGCGATTTACAAACATTAATGGTTATGTATGGGATAGTGATCCTGCAGATTTAAGTATTGATTTGGCTACGGGTACAATTACCGGATTTGATGGTTTAACCTACACCGGGTTTTCTGATTGGAAAACTGGTAATTCCGGGTTTCAATATCCTGCAACTTCTTGGAAAGGCGAAACTTATTTTGATAGAGTATCTACAGGATTGGTCGAAAACCAATCAATTTTCATTACCGAGAAAATGATTCCTCTAATAGGAGAATCCACAGGTGCTCCTCTGTATTCGTATCCTAGAGCAGACGAAGGACCAAAAAATTGGGTAGGTTCTTTTAGCAGTACTCGTAACAATGTAATTCCTAACAATTCAGATTCTTACTCAGGAAGAGTTACAGTAATGAAGTATTCTTTTACTGCTAATTCCTCTGCGGGCGATGATAAAATTTATGCAGTATCTGTAACTTCTCCTGTAATTACTCTAGAAGTGGGTATGGTTCTTGAAGGAACAAATGTTCCAGCAGGTACTACAATTTTAGAAATTATCAATTCAACCACAATAAGAACTTCACATACATTTACCGCAAACGGACCGATAGCTTCTCTTCAAGCGTATAAAAAGCACGGGTTTGTTGCAGGAATGAAAATACGTATTGCAAATGACACAAATCCTATTGCAATTAATGGCGTATTTGATGTAACTCAGGTGTCAGACACATCGGTATTTTTTCAAACAAATTCTGATATTGGTATTATTGCTAATACAATTTTTGCCACCGAGGAAACTTATTTTAGAGCGGTTCCGCAATGGAAAGGATCTGTTCTTGGCGTTGAACCTGAAATTTTTCTTTTTACAGTCACTTATGGAGAAGATTATCCGTACATAACAAAGTCGGAATCACTAATGATTCCACCAGTGGATGGAGATTATGATGTAAACTTTACCAATCAAATAGCAGATTTTTATACTTTAGGTTCAAGCGGTTCTCCGGTTAATGATAATGAATTGCAGTATCGTATTGCTGCAATGAATGTGGAGGAGAAAATGATGCAATATCATTTTGGTTTTTCTGCAGGAACCGAAGGAGTATACAATAAACTTTTTGTTTTGCAGGATGTAACCTTTCCGTACAATCCGATTTTGCTTGCACAGGTATTTATGATAGGCGAGGCAGAAGGAGAAGACGCAAGGCTTGGAAGACTGCTACAAAATTTTGGAAGGGATGTTACTGAAACGCAAGAATTAATTATGCGTGACAGTAATGTGTATGAAGATCTTCCCGACTATTCTTTATTGAATAAGAAGAGAAAGGAAATGCTTTTGCAAGGCGATGAAATATGGCCTTACATGGGTTCGTATAAAGGTATCGTAAACATTGTTAACTGGTTTGGCTATTATGATTTGCGAATTAAAGAGTATTGGCTAAATGTAAACAAAGATGATGTTTACTATGGAAAATACAAACAGATACAAATCCCGTTTCAACTACAGGAAAGAGGTGTTCCGTATTCAAGTATTGGAATGCTGCCTAACAAGGTTTACAAAAAGACAAATAAATTTGGTCTTTTTTATGATCTAAATAAAGAAAACGGAGTACTTGATGAAAACGGAGTTCCTCTTACAATTGATGCGTTTCAGTACAGCAATGAAGAAGTTTTAATTAAGCTCTTTGCTCTTAAGCAGTATTTGTCAAATAACTTTTTGCCTCTAAGCGCAAGAATTGTAGATATTGTAGGAGAAGGCGTATATTATGAAAGATATGCTGCTAATACCTGGAATGACCGAGTACAGGGTTTTGAATTTATTGCTACACGAAACGTAGATTTTACTGCTGATGAAGATCGAGTAAAACTTATTGATGCGCGGGAATACGATTCTACGGCGTCAGCAAAGGTAATGGTTCCTGGGCAAAACACAATTGGTAGCTTTTATTCTACATACAACATCACAGGAATTACTATAAATTCATCCGCTGCATTTGATCGTATACCAAACATAATACTTTCATCTTCTACCTCAGCAAGTCCTTCACAGATATGGCAAGGATCTGCGTACGTTACAGCGTTTCCCGGTACGTATACTTTAAGTGGAAATTCAGTAGGAGGATCTGGTTATGCGGTAAATGACATTATCGTATTAAATGGTGGAGTATTTTCAAATCCTATTCGACTTAGAGTTGCTGCGGTTACCGGAGGAAGCGTTACATCAGTTACGGTGCTAAATAATCTTAATCAGGATAGCCGATATTTGCAATTACCTCAAGCATTTTCACAGTTAAGTAGCTTAACATATACAACGCTATACGGAAATGCTGCTTATGTATCAGGTTCTGGAACCGGGTTTAAGCTTGCATATGATGATATTAATTATTCCTTGGAAGGCGTAAAAACTACTACCATTGGTAAAGGATATCCAGTTCTTTCAAATTATACACTAACTGCAATAGATCCGGTAACCTCTGCTACACCTGCAATAACATATGACATTGCAAAAACACTGGTACCAGGACCAAAGGTTGGCTATTTTGATGGCGTTCCAGAAACAGGAAATACCAATGAAAGTGGAGCACCGGTTGCGGCATTTGTGGATCTGACTGCTTTAGGATTTGAGGTTACCTGGGATGAAATGGCGTTTAGCTGGAACGATTTATGGAGCGCGGAAGATGGCAGCCTAAATGTATACATTGATGATGATCCTATAACTTCAGGGGCAGTGCTTGCGGTGGAAATTGTATCGCAAGGAAGCGGCTATTCATTAACGCCTTCAATTGAATTTGTAGGAGGTGATGGTATAGGAGCCACCGCGGTAACTAAATTAGAAAACGGTAAATTACAAATAATAGAGGCAACTGCTACAAGCATCAGCGTGCTTAGTCCTACAACTTCAAGAATTTTTACTACATTTAACGTTGCTCCACAAACACAGCCGTACAATGTGGGTTCAATGGTAGTAGGTGATGGTATTCCAAAGCCAACTGTTATTACGAATGTAGATCCTGTAGGAGCCTACATTGATGTTACTTCTTTTACCACAAATTTTTCAAATCCAAGTCCTCAAACAATATATGTGCATGAAGGTGCTAGATTAACCGCTGGCGGAAACGGGTATTTGTACTCTCCGGGAGCAAAAATTTACGGCGGGCACACTTCTGTTTTGTATACATGGGATGAAATTGGCCGTGGTAATTTTTACGAAATGGAATGGAAAGTGGATTCCGAATACGGAACTCCTACATTTACATATACTTCAGGCAGAAGCAGTATTGATAACCACTTAAATCATAGGGTTGCTCTTCCGTACAAAGGGTTTTACCGTGTAGAACTTATAGTATATGACACCGATAATAACTGGGTTAATGAGATAAAAAGAAACTACATTGAGGTTTATATGCCCGAGGCAATTTCTTCTTATGCCACCAGATTTATAGGTCCATCATACAAACCAGGTCTTCCACACAAAGATGGAAACGCGGGTTCGGATTCAAATATATTGCAGCTGGAACAAAATTGCGTTGATACTTGGGATGAAGGAATTTTTATGTGGGATGAATTCTGGGGAAGATGGGTAAACCCTATCAAAACCTGGACCGCATGGGATGACTGTGATATACTCTGGGACAGCCTATATGTTTCTCCGCTTTCACGAGAAAACAATTGGAATTTTCCAGTGAATCCTCTAAAGGAAGTGTATCGCGTAAGTGCGTATGATAATAAAATAGGAAATGTTTCTTCATTTAATTCTGCAACGCCTTCGGTAATAATTGCTTTAACGGATGAACAAGCACGGCCTCTTCCACAAGCAGGCGAATGGATTTTCTTTAGAAGAGACGGAAATACTTTTCAAGGAGAGGTTGTTAGCTCTTCTATTACCGGAACCAACATTACAATTGTTTTAGACTCTGGATTTACATGGCCACAGAATTTTGAGGTGAGTCCAACTTCTTGGGAATGCCTTCGTGAAATTGGAAATACTGTGATTATTAAGGATGATCTCTATACACCAGACAATGGAAAAACTTTAACTCCTGGACAATATGTAAGATTACAAGGAAACAATGATACTCCTCTAAATAACAGCAGAACTCTTAAGTCTCAGCCTCCGTACAAATGGGGAATTCCAATTAATAGTAAAATTGCAGATCCAATTTCTGGAGATGACTCGGGAATAGAACTACTTAATTTTGCAAATGACTCTTTTGTAGGTAGAGAATGGGTAAACGGCCAAATTTACAAATATCGAAATTTGACCGGGCCTAACGGAAATTTGTTAGTAACTCCATGGCCTACAAATTCCGCAGTAACTACAGCGGTAACTCTAGAAAAGTTAGAAAGCCCTACAGAATTTAACTGGGGTAACCGGGCAATGTTTTACATTAATACATCTGGAAGCGGAACCTATGTTACAACAGCAGATCCGTTAACTGAAATTCGTCCAGGGTTTACTGAAATTTCTCTAATTGTGGGCGAGGCTAATGAATACTATACAGAGCTTCGTTCAGCATCTCTAAGCAATAGTACGCAAGAGGCAAAAATGGTAGCTCGTGATACTCCTTCAAATAAAGAACTTTGGGTTTACGGAAATGGGGTAACCGTGGATATTGTCAATACCGTTACTATGACAACCACTAGTTTTACGGTGGCTGGACCTGGCACTATTGATGGTATGGTGTACGTTCCAGGTGCTGATTGTATGTATTGCTGGGAATTTGGGTCAAATAGGCTAACACGGATTAACTGTGCAAGTTTAGCTATCAGCCTGGTGGTAATCTCCAATGCCCAACCGGCAAGTACCGGAGCTAATCCTCTTATGATTAGAAATGTTAGTTATATTGGTGGAACGGTAAATAAAATATATGTGTTTTATTTTGATCCTGCATTTACGTCTGGACCTGGTATTGCTGGTTTGTCCGTAATTAATCCATCAACAAATTTACAAACATATGAAAGGACTTACACTGGAACCGCAACAGGACCTTTTTACAATGCTACAAATTACGTAAACTTTTTTGGTACCGCAAATCTAAGCGCTTCTAGATTAATCATAGGTAATAACGTTTTGCCAGGCTATTATGCGATTAACTTGGATCCAACGACCTCAAACGTTTCTAACGTGTCTTCAGCGAGCTTTCCTTTATACGGGCCAGGCACATTAAAAGATTACGCGGAGTCTACCGTTAATTTTTGGTTTTTGGCCGCCAATTCATCCATGCAAATGAGGCTTTCAAAAAGACCGAATTTGGCATGGTCAACTGCGACAATCAATACTACTTTATTAAATAGGCCAATTCCTAAAAAATTAGCGTATAATGCAAATACAAATTCTTTATATGTTTCTTATGAAAATACCGGTGAAATAGAAGTATTTCCTCTTTCAAGCACTTCTTCCGGTCAAACGCCAATTGCGCCTGTACAGTATGAGCCTTCAACAATTTCTCCAGGTATGCCGATAACTGATTTAACCTATTGTGGAAGCAATGTGTATGCTGCAGCTGTAAAATCTTCAACAGGTGAAAGAAGCGTAATTGAAATTTCCAATTCTACGGAATTTGTTCCTACAAGTGTAGTATACGAACAACATTTCCGTACAATTAATATGTACGAAGTTACCAGCAACCAAGGGCATCCATGGGATATTTGGTCAGATTCTCCTTCAAGTGTTGTGGCAATTGAAGCCGCAACTATTGATGGGAAAGAAATGAATGAGCTAGAAGGCCTTTTGCAGGATTATTTAAGCAATGGATATAAAACTTGGATTGAATACAAATATGATGTGTTTCCAACAAGAACATTTTCTTCGGCAAATTCTTTGAGTAACTTAGAGATTACAATGGATTTCAATACGCATCCAATATATCCTGCATTTGAAAGTTCAACTCAATTCCCTGCAGATACTTCAACCGGGGAAGGCTGGTATTACGATCATGGAATTTCAGAAGGCGATTTTTCTTTAAGAGTGGAAAATGTAGGACAATTAGGAAATACCGGTTGGAGCATATTAACATTAAATGATGATGATCAAGAACTTTATCGTTGTGACTCTACTTTTGAAGAATCTGCTACTGATTTTGATGAAGACTACGCAGAAACACATTTAGGTACAAAGACTGCTTGGGATGAAGCAGTTACTCTGAATTGGGAAAACTCATGTTCACAAACCTGGACCACGCTTGACTGGAACTATACGCTTCCTGCAAGCACGCGTATCGCGGTAGATGATGATTCAAATTATGCAGGCCAGACTATTCAATTTAATGAAGATATTCCGTATGAAATTGATTTGTCAGGGTGTCCGCCCGACGCTTCTGTCGTAACAACATATATGTCAGACCTGTTAAACAATAATTTTTATGATCCCACCGGAACCATAAAAAGAAATGAAAACCCAGGTCTTTCCAAATTTTATTACAATGTAGAAGAGCGAGACGGCCAACACATATATTACGGTGTGTTTTCTTGGGGGAATCCTGCAAACAATATTATGTTTGGAGATACTTCTTCACTCACAGGCTTATTACAAGGAAGCTCAATACAAGCAGAAGGCATTCAACCTGGGTGGTACGTTTTTAATAGTTCGCCTACAAGTATATTGATAGGAGCAACCTCTGCCGCCGTAGGATCTAGACCATGGATCCCGGCATGCGTAATACACGGAAATCTTGAATCCAATAGCAGAGTTATTACTAATATTGTAGGTTATAGAGACAGTTTACCTCTTGGAGGGTATATTTACGATCCAAATACTTCCAGCGTAATAGGCGAATTTGGGCCAAACATTGGACAGATTGTACGAGAAAACGGATTTGTTAAAAGTATTACTCTGGATCAAGTAGCAGGCGTAACAAGTAATTATATGTGTCTTGAGGTTTATCCATACAGAAGTTCATTGGTAAAAATTGTACGTGATAGCGGTCTTGTTAATGCAAATTATTATGTTACAGTACAGGGGAAAACTCCAGGAACAGATTTATTAGGATATACCAATTTAGGTCTTCCAAATATTGATATGAGTTTCTATCAAAACTACGCATTTATTACACAAAACAAATACAGCAATGGTGGTAACACTCTGCCGTTAGGAAATTTCTTTAACTGGGTAAAAGACTGGAATAGTTTTTATGGCGGCAGCCTGGATAGTAGTCTACTACAATTTGCTGCACCTTATCGCGCTCCACAGGTTTTCTTACAGGAATCCGGTCAGCCGTATAATCCGTCTTTTGAAAACTATACAAATGACGAGGACTACTACGGCTTTTACGCAAGAAATTCCTGGAATTCTTACAATTTTGAAACGTTTAGGCCTAAAGCCCTGGTTAAGGTATACAATTCTGCAGGAGTTGAAGTACTTTTCAGCCCGTCTGCCGATATTACAATTACCGAGTATGATGATTTTTGTTTCATTACTCCATTAACAACAACGGTTCCCGCAGTATCATCTGGAGATTATCTTAAAATTTATATTGCCGATACCGATGGCGATGGAGAAAGCCAAAGTTTTGAATGCGTTTTAGTGGACAAAACTCGTGGAATACTTGGAAAGACCGCTGTATATTTTAGCGCAGATTACTCAGAAGATCCCGCATTAATTTATGACTATAATAAATATGAGTTGACAAATGTGGTAGTTCAAACTTCAGGTGGAACCCTATATGAGGGAATGTATCTTGGAAATACCAGCACAACTACCTTTTTTGAAAATAGCCGAACCGCAATAAATTCTGTAAATGATAACATTTTGTATACAAACGGCCCTCAAATTGCCGGTTCCGGTAGCAGTTCTACTTTTTATGCGTATGTTCCTTTAAGTCTTCCATTTAAGTTTCAGCCTACAAATTCAAAAATTTGGAGCAGAACTAAACAATGGCAGTCAATGAGACTTTTGTATGAAGATTCTATTAATTCTGCGTTTACATGGGAAGATTCCACTATTGGTGTAGCGGAAAAGAAAATTCCTGCTGGCGCTTCGGTGCTCTTTACTTCTGACGCGTCGGATATTGCAGGCAAAACTTCTTATCGATGGAATTTATACCATGATGGCACTAAAGTATGTTCTGTAATTGATCCGTCATTCCTTTGGACATTTATGGAAACTGGTTTGTATGATTTAGAATTAAGTATTACCGATAGTAATGGAAATACTCAGACTAAGTACAATCCAAACTATCTAGAAGTTTACCTAGCAAACTGAGATAAATAAAACAAAATTATGAACGAGGCCAATATCAAAGGTACCAAAGCAGGAAAACTTGCCGTTTTCGATTTGGATGACACCTTAATCATATCTTCTGCAAAAATTCAAGTTCTTAATCGTAAAGGCGCGGTTATCAAATCGCTAACTCCCGCGGAATTTAATTTCTTTAAGATGGATCCTAAAAAGCATTCGCTTTCTTTTAGTGATTTTGAAAGTATTGATGTACTCCGTGAAGCAGAATTTATTACGCATGTAATGGAAAAATTGAAAGACTATTACAAAAAAGGCGTACATGTTTGTATACTTACAGCACGGTCTTCTTCGAGTATGATTAGAACTTTTTTCCTGGAAAATGGTATTGATATTCACCCGGACCTAGTTATTGCAGTTAATGATCCTAAATACGGATTCAAAGGCAGCATTGCTCAGAGAAAATCTGAGGCACTTCGTGGACTGATAACCGATGGCTACCACGATTTTATCTTTTTTGACGATAACCAAGAAAACCTAGACCACGCAAAGGAACTCGAGAAAGAGTCTGATGTTAAAGTGGAAACAGTAAAAGTATAGATGGCAGCAAGAAAAACAAAGCAGGCTACTAAGCCTGAGGCAGTTCAGTACGAACAGCCAGCAACAGTCAAGGTAAATTTCCTTGCAAAAACTGAAAACCAAAGGCTGCTAAGCAGACTCATTCACAAAAAGGATATCGTAATTTGTGGAGGACCAGCCGGAACCGGTAAAACCTATGTAGCCTGCGCAGAGTCTCTTAAACTCTTAGCAGACAACAATAATTTTTACAAAAAGATTATTATTGCAAAAAGCGTTACCGTAACCGAAGGAGAAGATGTAGGATTTCTAAAAGGAACATTGAAAGATAAAATGGAACCAGTGATGGAGTCCTTTTTAGATAACTTTCATAAGATCATTGGAAAAGAGCTTACTAATAAGTTAATGGAGAAAGAAGTAATTCAGATACTTCCATTAGCCTATATTCGCGGAAGATCCATTGATAATACAATTATCATTTTAGATGAGGCTCAAAATGTTTCCTTAAAAAACATGAGAACTGCCATGACCCGTATCGGTGAAGACAGCAAAATGGTTATTATTGGAGATACCAAACAGATTGATCTTAAAAATAAGAAGTTGTCATCTCTTGAAGTGGTGATGGACTTATTTAAGGAAAAATCGCGATTTGGCGTAATGAGTTTTGTAAAAGAGGATATTGTAAGAAATAGCATCATCATTGAAATCGAGGACGCCTTTGACGAATACGAACTCAAGATTTCTGGAGGTAGCTCTTCCGCTCCCACCACTCCTCTCCATAGTTAACAGTAATCTCTTCGCCTGCGGCGATTTCTCTTAGAGACCGTATTCCAACGGTATTGGGTTCGGGCAGAAACACAAATTCCGCAGATGGGCAATCTGAATGGTTGTATAGGCCTACCCATCCTAGCGGAAAGAGAACCCGTTCTCCTGGCCAACCTATTCCGTATTGATCCAGCACCAATTCTTCTGGTGGGATTCCATCTGATGTTAAAATGTAATAGCATAGCTTGAGTATTTCAAATGGGACAGATATTCCAGGAGCGGATTCTATAAGTACTCCTAACTGTATATCTTCATCCGCGTAAACGCCCCAACCATGTATAGAGGAACGGTCTACGCGGATCTTTTGGTGTTGACCTATTTTCATTAAAGGGATTTCAGTTCTTTAAGTTTTTGCAAAACCCATGAATAATTAGTAGTTCGAATATCGATAAGCTCGGTTTTATCCCAGATCCAGTTTTTTGCTTTCCCTTTTACGTAGTGATTTCCAAAATTTTTATCCAGATTATTTGCCCAGGCTTTTTCTCTGCGTTTAAGAGTTTCTTCTCTCTCGGCAGCGGTTTTTGTATCTCCATAGTTTACAAGACAAAATCCCGACGATTTTTTGATATTTGTATCGCCTACAAAATAGTCAGCCCACAAAGATATGTTAGGTGAGTACTTTTTTATTCTGACCTGAGTTCCGTAATCGCTATAATAAAAAAACTTTTCAAACATATGTAAGTCTGAGTTTTCACCGGTATTGTGAAAGTTTAAAGTTTTATTATTTATGACAGTATAGCCTTGCCGATCCGCTTCTTCTATATCTTTTCTAATTCCATTTGGAGAAAAAAGAAATTCATCAGCGCCCATATAAATTATCCAATCAGGCTTAATAGCATGAACAGTTTTAATGAGTTCATCCTGGAGCTTATTTAGGTGAAACTCGCCATTTGTATCAAATTGATGGCATGAAATGCCTTGCTCCAATAAGCATTCCCATGTGCCATCATTAGAAATATTGTCTATAATATAGAGATCAATATTTTCATTTTTGCACCATTGTTTTTTTAACTTAATGAAATTAATTTCATTGAAGGCAAAAGATATGGCTAGAATTTTTGTCTGCGCCATTTAATTATTTTGTGCAATCTGACTTTAATTCGGCAGGAACTTCACCCATTTTTTCTGCAAAGAATGGAGGAATCTTTCCGCAAGTTTTGCAAAGAATAACTTCAGCGGCAGCAAATTCTTCATTACCGGTGGGCGAAATAAGTGGAGATACTCTCTTAAACATAGTAGAGTAATCATATAATAGATTGCCTTTTTCACATGCGTGCCAAGGGGCGTCAGACAAATCAAGTCTGCTTTGTGCTTGAGCCATAGCTCTTAAGTCTTTATCGTTCATATTAGTTGGTTGTTAGTGCTTAGAATATAGTTCATTCCTACCTTCTTCCGATATCTATTTTATACACATCTGGAAAAAGGTTTTGGAAAACTTTATACAATCCCAGTATAAAAGAACTAAATAATAAATTCATAATATGTATTCACGGGAAAAATTTAAGAAATTCTTGTTCTTCGATATCGAAACATGCGGTCAACGCAAGCATATGTCGCAGCTGGTTGAAGACCGCGGAGAAATTGCACGAGAAATCTTCGCAAAAAAGAGTAACCGACTTCAAAACGGAAAAAGCTGGAAAGGAGATCCTGACCATGACTTCTTAGAAAATGTAGCGCTTTTTCCAGAATTTGGTAGAATTGCTTGCGTTTCTTATGGAATCTGGAAAGATGGCGACTTTCAAATCCAAAGCATTGCTGATGAAAATGAAACGGTGCTCTTGAAAAAAGTTGCAAATCTTTTTCATAAAGCAGATTCTGCTGGCCTAATACCAACCGGTTGGAACATTAAAAACTTTGACGTTCCATGGATTGTTCGTCGTCTCTTAATGAACGGAATTCAGGTTCCTAATTGCTTAAGTTCTTATGAGAAGAAGCCGTGGGAAATGAACATTTTTGATATGAAAGAAATGTGGAAAAGCGGTTCTTCTCTTGATGTAACATTTGAGGAAGCCTGTTTTGGCATGGGAATTCCTACTCCTAAAGATGATATTGATGGCAGCGTGGTACATGGAGTATATTGGGACGGCCAAGTTGATCGAGTTGTCGCCTACTGTGAAAAGGACGTTAAGGCCATGATACAACTTGCCGAAAAGATTTTTTACATTTATCATCCACAAACAATTCAAGAAAACATTTTGTAATGCCAGAATTAGCCGAGGTTAAAATCATGGGCGACTTTATTAATGCAGTTGCCGCCAATCAGTTTTTTGAACAAATTGAAAAATCAACAGTGTCAAAAGTAAAGACAGAGCTGGATCCTTTCGGTGGAGCCGTTTTTACGGTAAAAGCCGAAAGCCGTGGAAAGGAGTTAAAACTTATTTTAGAGCTGATTGGAGGTGGACCTGCAGGAGAAGACATTCGAAATTTAATGGTGACCTTAGGTATGAGTGGATCCTGGGCTATGGTTCGGCATGACAGTCCGGAAAGGGACCGAGTTCTTAAGCATTCTCATTTGCGGCTGATTACTACTCGTGGAGACTTGCTGGTTTTACATGATATCCGTCGTTTTGCAAAATGGAAATGGGGGAACTGGGCAAATAATCGTGGTCCCTGTCCTCTTACGGAATACAATGAATTTACTCAAAATATCCGTGCTAATTTTAAGACTTCCAAAGCATTTAGATTTCCTATTAATGAAGTCTTAATGAATCAAGGCTACTTTAACGGGGTAGGTAATTACCTTCGCGCGGAAATATTGCACAGAACCGGTATTATGCCGTTTACTATAGCAAACGAGCTAACAGTTGATCAATTGGAACTGCTGCTTAAAACCACACACTTATGTGTACGAGATGCCTATACATTAGGGGGCGGCCAATTAAAAGATTGGATAAACCCTAATGGCGTTCCTGCACATGGTTTTAATGATTGGATGAAAACATATCAAAAAGGCCATTCGGTTATTGATAAAACTGGTAGAAGATTTTGGTATGATCCACAATGGGAAGAATTTGTTCCAGAATCATATAGAGAATCAAAGCCTAACACAGAAGGCGAAGATATATAGTTTAGAAAAGTTCAAAAAACATTAGAAAATGGCAACAATAACAATCACAGAAATTCTTGGTGGAGACAATATTGCAGCTTCACGAGTTGTGATCAATAACAATTTCACACTTTTACAAAACGCGGTTAATACCTTAGAAACTCGCCTAAACACTTCATACGTTCCTGGCGGGGCACTGAATGTTGGCGATGTTCAGGTTTTGAAATATACCAGAGCGGCCAGCGTTGTGACATTCCTTAATCAGGGATCTGCACAGATTGATGGTAATCTTTCGCTAGGTACCGCTACCAATAGTTCAACCCTGACAGTAACAGGTAATGCTGATATTACTGCTAATTTGGATGCGGATGGCGATGTAACTTTTAATAATACCGCAGGCACCGCAGGTACAAACGTACTTACCAATTATTTGCAAAATATTGAAAATGATTCTTACGCGCATGAGCAACTTTATGGATTTACCACAAAATCTCCGCTTCTAAATGTACAAACTCTTACGGGTGTTTTATCAAATGATATTGATGTAAATACAAGATATGTTCATTTGGATGTAAGTACAGTTACTGCACCTAATAATATCTTGGTCTTACCTCTGCCTAGCGCTTTAAATGACGGGCAAATTATCACTCTTCTTTTTGATAGCGTAGCGCCTACAAACTTGCAATTTGAAATTAATAACAGTGCAGGATTTGCTCCTGCGTTCAGCAATACAACTCTTGCAGCAAACATTATTTTGAACGACAATATTAACAGTACAACCGCCAAATTTAGAGGTATTTGGATTGATCTTGCGGTAACTTCAAATGGCTGGATTGTTATAGGAGCGCACGGAGACGTAACCTACTTCTAAAAATAGATTCTTGGGATGGCAGTAGCTCCACTAATTAGACCAATACGCTTACAAGGCGGAACTTTTTATACCTTTTCTTCTGCATCAGAAGATTTAGGCTTAACTTTTAATGATTCACAGAAAAAGTTTCGTTTTTCGCGATTTGCTTTGCTGGACTTGCCTCCGTTACAAAATTCTTCACCAGATTTAAGTAATACCACTGGCTTAAAAAATATCCCAGGAGGCTATGAACAAATTGATGGTAGCAAATCTTGGAACGATTACTTTGGTGAATCTTTTCAAAACTATTGCTTAAATCTTGAAGCGCTACTAACTGGTCAAAGCAGCTATGATCCTAATCTAAATCGCACAGTTTCTGAACGTGTTTTCTTTAAGTGGCTTAAGGAAATGGGAGCGATTCGTTTCCGTGAAGCGGATGGCGGAGAAGCCGTTGCCTCAGTAGTTCAAAACTGGCAAACTGGAAAAGCTTATGTTGAAGAAGATTCAAGTTCTTTCTATAACCGCGTAATAAAGTACATTGGTGACGTAAGCATTATCAATTCAGTAAGAAACAATTTTAATGCTTTTTCTGAGGTTTATATTTATGTTCCTACTAGTCACGGTAATACTCCGGTAGTCTTATTTGATTCTATTTCGGATGCCAATTACGCGGCTAATACAGTATATCAGAATGCGCCAGCAAATCCGTTAAACGCTCCGTATCTTTTTGGAAGAGATGTAAACACAGTTTCTCCTGCAGGACTAAGTTTAGAAGCATATTATGATTCGGTTCTAAATACTCTGGATGTAAATGATCCGTCAGGCGCAAATGGAACTTTTTACAAATACGATATTGTAGCAGGCAACTGGGTAGCAAATGATTGGTGGTTTACTAATGCATACCAGGATTCATATCTTACGGATGCCTCGTTTGGCGACGTTTCAAATGATCGTCTAAAAATAGAAAGTGTAAACTATACAACGGAATTTGTACGAAACCGATTAGACGGAATTAGTCTTGTTTATGATCAAACTGCATATGCAGGTATGGTCAATAACGCTATTACGGAATTTGGTAAATACAATGAATTAGCGGTTTCGCAGTCATTTAGTTTCAATACAGTAATGTTGTATTATGATTTGTATGATCCAAATGATTCTACCAATTTTACTACAAACCTATTTGGAATACTATTTTTAGATAACGTAGATCCACAGGCAGGCGGCGGTGGGTTTATTCCACAGTATACCAAGTACAAACCAAATTCTTTAACCGGCGATAACGGAAACTCTTACGCTTTCCGTGTAAATATCAAATTTGATGTAAACAGCCAAGATACCTCAATTGAAACCAGCATTAATGACTACAATCCGTATTCATTACAGCAGTTTATGGAGGCTCTTAATCAGTTGATGAATTCTTCAGATTTGCTTGAGGCAAATCAAAATCAATTGGTAGCACTACAAAACCAGGTAAACGATCTCAATAACCAAATCATTAATTCGCAATCCGCGGCTGAAATTAATCAACGCTTGGATTCTTTGCAACTCTTAATTGAGCAGTCACAACAAGTATTTGTAAATAACCAAAACTTGGTAAACATGATTGAAAATGTTTACCAGGAAATTAACAACATATATGCTGGTACTACTAGCATTCAGGTTTCTTACAATTTAGATCTTTTACAACCAGGCGCGGGAATAAACATTGACAAATCCAGTCCTGGAAGTGCAAAGGTAATTAATACACGACAAATGTACAATATTGGTACATTGTCATCTACTACTGATACCTCTCTTATTACATTCCCTTCAAGTTTTGTGGTTAATCCTACAAGTTACAGCTTCTTAAGAAACTTATTGGACTACAATAATTATTTGAAGATCGAAGGCGGAACGGCATCTGCCCCTCCTTCAACCGATAGAGATATCATATTATACGTTAACGACACAGTCAATAAGTGGCAAAAGGGTCAGGTTTTCAGAATAGCCTTTGAAAATGGAATCGATATGTCAAATACAAACGGCAATTTCAATTTCATCATATATTCAGATGCTCTTGACTCGCTTAACACAGGATTCCCGTACTCCGCAGAAATTGGATTTATTACTTACACACAATTTGCGGCAAAAGGAGATAACCCTATCATCGAGCTCATCTGTCTAGACCCCGCAACTTATCAGTTTGCAGTAGATATCTTCTAAGGTATTTCTGCATTGACTTGGATAAATAAAACAAAAAGGTCAAAATGGCAGGGACCAGCAACAGTTTTTCTACAGTTTTAGCGGAGTTTATTCGCCTACAAAACAATGCGCTTGAGATTATTGCAAAGCAATCTCAAGCAGTAACCACGGACGCTGACGTAATAACCGTCACCACGCAAAATACCGATGGTACTACTAGCACTTATACAATTCCTTCTTTTTCTGGAATTAAAAGTTCAATTCAAAGAATTGATAATACTCTTACAAGCTTAATGGGTTTTGATTCTGATGCGTACATCAGAATGCCTGACGGAACTTTTAAGAGAATCATTCAGACTAAAACACCGGTAGACCCTCCACGAATTGGAACGGTTACGGTGCCATCTAAATTTACCGCCGAAAACAATTGGTTTTTTGAAAACCTAATGTCACCTGCCATGAAGGTAAGTTTTGATGTTACAAAGTATATTGCTCAAAACGAATCAAAAATTGGAGTTAAGCGTTTAATCTTAAATGCTTCTACCCAAGAAATAATTGATTACTTTGATACCTCTTTGTCTGGCCGTAATGATATTGATTACGTTAATTTGTTGGTTGATCTACAAAGAAAAAATTATGCGTATTTTGTAGATGAAGAGATAATGGATTTACCTCTATCAGTTGTTAGATACAGTGGCGATTTTATTGTAGTTTCCTACCGTGATCAAAAAGTAACTCTTCAGGACGGAACCGAGGTTACAAAAAGAAGATACCTGTTTAACACTATTCAATATAATGACAATTTGTCTGTACAGGCAAATACCATGACACTTAAAATTGGAGATCAACTAATTAAAGGCGAAAGTATTTATGAAGTAACCGAGGTTGATCCTACTACAAAATATGTAGGTGTTAAAAGATTAAGAGGCTATGAACCATTTGTAGCAGGTGAAACCGTATCAGTGTATTCCGAAGTGTTTTCACCTAAACTTGCAAATGTAGGTGTCGGATTTGACGAAAGACAGATTGTTTTCTTTAAGAATGTAAATGACGAAGCAAATCTTATTTCTACAAAATGGTCGCCTGGAACTGCTTTTTATTCGAACAATTTAACCATTGATTTGGCAGAAGGCTCACTAAATCTTGGCGAGTTTTATAGAACTCGTGTTATGGATTTTGGCAATCAGCTTATATCGTCAACAAAAAATGGAGTAATTTCTGCACTTGATGGTTTAACTCCGGATGCTCCCGTTTTGGATCCTGCAAATTTTAAGGTAGTACAAATTAATCAACATAAATTAGATCAAGCAGAGATTGAATCAATTCGAAAAAAGGCTTCTGATAAAGTTAGAATTGAGTCCACTATAAATAAGTTAACCGAATCTATTGATAAGAAAAAAGAGCAGCTAAACACTACCAATTTTTCATCAACAACTGAAAGACGCGGTGTACAAAACGAGTTGCAATCTCTTATCCGTGAAAAAGCCAGCCAGTCTTCACTGTATGCAAGTATTGTAAAAGAATTAAATACTGCAACCACTGATAAGCCTGCTGCCCTTGATAGTCCTAAGTATAGAGTTCGTGGATTCTTTAACATACCTACACCTAAATTTACGGAAAAGACCGGGTTCCAGGAAGTTGTACAATTTTATGTGTATTACCGATATGTGAATCCAGCTGGAAACGCTTCTGATACCAAACAGTATGATTTCACTTCAAATACGGGAGAAACTCGTAGAGCAAGTTTTTCAAATCTAGTACAAGTCAAATCAGAAATTCGCAGAAAGAGTTATGATGTTTCTACTGGAAAATACATTTGGGACGCTGAAGACATTGAAAACCCGGATGTTATTAATATCAATCAGGTAGATATTCCTATCAGCAAAGGCGAAAAGGTTGAATTTTATGTAATATCAGTTTCCGAAGCAGGCTGGCCGGTATCACCGCTTACGTCAGTACCCTCTAATATCGTAACTATTGATTTTCCACAAGAGCTAACTGGTGAGGATGAAGCAGTAATTGCTCTAAACCAGGCTTCTCAGGAAATTACAAAAGTTCAATTAGAAGAAGACTTAAATGCAAAAGGATTAGACATACATTTAAGTTCCTCATTTAATGCTGGCGAACAATATTACGCTCATAGCGCAGATGTTATTTCATCGTCTTTTTATGATGCGGCCGGGCAGATCATATCTCTATATGACAAATTAAAAGCTATGGATTCTGCTATTCAAGAGATACAGAATGCTATCGCAAGTGCTAAAGGCGAACTAAAAGTTTATTTGATTGATAATGATACATCATCAAAAACTGAGATACAAACCGGTTCTACCATTAACCTTTTTGCTGGATATTATGTGGATTATGTAGCCCTGCTACCTGCATCCGCTCAAAGAGGCGCAGTTATTAATAAGATTTATACTCTCTCTATTGAAAACCCAATTGTTGCAACGCTGGAACTTGTTTCAAGATTCCCGGGTGGACTTGGCGATAATTTGCCAGTGAGTTTATCTTCTACTGATACCGATTATCAAACCAGCAGAAGATACGATATTGTTCCAATAGTAAACACCTCGGTTGCAAACGCTGATACTAATAATGCAAATAAAATTGCATCCGCTTTTTATCAAAGTGGACAATTAAAATCGCAATTTTTATACAGCCGCTATACAGATATTGGTTTAGCAAATCCTCTGTATATGGATCCTCCATCAGGAAATACACGTCATTTAACTCCAAATACTCCTTCTGCTGGAACTACCAATTACGTATGGAGCGGAGGATATACTGCGGGGGTTCCTAATGGAAATGGTACTCTTTCTAATTTTTGTATTCACGTTGCTCATCCTGCAATTTCATCAGGTTCACCTACCTTGGCATCTCTTCAGCAGCCTACCATCACAACGGTAAATGCAGAAGGTTATCCTGAGGCGCCGGAATCTGTTAGTGCATTTAGGCATTCCTACAATTTTAACGCAGGAGAAAAAGGCTATCAACAATTAAGATACCAAAATAACTGGTCAGTAAACGGGCCGTTCCCAATGGTTGCTCCGTATACTCCTCTTATTAATGAGATGCCAGATAAATTTGGATTTACCGATAATGACAGGTATTTGATAGGAAAAAACACTTGTGGATCATATCTTTTTGTAGCGCCTGCAACGTTTGACCAATTATTGGTTGATGGAACCGATTATCGAGCCGTTAAGGATGTAGGTACCGGTGAATCAAATGCTATTCAGGTGCCTATCATTTACCAATTCAGAATGACCGATTTTGCCGGTGATAACACAGGAACTGGTACCGGATATGTTGGTGGATACGATTCAACTCCTGGTTGGACACCGCCTTCACAATTGAATTACTCAAAAAAGATCGGGATAGATATCTATGTAAAAGACACCACTGTATTTTCTTTTGATGTAGCAGTAAAAGCAACTTACAAACGCGAATCTTTGGCACAACGAGTAGATGAAATACAAACATCTCTAGTTAAAACCCGAGAAAACATTACCTACAGCAAAAATACAATAAAGTCTCTAACTAGCTAATGGCAAACACAGATTTTTACAGAGTAAATTTTGAAAAAGAGATAGTGGTTCAAGGCAGAACCACTCTTTTTCTAAGTATAGAACCTACTGAAAATTTACCGGCAACGGATACTCTTTGGGTTGCTCCTTATATTCAGCCACAAACATTTGAATCAAAATTTGAAGGTTGGACATATATACCCTCAACGGTTCCTCCTGCCGGAGAATTTTGGTTTAGAGAAAGCGATTTTGCATTATCAAACGGGGATTTTTCGCTGGCTTCTTGGGAATCAATACAGCTTGGCGACGACGTAAAAGCTGTTACCATGTTCAGAAGAACCCTTGAAGGCGAATCTACTTCAACAAGTAGTGCAGGCCCTATTGATAATGTTAGATTTGGATCAACCGTTATAGATAAAGGAACAAAACTGGTTCAAATTGGTGCAGGCAGAGAACTTGTTTATTACATTACAATTTCAAATCCTGGCTCAATACAAATAAGTGGCCAGGAATTTTTAATTCAAATTGGAAAATGGTCAGTTGACAATAACTGGTATATTAACCAAACAAGCACTTCTGAAGTTGCAACAGCATCTCTTAAATCTACGCCACCAATTTATTACGATAACACACCTTTGGCGGCAAACCAATTTAACGGAATGGATTTAGCAGATGATTGGCCAACTGCTTCCAACTATTATACTCGAATATCATCGGGTATTACAAATCCTTGGTCAAAATACCAAGGAGCTTCTGGAGCAAACCCAAGATTAACTTGGAGAATTGATTATGATGGGGTCTCTAACTCTCATCTCAAAATTAATTTCTTAATTGCGATAATTAAAAATAATGGGCCTTCTCCAGAAAACTGGGAATATAACTCTACTATTGTAGGATATTTGGATGAAACGGAAAAAGTTTATGGACAAGTACTTCCGCTTACTACGGGCACCGGATATATTGATTACCAAGAGGTTCATTTATTTGGATATCCAGAGACTGATATTAAAACTACAAGAACAACCTATCAAAATGAATTTCCTACAGTTACCGAAATTTTTGATGATAAAACTTCGTATTCTCTTCTTAAAACAAATCCAAAATTAACAGGCAATGTTAAGCTTACCGTTGATTCAAACGGATCTCTATGGCTAAACAGTATTGATGCATCGGAAGAACTGTCAGATGCAAAATACAAAAAGTATCCGGTTAGTGCTAATACATCGTATCAAAGAGATTTGTTTTACTTTTTTGATCAAGGAAAAACTCCTGCAAGCACTGTTTATCAATTATACCAAAAAGATGATCAGTATCTTAATACCAAACGAGAGTTTTCCGAACAGTATGACAACTTTTACAATTACGGTGTAGAACAGCTTAAAAGCCGTTTTTATGATGAAAGTTTAAGTTTTTTCGCTCCATTATGGATGCGAAAAACGCTGCCAGATTTTTTTGTAATTTTTAGATTGGCTCATCCAATCAATCCGGAAACATATACAGGCACTAGTAATTTAGGAAAGTTCCAGGAATTTTTTAGAGATGCACAAATTATCAAAACATTTGATATGCGTGAATCTTCGCCTCTTGGAACGTATTTAAGAAAGACTGTAAATGACGGCAGATTTTTAGAAAGACCTCTTGAGGTGTCTTTTGATTCTGACGTGCAAACCACCTGGAACGGAATAGATTATACAAGTGGCACTATTACAGGCCGAGGGGAATTTTTGTACGATTTTTGGAAGTCCGATAACCGTATACTTGATTTTGAAAATTTCGTTACTCAAGGATTTGAAAGAAACAAAATTATTTCTGCAAATCTAATCAATTTAGAATTTTTGTTTGACGATACCGAGGCAACACCGTATTCCATAAATAGGTATTTTGGTCTGTATGTTTCTGAAAATCAATTAGCGGAATTTGAAATTGAGCCAACAATTTTAGGCGCAATTTCAGGCCAAACACCTACTCCTAAATCCGGAGTAGATGGGGAGCCTTTTAACTTACAGCCTTTTATACAAACAAATCCAAATGGTGTTAAACTTCCCGTTCACTACTATCATAATAATCCTAATGGAACCATTAATACGTCTTCAACACCAGGTTATCAAGGGTTAGTTAATGGTAAGTTTCCTCTATCTGCAATGGTAGATGATCCTCTTCGAATTTTTTATGTAAAGGATAGAAATGAGGTGTTTAAGAGAGCAAACTCATTATCCGAAGTAAATTACGGAAATCCTGGAACTGACGCTTTTAGAAGAGTTACGCAAATAGGTCTTTTTGATACTTCCGAAAATATCAGTGATTACGGAGGAATTACACAAATATCTTCGCAGTCTAACGCCGATCTGCTGGATGGCGGTAACGCTCAATTAGTTTTAGAGGTTTCTGACATATTAAATTCAGGAATTCCTATTGCAGAAGGCGAAGTTTTGGAAATTGCACTTAAGAAATTAAATACCGAAAGAAGAGACTACTATTACAAATTAGAAATTATTTCGATTGTAGGCCAAATTGTAACATTTGAGGTTACAGTTCCTGATTATACAGTTTCTACCACGCCTTCACTTTTTTATACGCAGGTTGAAATGGATTTGTCAAATCCTCAAACTCTGTATGTTGATTCATATTTGGCTTTTGAAAGATATTCTTTACCAAATACATTTTTTGCTGGCAATGTTTGGGACGTTACTGTGTTTGACGGAAATGTTACTGACGTAACTACAACAAGTACTGCGGGTGAACTTAATTTCTTTGGACAGCCTAATTACAGTTCCTACCGTTGGAAAATGGAAGCAAATCCTGTAGGGCTTGCCCCAGGAGAATCCTGGGATTATCCGGTTTACGATCCACAAGGAAGAGATAATCTAAATACTTTTTGCAATGTTGGAACTCCTGAACAAGTTGCTAATGCAATTGGTACATGTATAAATTCTTTCAAAAATTCAATAGTTACTGCATACGTAAAAGGCAGCTCGATATATCTTAAGTCAAAAGAGCGGTGGGAAGACGGTAACAAAATTGAGTTTTCACGCCACTACGTAGAAGATTATAGCGTCCCTCACAATTTAGGATATTATGAAAAATCAAATGTAGAAATTGGCGAAACCTCTTCCACCTTTATTGTAATAACTGGCAGTTCATCTATTGATATGCCGATTACCGTGTACAATAATTCTCCGTACTATAGAACTGATCTCTATTATATTAAGGCCAATCTCAGCGGAACAAATATATGGACTGTTGAGGTAAGAGAAAATCCGGATCCTCTAAGTCCTACCACAAGTGGAACTGTTAACTATTACGGTGTAGGGCCAAACACGACAGTTTTGCAAACTCCTAATTTTGAAATGGATTTGGCAAATGTAGTAGTCGAGCAATCCCGCCTTTATGAATTTACCTATGGAAATATATCAAGTTCACAGTATTTTATAGGAGGCGTCCAGAGGAACAGAGCACGGGCTAAGATAAGTTTACAGGACGGTAAAAGGTATTATTCCGACCGAAAAATAGAGGTAACAGGAGATGCTCTAAATGGTTCGTATACGCTAACAAATCTTTCAAATGTTACAAATGTATATGTAGGAGCTCCTATTACTGGAAAATTTATTGCTGCGAATTCACGAGTAACACAAATTAATGCTGCCTTTAATGAAATTACAATAGACAAACCAGTTACTGGAGATTTTGTTGGCGAGGCAATTGGCATTGGTGAAATTTCAATTCTTAATTCAAGCGTCATATACCAACAATGGTTTCAGGTGCAAAAAGGAAATTATTCACGATTAAAAGGTTGGAATGTTCAAGGAAAATATGTTTACTCACTTCCGTTTATGGATGAGTCAAATATACAAGGTTACGATGCGTATTCAGTTGTTCAAATTGATAGAGAACGCAGCGAGTTCTTTTTAACATTTGACAAAAAAATTATCGCGTACCAAGTATACCGTCCAACTCTAGGAGTATTTTCCGTATATCCAATTAAAAACTTTGATGTTGACACGTATTTTTCCGAGTATTCATATTCACCAGCGGTAGAGCTTTTGCGTTATTACAATCGAGAGGATGTTTTGGGTGAACACAGAATTAGCGTTGCAAATTCAAATGTAGTTTCCGAACCCGTTCTTTTGAATATGGGAGAAAACTATGAATTAACTTTTTCTACAGAAAATTATGCAGGACCTTCTACTGAAACTTGTGATGTTCAAATAAAAATTGAACTTTACGATAATAATGTTAAGGAGTGGAAACTTGCTGACACCATAGTATACAAAACATATTTAGATGCAGCAAGCGCGTTTCCTACCGAAAATCCACAGCAGCATAAAGGTTTGCAAAGTATTCTTCTAAATACGTTTTATCCTCTGTACTTTTACGATACAATGGAAGTACCGAATGATTACCAAGAAGATCGCGGATCCGTTTTGGATCCCGGCCCTTACAATTATGTTAACCCACAGCCAGGATCCGGCACAACCGATCAATCCAATTTTGGACCACAGTATACTGCTGTAGGTACACGAAATTATGTAAGAAAAAAATTATACACAAAGGCGGACACAGAAGCGCGATTTACAAAAGCAAGAATTTCAGAAATTACATTATTTGACAGTGTTCTGACAACTAATCCGCCGACTTACGATTTTGATTTCAAATTTAGACTGCAGAGCTCTACCTACTATAACGACCAAAACATCAAAAGTTTTGCTGGGTTTTCTTCATTAACTGATTTCTTAACGGAAAACGATATGCAGCAGATCCAGCAATATACGCAGGAACAGTCATTTGATAAATTTACATATCAAATGCTGCTTTCTGAGTATGACCGTTTACGAGAAAATGGCCAAAAGGATTTGGCGGTCGTATCAAAAGTTGTACCCAGCATTATGAAATGGGTGCAGGAAGGAACGGATGCACGTGATAACTATTATAGGCTTAATAACTCTTCAGCATTTGGTATTACAAATTTTTCGCCAGATTCTGAGGTAGACTTTACTGAGCCACTATTGTTAACACATGAATTTCCGTACCTTGATAATGTTCCAAAAGATTATCCTGAAGAATCTTTAGAAGGATCTAGATCATATTTTTTCCAAAAGTTAAGTGACATTGCATATAATGGAAAAAGCTGGTATGAATTACTTTCAACTGATAATACGTTTGATTGGTTTGGAAAATACTTTGTTGTTGGATATCCTAATGAAATATCGCCATCAAATATTCTAGTACCAAAATCAAGAGAAGAAAGATACACATTTTTTAATTACATAGCAGGACTTGGAAAATCGCAAACTCTATTTAGAGGCGCCAAAATTAATGTAATTGATTACGATACAACGGTAACACCTCGAGTTCCTATTAATGAATCTGAAAGATTTAACCAATACCGATTTGCTGCAATCGCTAGATTTGTAACTCATAATAATTTTGCAGAAGAAAAGCCTATACAAATTGAACTTATTGATAACGAAAAGTTCAAAACAATATTGATGATAATTACAATATATGTGCAGGATTATCGATTGTCTGCGGGTCTTGGTGATTATTCATTTTTCTATTACGCCATTGATCAATTAAGAGCCAGCATGTCAACACAATGGCCAGGCGGATACGGCGCATATTCAAAGTTTTTTACGACTAAACCAAATGGCTATGGTTTTAATACGCCTGACGTAAAATATCCTATGGAAATGCCTTATACGGCTTCAATTAGTTCGTATGAAAATTTCCTAACAACCGCGGATTATTTTAATGCGTCCTCCGCGCCATATAGTAAATATGCAGCAGACATTCCGCAAGCCTTGAAAATTTCAAGGTATCGTCAATTATTTTTAGGGTCTACTCGGGTTGAATTAGATGATACTAAATTAGGAGGAAAGACCTGGCTAGTAGGAAATACAAATTTTGTTAATGATGAGATTAAAATTTTGTTTCAGCCTTTAGAAAATTTGGCAGACTCAACTCTTGCATATCCTAATACAAATAATAGCATTGATTATTTCCCAATTTACAAGGAAGTTTTTCCTACTATTGATTTGTATAAAGGCTTTATTGATTATTACATGGGAGGCCGTATTGGATCAAATTTAACCGGTATTCCGAAATTTACGTCTGCGCCTTCTGTTCCTGGCGTACCGTTACCAAAGAATACTTTAACAGTGGATGGAGTTTTATCTGAATTAAGCAGCTCTTCAAGATTGAATCAAACATTGCCGTATACATATTTTGTGTACGACTCCCGTAATATACTGGAGGACATTAAATTAGATTATCTAACTTTTGGTAGCGTTTCTTCCTACATTCGCTATCAAAATCCGTCCACAAATCAAAAATCTCGTGCAATTGCAAATAAATATACATCATTTGATGTACTAGGAACTCTTTCTCCATATCCTCCATACTATTATGTGAGTTCGCAAAAAAATATGATGCCATTTTCTAGTTATGATGTTACGCAAACATTTAATCTGCGAGGCGGAACTCAATTTTATCAAAGTCGTAAAAACTTTATTTCTTATGCCAGCATTTTCAAAATGTTTAATGAAAAATCTGCATACATTTTGCACAAAAAAATTACGCAAACCGGAATTGTTATACAAGAAACACCTGATTTTGAACTAGAATTTGTGCCATTTGATAAAATTAAAAAGCTAAGCAAATACTACTACAAAGATGACACGGATAAACCTCTTGAGTATGAAAATACCGAATTTATTGGATATGATTTAGTAACTACCAATGAACAAGAATATGAATTTAGGCATCGTGGTTTTTATGAGCCTAAAACTCTAGAAATCGTAAGTTTTTGGGCTCGGGAGGACGAAAGTTTTACACGACATTTTGAAAAGGATTATGTTTTACGCAATACTCATATTAATGGCAACTCAGCGGTTGCAGGTTTATTGCGAAATTATTTTTACAATAAAGTTTCAGATCAAGAAGTCTTAGAAATATCGAGGACCTCCGCATACAAAAGTCTATATCCTTTAATTGGAGAAATTGCAATTGACAAAAAGAATGTACATGCGCTTGATAGCACATGGGATGCAGATTTTTACAGAAAGTACACCTCTACCACAAATTATTTTGCGGTTCCAGGAACTGAAGAAATGCAAGAAACCAAGGTATTTTTAGCAGGAAAGGCTATGATTGTTCCTAACACATTTGACTTTCAAACTTTCCTAGAAACGGAAGTCTCTTATGAAATAATTGAGCCTAAAAAATCAATTGGGGTTTCAAGTTTAGATGAGGTTAAAACAGTTGAAAATTCGTCTCTTGAGAGCAAACCTATTCTAAAAATTACATTAGATCTTAAAACACGTCTAAAAAGAGGCTTGCTTGAAGGAATTTTAGAATCTACTAGTTTTGATGATTTTGCATGGTTTAATTCTTTAGGGATCCCTGCTATTACGTATACTCCTTCTGAGCTGGAAGTTCTAAAAATTGAATACTTGGAAAAAAATATCATTCCGTTATACGAGGTTTCAGCAATTACGCTATACGCAAATAATAATGAAGGGCTTCCTGTTTTAGATATTGTATTAGATGAAGCAGAAAAACTTTCTGCAGGTTACCGTGAAGATAAAGGTGTAAAAAATACATCCATTAATGATTATACCTATGTTTTGGAAAAAGTGTTAGATACAAAGGCGCCAAATTCTTATTCCATAAGCGCAGTTCTAAAACGGATCTAAATATATAGAAAAAAGTAAAGAACTAATAATAGATGTTGACACTTCAAAACATTTTAGAATCAGACAGCATTGCCACGGTAGTTGCAAAGATGAACGCGAATTTTCAGGCTATAGCATTAGCAAATGGCGGGCCACAAGGTATTCGCGGTGAACAAGGTATTCCAGGTCTTCCGGGGAAGCAGGGACCTTCTGGTCCATCTGGTCCAATAGGAGAAACTGGCCCTGGACCGGGTTTAATCCCTTTTAGCAATTTAATACAATCGGTATCATCTGTTGGCGGAATTGACCAGCCACAAGATTCATACGATTTTCTAACTACCGCTAGCAGCTGGGCTCCTGATAACCCACTTGATGGTCAAATATGGTTTGACAATAATCAGCTTGGGTGGTGGAAGTATTTAATGCAAGCGGACCCATCGACTAGTGATCCTAATGTTGGAAACTTTTTAGAAACTGGTCCGTATTCATCAGGAGGATATACTGGTCCAGGCTGGTATTTTTATCCCATGAATTTTTCAAGTATTATAGGTTCTTTACAATCAACATGGGCTTCTGATCCTACCAATTACTTGGGATTAATTGGTGCAGCATACGGCTCTCCGTCAGCAAGCCCTAATTTAACAAGTTACGCGCCATACGGTATACCAAATGCACGTATGAGTTCTAAATTTGGTAATGTATGGATAACGTCTGGTGATAAAGCAACAGGACAGCCTGGCCCAGGTGGAGACACATCTTCAAATGATACCAGCTTAATTCACTACTGGGATTACGTAAATAATACACGCCTTAACTCAGGTATTGACAGATCTTTGTTTAAGATGAGCATCGATGGCGTCACCTATTACAATGGGTTAAAAGCAAGAGGCTGGAGAAATACTGATACTGGTGATATTGTTGGCCCACCTTACACGGTAAACGGAGGTACTACTGATGTACCAACAGGCCTACCTTATTCCACTTTTCCCGGAACGGTTGGAGGCAATTCCGATTATTTTGCACGCCCAATATATGATATTTCAATTGATGCGTATTCGCCTCTTCTCTTTTTATCAAATCGGGACTTAGAATCTGAAGGCGGTACTACAGGTTCTTTAGGTTATTACCAATGGTCAAGTGGAAATAACAGTATTAAAATACACAACTTTTCAACTCGAGAAGGTATAGATGATTTCTTTACCTCTGAAGGCGGCGTAACTTCATCCGAAAACTATGGAGAAATGCTGTTTGATGTTAGAAGATTTATTACTTCTAATCAGTATTTGAATATGTTACCGCAGGATACGCCTGCGTTTACTTCTTTGCAAACTCTTACGCCAGGCGGCAATACATCACCATTTAATACAACAAATCCTGGAAACGTATATGATGAATTAGGTTCAAGCAATCAGTATTTAGCATTTCAAGGTTATCATTCACTATTTACCGGTCAAAAAATTATTGACCAATCTGCTTCAGGATCACAGGTAGATATTACAAGTATTTCCGATTGGATTTACGATAAAAGGCAATCTTGGTATGGTACTTCTATATATGAAGAAGAAGTTGTTCTTGCAAATAGCGGTGGCACAAAAGAACTTGTACGTTCTGCGGGTATGATGGTTCGTGGTACCTCAACTGGTACTGCTGGATTAACAATTTCGGTAGATAACGTCTTATTTTACTCCGCAAATCAGAGAGGCGCTACTAATTATGCTAGTGGAAATGATCCTGCCGCAAATGGTTTGCGGAGTCTTCCGGTTTCTGCGGTGTACGGATCAAGAAACTTTGGTATTGGCACAGTTACAATGGATAAAGTTGGTATATTCCAGCCTCTTGCAAAATTACAAGTCCACAATGACTGGAGACCTGCAATTGAAACATGGGATACAAATACAACATTTACAGAAGAGATAACCACTGGAATTAATTTTTATACAGGTATTGACAAGTCTTGGTTAACATACACAGATTACATTCCAAAACGCCGAATGAAGACTGCGGCGTTTACTATTGAAAGAAGTTCTCCCGAACTTATTTATGGCACAACCAGTGGGTTTGCCCCCTGGAATCAATCGCCATTTGGATCACCTGATGCTGCGTGGGTTGATTGGTATGATCGTGGAGTATTTAATGACGTTTTATTTGGTGCGGTTGATGTTGATTACAAAGAAAACGCGGATGATCAATTTCAATTAAGTAGGATTGCCCCTTCAACCGGTATTCGTTACGAATCATTTAATTATACGCAAACTCCAAGTAGGCCGTATTCTATGGATAACAGATCCGGCGGCTGGGGCTTTAAAGGAGCCTTGAGGCTGGGTGCTTCTCCAATTTATGGCGGCGGATCTAGTGCAACTTCAGGCGACACATATACAATTGGTGACAACGCTGCATTACAAAACGTAGATTATCAATTTAATTTAGTGCCGTTATCGTTTGGCCCATATGCTAATATAGGTGCTCGTGATGCTGACGCAGGAATTTCTGCTGTTTCTGGTATTGGTATTCATAACCTCTATCCGAGAGCGCGTTTTCATATGTACGGTAAAAATTCTTACCAGGAATTTAGATTTGATGAGGCACGTACACCTGGTACTGTTGAAATAGATACAATCGGAAATGTTACACGCGGTACTTGGCCTGCTCTACCTAGCGATGGCCAAATTGTAATTGATCAAATACTTAGCACATATACATACAATGCGGCAATCTTTGATTACTCATATGATTTACTTACTACTCCAGCTTCTGCCTCTATTACATGGACTACAAAAGTTACACCTAATAGTGTAAACTATCCGTATAAAGAAGCAGCCAGAAGCAATGCCACTACATTAATTGTAGGCGACACTTTGTACACATCAAATTCTACACTTAATGTTGGATCACTTAATTCTGAAAGAGGCACAACCGGCCAATTTGGAAAATCTTCATGGCACGGTGGATATAACAACGGAATTTGGACTTCTTCTCGATACGTTGGTTTTAATCTTTTCCGCGATCTTTTAGGAATAGGAGATAATAGAGGATCTGATGATGGGGATTATATTAATGATACGACCGGGTATTCGCAATCAGTGGATGCTTCTGCATGGAGATTAGGTACTGAAAGCGTGGCTCGCGATAACAGCAATTCTGCTAACGAATTACAAGCCGCTAACGGAGGATCTGCAATCTTAACAGATACTGATGGTCGAATTGGTTTTGCAATGATTCCAAAATGGAGAGATGGCGGAGCGTATTACGGACAATGGGAACAAACCGGTCTTGGTACTCGCGATGTTACTAACAACATTAAAGTGGTATTTGATGAAACTGGTAACGTTGGTATTGGAAATGCGGCAGGATACGATCAAAATGCGTATGCTTCACAAAAATGGAATTCTGCAACTGGCGAAATTAATTATTTGCCAAATGCGGCAGGATCTAATCCAAATCCATCAGAAAATCCGCCAGCTTCATATTCTTCCGGGCCTGGCCAGGTAAAAGCAGGCCCATGGTCGCCAGGCACATCAGATTATTACGGGTTATTTCTTCCAAATTCATATACATACGGTAGTGCATTGGCGCCACAAGATGTAAATAAATGGGCTACATCTCCAGAATACATTCGTTTAGAAGTTGCAGGAGAAAAGGCGCAGTCAAGAGTAGGACATCATATAGAGGCACGAGGTTTTGGATATCCTGGATGGGCAGTAGCCTCCACGGGTCTTCCTACTGGATCGGGTGCAACTGTAGTAATTACAGATAGCAACGCAAAATTTGCTAATCGATATATTGGAGTTCCTACAGGAACCTCCGGATGGAATACTGCAACTCATACATTTACTTTTGATAATCTTGGAAGACTTGTTTCCTACGTCATAACCGGTTTAGGTACAATGACAGGAGACTTGTTAGAGAGTTATCCTGAAGCAATCCTTCCGCATCCATCAGAATTTGGGGAAGGTGGGCCATTTGCTCCAGGAGCAACATCAACTACGCATCCATGGATAGCGGATCTAACTATTTCCAGAACATTTAATGGAACTTCTTGGACGGGCGGACAAGTGCTTGTGCCTCTCGGATCTGCTGCGGGTAAATTAGGAAGTCTAATTGCTATCCCTTCTGGCTACATTGGAGCAACCGCTACCGCTACTTTTGCTACCGAAGACTTGGTTCCTGCAAATGTTCGTCTTAATAACTTTGTTCTTGGCGATGGATATGAATTTATTCGTAGTACAAATGATGTACTGGCTTGGCAAAACATTACAGATGTAACGGAAACCGCAACTAAAGCAATTTATGATGCGCGAGTAACTTCACCTAAATTATTGTTAACATTTGGAGCTCCGGATTATTTTAATATGGAGAATTCAATGTTTCTTAGCAGTACACAGATTAACTCTCTCGTAGCAACGGGAAAAGCCCCGTTAATGAAGGTAACTACTGCTATTGATTCAGCGCAAACGGATTCTTCTTTAAGAACCTATACTATTCCAAAGGCAGATAATACTGGTGGTACATTCTTGGTAGTAACTGACCACATGGGTGATCGTGAACAGGATAATCCCGGGTTGGCATCGGTACCCCAGAATACTGCAAAAAGTCGAATAAAAGTTGACCGAATTATTGCATACGAAGTTCAAAGAACAGCACCGGGTGCTGCTGGTGGCGGAACGTTTACTCCTATAACCACCGCAAGTTTTGGCTATGAATTAGTAGGAATTCATTATTATGATGGGTTGTCTCCAGCAGATCCTAAATATCCAGGCAACGGTGTAGAATCTTTGTATTATCCAAATACTTCATCAGAAGCAACAGGGTCTCAAGCATCAGTAGAAATGAGAAGAAAACTTTCTGCTTATTGGGAACTAAATACTGGCACATACAGTAGCCGATGGAACGATGAAAATGGAGATCCAATTACCTATTCTAGAACAGATGTAAGATACAGAAGGCTAAACAGCAATTATCTACTGTTTGATTTTAATATTGATTTGGAGGCTCTTGATTATATGCAAATGAATGATGGAAGCCCATGGAATTCACCGGGCGACCGTTATTTTGGTGAAAACTGGGGAGAAGCTGGAAATGAGGATCTTGATTACTATGTTCATAATCCGTATTCTGCCGGAATTTACGCGAACTCACTAATAAATAAAGGCTCCATTTGCGGAAATACCTGGCTTGGTATTGACGGGCGATGGATTCAATACGTAAGATTTATATATGATATTGGAGAGGATGTTTTATTTGCCGGCGATGAAGATAATGATGAAAACTATTATGAATATCAATATGGAGGCGGAGCAAACTTTGGCAACTGGAACGATTATAGAGCCTGGTATCCTGGAACTGCTGTTGTAGGCGATTCCACAGATGATATGACTAACTTTATAGATACTACGTATACACCAGGATGGATTGCTTCTACAGATGGATCCCCATACACAAGGTTTCCAATCGATGGATCCACCAAATTTTCAACACCGTCCGCCACGTCAGATCCTTCTACTAATTCATTCCTTAATAAAAGCTGGAACGGAGCTTTTAAGGATTGGTACTGGAGTACACATACAAATACCGTAAGTAATTTTTTACCGTATACAAATGATAGCCTTTTAGGAAGTTTGACTACCGCTGATGTAAGAAACCATCCATGGATTTTTACAGATCCAGATGTGATGGAAGCTTCCATAGATCGAGGCTTATTTAGAAAATCAAATATCAATGCTATTGGATATAAAAATCTTCAAAAAGGGTGGTATCAGGCTCTTTGGTCGCCAGATGGCGCAGGTGCCGCAGGGATAAGCGGAGGAGATTTTATCTATACAAAAATTGAAGTACCTGATTACTATGATGCAGCAGTGTGGAGAACATTTGGAGAAAACGCATGGAATCGAAACGCGTCTTTTCAGTGGAGAGCAACCCCGTATTATTACGGAGGTGATACCGTAGCAGAACCGCAAGGCTTGATAAATTCTTTTGTAATTGAAATTATGTTTGACCAACCAATTTATGTTTCAGGAGCAAGAAGAGTGGCTCATAGAAATGTTTCAACAACTGGCTTTTATGAGCCAGTAAGTATACAAAATCTGTATTACCGACCGTCGTATGACACAACTCCGGGCACACCAATATATGATTTTTCAATTGAACCAGCTTTACCAGGCGGTGAAATTTTACCACTCTCCCCTACTGAAGTTGCAGATCATTCTTCTGGGCAAAATAATTTTTATACAGGAAATTCTGTTAAAGGCGAATTTGGACCCGCCACATTTAAGCCGTTTGGTAACATTACACTTCGTGGACAAGCCATGCTAAAATACCAAAAAGTATACGGAACTCCAAGAACTTAATAAATACAGTATGAAAAACAAACTAATAATAGGTCTACTCTTGGCAACGGTAATTTTTCTGTTGCTCTTCTTAAAACAGTGCAGTAGTACTGCGGAGCTAAAACAGGAAATTGCGCTGGCTGGCCAAAATCAGCGCGCGCTACTTGATACGGTTACCGCGGTAAAAAATCGAGCAGGAGAACTACAGTTTCAAAAGAGTACACTAATTGCTTCAGAAAAACAATTAAAAGAGCTTAATAAAGATCTGTATGATGAGGTTCAAAAACAAAAAGGTAAGGTAATGATGCTTTCATCTGCTAATGCAGAACTAAGTTCGCAAATTGCTGGTTTAGAAACTGCATTATCTGAGGATGAAGGCGATATCGAGGCGGCAGGCGATTTAGCCGCAGGATCTTATCCTAAAAACTTTAAGCTTTCATGGAATTATGATACTACGTTTAGCGATGGAAATTACCGCAAACTTTCTGGGTTTACCCGTTTAAGATTTACAAATGACAGTACTTTCTATCCAGGACTTACGGATATTACAAAGGACGCAATGGGAATCAAACTCATAACCGGCTTAACAAAAGAAGGAGATGACTATAAGATTTTTGTAAAAAGCGATTATCCTGGGTTTACGGTTACCGACATTCAAGGTGCAGTTATTCCCGGAAAGAATAATCCACTGTTTCAAGGAAAACCACAAAAATGGGGCGTGGGTTTTAGCGTTGGCCCTAATATCAGTGTTGGCCGTGGCTTACAGGGTCCTGCTATTTATGTAGGACTTGGTGTAACTTTTGGTCTTACATATAACATTATTAAGTTCTAAGAATGCCAGGAACATCAGCCTATATTCAGATTAGCCGGTACGCATTAATTGAGTACCAATATAACAGCGAAAGTATTCCTCTGTCCTCCTCTATTTCAGGAGCGGCCGGGGCTCTTCGCCTCTATAACAAATATATTGGGTCTTATCAGTTTTTGAATACCAATCAATCTGTAAATTTAACAGGCAATGTTTTAGACAGAAGTGCGGGATTAACAGGAACCATTAGTAACCGATGGGCGTATTTTGATATTGATTCGCCAATGCCTATTTACGATATTGATTCCAATTTTGAGGTAACAAATCAAACAGCAAATCTGGTTTCTATTGCAGGAAAATATGATACGGTTCGCTTACACATATTGTCTGGGTTTGATTTCCCTGGATTGGACGGTTTGATATTGCAGCTTCGTTGGAAACAATGGCAGCAAACCGGATCTACCTCGGTTCAGTGGTTTGATGCATGCAATCATGTATATTTGCGCGGCCAGGATCAGATCAATTTTAATTCGACTCCTCTATTTTTAGGAGATCGTATGTATGACCGATATATTGAGGTAAAAGTTCCATCACTATATGATGTGAATCAAGACTTTTGGAACAGCCCGACTGCTACAAATACTATCGGGTATAACTACACGTTTAACAATGTAGGGTTCTTGCAAAATTCGCAAATATATGCGGTACTACATGAAATTGATTCGTCGGAAGTTCTAAATGGAAATCTCTACCTTAATACTGGTAATGACTACACCGCAGCATTTAATACCGCGGATAACTATTCACAGCTAGCGGTAGTTATTCAAGAAAATGCGGTAAATGATTACATTGAATTTTATCCTACATGGAACGGAGCGTTTATTGAAAACTACATTAACGATCTAAATTCAATTGGTGGAGACTGGGTAGTAATTAATCAAATTGATGTGTACGAGCAGGTTGGAACCTCTTCTCTGAGAACTTCCAATATGACAATGTTACAGGACAATAACTTTGATCAACCTGCAATTTTTAGACCGGTAATTCTAAATGCCTCTATAGCGTATTCATATACCGTTGATTATACCATGAGATTCTTTAACCGTGTAGATAATACCGAGGTTGTTAGAAAATCTTCATACACTTCAACAGATGCAAAAAAATACGGAAAGCAATTAGAGAAAATTAATCTGCTTCAAGGATTTACACCGGTAAAAGTGTTTAATAAAATTACTCAAATGGAGCCTTCCGATACTGAAAGTGTTCTTGGTCTAAATACTCCCAGAGAAGTAATCACACAAAAAGTGGTAGTACCTACTTTTTATGATACCAATATGATTAGTCTCTCTAGTACCGCAGATATTAATACGCCTCTTGGATCTACTATATGGCCACAAGGATTTAACATAATTTATCTGGGTAAGTTTGACAATATGATTAAATTTAAGGTGTTTACGCTATCAACAGACAAAACAACTAATGTTTCTTTTGATATGTCTTCCTTTATTGGAAATGTTGCACTTGCATTTAATACCACGGATAATAATCGTCTCTATGTAAACCCCTATATTGACATTAATTTAGCGGATCCATCAATGGGAGAAGTTGTATATCGAATTGACCCAGACACTGCTACCAAAATTCTTGCGTCTGCTGATAAAAACTATTACCTGGTAAACAAAACAGATCCTGAGACTGTTCTCTATGTTGGAAAGTTTGACAGTATTGAAAATAAAGGTACCGGTACTGTTGCTGAAGGCAGTTCAATTATTAGTTCTATAGATTCACAAATTACCGGGAAAAACGAAATTTTAGCCGGCATCAACCAAAAAATTAATGAGGCAAATGCTCAATTAGAGCAGGCAAAAGCCGCCGCTGCTGATGCTTCCGCTATAGCAGCTGCACAGATTTCGCAGGCTCAACAAACCGCCTCGCAAGCGGTAGCGGCTATCAGCAACCAGTCATCAGCAAACGCGGCTCTGTTGGCTTCACTGCAGGCTCAGGCTGAACAAATACAGGCACAACAATCTGTGTTAACGCAAGCCCAAGCTGCACAACAGGCAGCAATACAGCAAGCAGCGCAGGCTCAAGCCGGTCAGGCTGGTGGTACACCCGTAGTAAATATTGTAGAAATTCCAGGAGTTGCAAACTTTAGTATGCCAAGCAACTTTTTGGCTAATTTATTGCCTAACTCGGTGGTTAACCCGTCTTCTACTCTGGATTCCTCAAATAAGAATCCAGCAAATCAAGGATTTACAAAAATGCTTTAATACATGATACTCAATAGTAAAAATAACAATTTTGTTATACGCTTTCCGCAAAACTTTTTTTATCCATCAATTGTAGATAAGTATACCACGTATTTGAAGCGTTTGCCACAGCCTTATGAAAGTGTAGCGGATTATATGAGTGCAAGTATTCAAGCGGTAACCTTTCCATCGCTAAACGCAGAAACGGTAGAACAGGTACTATATGAAGAACCCGTAACTGCAAAAGGCGGTAAAAGAATTGAGAGGTATTTAGATCGTTCAATTACGCTTAGTCTAAAATCATATGAAGGCTGGATTAACTACTGGATTTTCTTTGATCAGATGTTTGCGTATTGGGACTTGGATAACAAAGAGAAGTATTTGCCAGAACTTACAGTTTCTTTTTTAGATCAAACTGGGTTTGAATTTGTGGCTATTAATTTCCAACAAATTACCATGACCGGAATTTCCGAATTGGAATTAAATTACGCTTCAAATACTGCTGAGTTCAGAAATTTCTCAGTTAATCTAAAGTACAACTACATCCGTATAATGAAGAGATTACAATAAAGATATATAGATTAGAAAACAAATTGAAACTATGAAAACTTTCAACGAAGCAAAAAACGTACAACTACTAGAAGAAAGCGTAGATCTTACATTCCTAACCGAGTCAGAAAAAAGTGAAGCCGAAAGAATTTACAGAGAACTAAAAGAGGCTGTGGAAATTCACGGTATTGAAGGAATTAACGAAGGCATTCTTGCCTCTATTATTGGTGGAGCTGCTGGTTTTATTATCGGCCCTACTATTGGAAAAATTATCGCCAATGCACTGGGTGTGGAAAAAGGCATATTATATGATATGTTTACATCACGTCTTGTATCTACTGCATTAGGCGCCGCTGTCGCTAAAAGTATAACAAAATGACGGTAGGAATTGACTTTAGCATAAAGTCTCCTGCGGTTACTCTACTTACCAATTCCGGTGAATGGCGCTTTTATACATTTGCCAGAAATAGCGTTGCAAAAGAAGACTTTTTTCTTACACTAAAAGATAACGGTGTAAATGTGATTGCCTTGCCCGATGAGCCCGCGTTGAAAAAAACAGCGCTGCTTACCGAACGTGAGAGATCATCAATTACCGATGCCTTAATGCAAACACGTAGCGTTTCAAAAATGTTAAGTGAATACTCTTTTTCTGAAGAGGATCGTATTGCAATCGAAGGCTTTTCATTTGGATCTAGTGGAAACCGATTAGCACAGATTAGTGGCTACCAATGGTTGCTGAGATCTTTTTTATTAGAAGACTGCGAAATAGGTGTAGAACAATTATGGTTCTTCTCGCCTATGACTATTAAAGCAACTGCGGGAAAAGGAAATTTCAAAAAGGAACAAATGATTCAGGCGTTTATTGATTCTGACTGTGACTCTGAATTTGCAACTTCTTTAAGAAACCATCCAGCAGAATTTCAAACAAAACGCGGAGCCTGGCTAAAACCCGTTGACGATATTGTGGATTCTTATTGGATTGCAAAAACTCTAGAGAAAACTTTAATAAAACCGTGAATATAAAATCAAATGGAAAAAACCTACTTTTTTTATTCAAAGTCAGATCCTATCAAGGAGCCTATTGGAAAACTTAAAGCTCATTCCTATGATGAAGCTTTTAAGCTGTTTATTACGCAAAAAAATCTGGAACCAGAACAATTTAACGAAATATACGAAATCAATGAGCTACCAATTAAGAGCAATCGATAAAGAAAAAATTCGTGACTTCATGGAGAAGTACGATTTTGCGTATGCTGAAGTTTCAAAACTAGAAAATGAAATTCAGTCTATGTTAAAAAGACAAGGCATGTTTAGTGAAATGCTAACCAGCCTTCGTGAAAAAGAGAATCAATTTTTTGAAAAACTAGCGGAGGAAACCGGCGAATCCATTATTGATCTAAAAAGAGCCGCCACGTCCTATGCATCTGATGTAACATCTCAGAAAACTATTTCCTAAAAGAGTATATAAGCTGTAATTAAGTCCCTAAAAATAAACCCTAAAAACAACCTAAAAAATCTAAAAGTTTATGGAAAATCTAAATGACATCTTCAATCTTTCAGTCGACGACTTCAAAGCAGAAGAAAGGAAACCAACCTCAATCTTTAAGCCTGATGCAAATTCCGGTAGAGACGGTGTTTACAAAGCAGTAGTACGCTTTTTACCGTATCACAAAGATCCCAAGAAATCCATTATGAAAAAATGGTCTTGCTGGTTAGTTAATCCTGCTAATGATGAGGCCAAAATGGTCGACTGTCCTTCCACTGTTGGAAAAAAATCGGTTCTTCAGGACATGTTCTGGAAGTTCAAAAAATCCGACTCAGTGGCAGAACAAAAAATGGCGGAAAACTTCTCTCGCCGTCAGCGTTTCGCATCACTTGTACAAATCATCAAGGATGATAACGCTCCTGAGAACGTAGGCAAAATTATGGTATGGCCTTACGGTATTAAAATCTTCAACAAATTGCAGGCTGAAATGAAGCCCGAGTTTGGAAAACCACACATTCCATTCGATTTGTTTGAAGGAAAACCATTCCTTGTACACATTACAAAAGTTGCTGGTTACAATAACTATGACAACTGTCGTTTCTTGGATGAAAGAGTTCCAATCTCTATTAATGGTACTGAAATGCAAAAGTCTCAAGAAGACATGGGTAAAATCAAGGCCTTCTTGGAAGAATCTCCTGATTTGGGAATGTATGATTACCAAGAGTGGGATAACAACACCGAGGATTTTGTAAACGAAGTAATTCGTAACACAGTACCTGGTGGAAGAATGGTGGCTTCTGCTGAAAAGTCTAATCGCGAGCAGGTTTCTGCTGCTCCTGCTTCTACACCTGCGCCAGCCGCTTCTAAACCCGCGGTATCGCATGATCCTCTACCTACAGTATCTGGCGGTGGATTGGATGATTTGAATCTTGATGAATTTGATTCTAAATCATTCGATGACGAATTGTTCGATTCAATCTAATCGTTTCTACATATGAAGGAGAATGGGTTTGACTCATTCTCCTTTTCTTTTGAATCAAAGGAAGTCGTTCCAGCGGAACTGAATGAAAAGATTAAGAATCTTCTACAAGAAATACTGGACTCGCGCTTTCCTGAGCAGGAGAAGAGGAGAATATCGGAAAAAATAGGTAGGTTTAATTTTGCCTGCCCGTATTGCGGAGATTCTTATAGTGACCTTCACAAAAAGCGCGGAAATCTCTACTTACAAAATTACGGTTATCACTGCTATAACTGTGGAAAACATCGTACAATTAACGGTATATTAAAAGACTTTTCAAAAAGACTTGATACCGATGAAATTGTATATGTAAACAGTCAGCAAACCGAAACTTCTTTTACTACCAAAAAGATTGATCCTTTTGTTTTTTTAGATCGCGGTGTCCTGGAACGGGTATCGTTTGATCGTCAAAAACTGGATGAATTTTATGGCGCATCTCCAATTGATCACAGCCGTATTTTCAGTTACCTAAAGAAAAGGCTACAACCGGAATTTACCAAGTTTTCTTGGGATGCAGAATCTGAAAAACTCTACATATATCATATCATTCCTGGTACAGAAAAGGTTCTTGGCTTTCAAATTAGAAATTTCAAGTCAAAGCCAAAATATATGACCTGGAAACTTTCCCGTATCTATGAAGATTTAGGTGTACAACCAACCGCAGAGGTGATCGAGATTGACAAGATATCAATTTCATTTGGTATACTTAATCTGGACTTTAAGATGCCCATAACGGTGTTCGAAGGACCTCTTGATAGTTTCCTATTTAAGAACGCGGTTGCAACATGTTCCTCTAAAAATGACTTTCCACTGGAAATGGGTAAGCTTCGGTATATGTATGATTATGATATTGCTGGTCGCGAGGCCGCTATGAAAAAAATTGAGGAAGGATATCCTGTTTTCTTATGGAAAAAGTACCTGCAAGCCGCGGGTATTGAACAGTCTCCTAATAAGAAATTGGACCTATCTGACCTATTAATATATGCAAAAAGAAAAGGAATTGAACTACCAAGATTCGGAGATTACTTCTCAACCAACGGATACGACGCATATTGGATCTGATGATTTATGGTTAGAAGTACCAGAAAAACTCAAAGGCATAGCTAGTTTCAACACAGATTTGCCTGAAATAAATACTCTGACTCAATTTGAGGCGACAGCCCCGAAGAAGAAGTCAGACACTAAAATAAATGTGTATGTCAGAAGAAAGGACACAGGAAATGGAAACCTCTTCTAAAAATGATGCGTTATACGTACGTTTTTCAAAAGAGCGAGAAAAGTGGTCAGAAGTTGTACAGTCTCTATCAGAAAGACTGAGAAACATATATGATGTAGCAGAAATGCTAACTGACCTCTATTCACAGAGACAAATCGCTGGTGAATATGTACATGAACTTGTAGCTCATTCTTCAAAAGTCAATCGAATTTACCGGGAACGGAAACGCGAGCGATTTTTACACTACACTCAAAATTACGATCTACGGCTAGATAAGGATCCTAAAATGCTGTTTATTGATGTGGATCTTGCAGATTTAGTGGAACGAAGAGAAATCTTGCAGAACCACCTTGAATTTATGAGAGAAACTCTTAGAAGCATTGATACTATATCCTATGGTGTTAAACACCGAATAGCCCTGGAAGAATACAGAAGAGGATGAACCAACAAATAAAAAGAGTAGATACTCCACACGGTCGAGTTTACATGGTAAAGTCCGGAGATGAGATTAACATCTATCCATCAGTAACAACCGTGCTCTCTTTCGAGCCCGCGCCTTGGTTAGAAAAATTAGCCTCAGATATTGGTGAAGAGGAACTGGCAAAAATATCAAGAAAAGCCGCGGACCGCGGTACTGTTATGCACACTTTTTTGGAAAACTATTTGGTGTGTATAGGCTATCGAGGAAAGTCTGACGAGTGTTTGCTTTATGCACAGAAAAAAACTGCAAAAGATTTGGCAGGAAAATTTGATGATGCAACTATTGCAAAAGGGCGAGATCTCTTTTACAATATGTTGGAATCCTCCTTGTTTGAACAGATGAAAAAACCAATCTTTTCTGAAAAGTTCTTATGGTCTCACCAGTTTGGGTTTGCAGGAACTGCGGATTTTGGTTATATTGATGCAGAGGAAACTCCAACTGGAGATATTCTTGGAGATTTTAAGAGCGCAAGTTCACCTCGCGGAGAGGATCAAATTTCCAAGTACAAAAAACAATTAGGCGCGTATTCTATTGCCTACGAGGAGAGAACTGGTAGACACGTAAAGCGCGCCGAGGTCTGGATTGCTCACCCAGGTGGAATTCAGGCAATTATTTTAGAAGATGAAGACTTAGAAATAGCAAAGAAACAATTTTCGGAACTTTGCGAAAACTATCATAAAAATTGGAATAAAAAACCAATAATCGAGTACCTTAAAACTCTTAAAAATAACTCTAATGCAAGTGAAAGCTGAAATAACGCCGGATAAGAGGTTTATTCAGATCACTGATGCTAATGAGTTGGAGATGGATCAAATCCGTCATTCATTCAAAAAACGCATCAGTAACTGGAGGTTCCATCCGCTAGTGAAAAAACGCGTATGGGATGGTTACATATCTTTTATTGACCGATACAATCGTATACCCGTAGGACTATGGAATGAACTCAACCAGGTCTGTGATAAATATCATTTCAAATTAGAAGTTGCTGGATTCAATGAAGTTATAGATCATGAATTTGATGAAGCCGACTTTCGCGGATGGGTCTCTGATTTCTTTAGTGATCATCCAAAAATTAAGCCTCGCGATTATCAAATTGATGCGTGCATACCAATCTTAAAGTACCGCCGAAACATCAGTGAAATTGCAACATCAGCAGGTAAAACTCTGATTATGTTTATGCTGTTTGCCTATATGATTGACCGAAAAAAGGCAAACCGTTTGATGATTGTAGTTCCAAATACCAATTTGATATTACAAACAAATGAGGACTTTGAGCTCTACAATAACAAGAAAATGGACTTTATCACCCAATTAATACACGGTGGTACAGATAAAACCAAGAAAGAGGTAGAACTAATTATTGGTACTTATCAGTCCTTGGTAAAAAGAGAACTCCACTTCTTTGAAGGAATTGATGCAGTACTTGTAGATGAGGCTCATCATACAAATGCAAGTTCCATTAAGAAAATCCTGGTAAACTGTATGGACGCTACCTATGCGGTAGGTCTGTCTGGAACCATGTTACAAAATGGCAGTACAGAGGCTCTAACCATTCAGGCATATCTGGGTCCACAGGTAAATAACATCAGTGCATCTTTCTTAACAGAAAACAAATACGCCACACCTATACAGGTAAAGATTGTACAGATGGACTATATGTCGCATGACGTACGGGAAAAACTGGAAGCCTTACGCGACCAGAAAAATAGTGGCGATATTGATGGGGCTAAACTCCTTGAAATTGAAAAGAGAATGGTGGTAGAAAACCGTCCGCGTTTTCTCTATGTTTGTAACTTTATTTGTAAAACTACCAAAAATTCACTGGTGCTCTTTCAAAATGTAAAAGACGCATACGGGCGTAGAATTTATGACTACATTCGAGAAAATACAGTTGACAAAGAGGTATTTTATGTGGACGGCAGCACCCCGCCGGATTTGCGCGAGGATTATATTAAGAGAATGGAGGAAGGAACCAACAAAGTTATGATTGCCTCTTTTGGAACTTTTTCCACCGGTATTTCTATCAATAATATACATAATGTTTTCTTTGTAGAATCCTATAAGAGCGAAAAGATTGTACGCCAGTCAATTGGTCGAGGCATGCGTTTATATGAAGGCAAAGAGAAGGTAAATATCATTGATTTTGTTGATGACTTTTCGCTTTCTCCAAGAAACAAAAACTATTTAATGAAACACGGTGAAGACCGCATGAAGATCTATAAGGAACAGGGATTCCCCTATAAGCTATATAAAGTACAATTCTAGAGATATATAGAAAAAATGTCAAAGAATGCAGTCTTTTTTAGAGTTTCTTTCTGAAGGTTACGCGGCAGGCGCTGGAAATATGAAAGATTCCAGCTCACATTCATTAAGAACTACCAATAACCCGGTTTCTATGGGTAAAAATCATTCCGATCCCACGCTGGATGGAATGCGTTCTGTGCTGCTTGATATTTTTTGGCCAAAGGCAAAAGGTGATAAGGCAAAAGAGACAAAAATTAATCAGTGTATTACCACGTACGTCCATGCGTTAGACCGAAAGTTAAGAATTGATGAGGATATTATCATTATGTTAGCAGAACTTGTAGGGATGGATCAAGGAGAGGTCACAAAAATTCTTAGCGAGGAAACGGATAAATACTACTCAAAATTCCAAAACATGATAGGAATGTCATAAAAATAAAAATCATAACAATGAAAAAATTTAGTGAATGGATCGGTTCAATCCGCGAAGCTGAAGAAGCAAAAAAATCTGACTTACAAAAATCTTACCAAGATTACTTCCAAGCAAAACTTTCAAAGTACGGAGTAGATTCACCTGCAGATCTTGATGAAGAGAAGAAAAAAGAATTCTTTAATGAAATTGCTGCTGACTGGGAAGCCGGAAAAGGGGTAAAAGATTCTGCAAAAGAAAAGGTAGAAAAAGAGAAAGAAGAAGCTGGTGTTAAAGAAGGTGAAATCCCTGCTGCAAAACCTACTGAAGAAACCGAAGAAGTTCCTGCTGCTGAAGAAACTCCAAAAGGTGGAGAGGTAAAAGCTGCTGAGCCAAAGAAAGAGGAAGAACAAGGTACTGAGGTTAATGCAGAAGGCGAGATCGACACAGAAAAAAAGTAAGTGAAAAGAAGTTTCAATAAAAACTTCAGGATCACATAAGCACAGTAATATGAGTCTTAAAAGTTATACCCAGTTTCTCCGAGAATCTGCTCTTATTGAGCTGATGAAAATGGATGAATCGGCTGGTCTCTATGAAGAACAGCTTTTTGAAGGTGGAGCATACGGTCATATCAGTCATCCTTTTGAGGATGTTGGTCTAACTATGCAAGACCTAAAAGATATGATCAGCTCTACCGTAAATGGAGCATTTGGTCCAGAAAACTTTGTGCAAGAGAAGACGGATGGCCAAAATATCATGATCTCTTGGAAAGGCGGGAAGCTAATTGCCGCTCGAAACAAGTCCCATCTAAAAAATGCGGGAGAAGCTGCGTTGGACAGAAGTGGGATTGCCAGCTTATTTGCTGGTCGTGGAGATATTGAAACTGCGTATAATGCTGCAATGGCGGATTTAGAAGGAGCAATCGGAAAACTATCAGATGCCGATAAGAAGAAGTATTTTGATGAAGGTAAAAAGTTTGCTTCCGTAGAAGTGATTACCCCGATTACTCAAAATACAGTTCCGTACGGAAAGGACATGTTAGTTCTTCACGGAGTGGTTGAACACGATGACGCTGGAAACGCAATTGGCGAAGATAAGCAAGCCGGCCGAGATTTAGGAAAATTAATTGCAGATGCAAATGCTGCCGCCCAAAAGAAATTTTATGTTCGCGGTCCGCAAGATATTGCTTCTACTCCATTTCCAAATACAAAAGCTCGCGCTGCCTATTATGAAAAGAAGCTTTCTGATGTAATGTCAGAAAGCGGATGTAATCCCAGCAGTACTGTTGGTGATTATGCATTGGGTATGGGAAAGCGTATTCTTCTTGAAGAGGCAAAGGCGGCTAAAGTGGAAATTCCAGAAATTGCGGTTGATGGTTTAGCCCGTCGATTGGCTGATATTGATAAGTCATATACCGTTGCTACACTTAAGAAAGATTTAGGCCCTGCCGCTGATTGGTTTATCACATTAGAAAAGGACAAAGGAAAGGCTCTAAAAAGAAAAATCTATGCTCCACTTGAAAGTCTGTTTTTAGAGATAGGTACTGAAATGATGAAAAACATCAGCGCCTTCCTATCAGCAAATCCAACTCAAGCTACACAAGCTATGCGAAAGGAAATTGATGATACCATTGCAAAAGTTCGTACAAACGGTGATGAAAAGGATGTGGAAAAATTAGAGCATGAATTAACACGGGTTGCCGCGGCTGGTGGTTTAGAATCTATTGTGCCAACCGAAGGTATAACCTTTGTATTCAAAGGAAACCTGTACAAGTACACCGGAATCTTTGCTCCGTTACATCAAATAAGAAGCATTCTTGCTTACAAAAAGTAATATGAAATACGTCAAAACATTTGAAAGCTTTGTTTTTGAAGCTGGCAGCAGAAAGGTAGTTTTCTTCCCAGGAAGATTTCAGCCTTTTCATAACGGGCATTTGGCCGCAATGAAGAAAACCTCTGAGTTGTTTGGATTGCCAGTAATTCCGTTACAAATTCTTTCAAAAAATGAGGAATCGCCGTTCCCAGATTCTCTTTTGCAGAAAATGGGAAATGACATAGTTAAAGGTCATTCCTTTATTGCAGACTATTTCATTTATCCACAAAATTACGGAAAGACCGTTATTCCTTGGTTTGTACGTTTTTTAAGAGATAACGCGTACGAGCCTATGGGACTTGGCGCCGGTGCAGATCGTATGAAAGATTACGAGCGTCAAGTGGAATACATTAAAGGTCCTAAAACCGATACACCGGTAGATCCAGCTTTTTCATTGAAACTTGTAGATACTCGCGAAGGCGATGGACCGAGCGGCACAAAAGTTCGTCAAGCGCTACGTGATGATGATAAAAAGGCTTTTGAAAGTCTGATGCCAAAAGAGCTCTGGAAGTATTACGAAGAAATGCGTAAATACATAAAATAAATTTGTTAATAAGTTTAGGTCAAAACATTTTTTTATTTGAAAAAATTGTATTACCTTTATACTATTAAATTAAAAGTATGAAAAACATTCAATCGTTTAACGACTTCAATAAAGTCAATGAAAAAGAACTTCGAAAAGTAGATCAGTTTGACGCGGGTAACTTTATTTCGGATGTTTTGAAATTAGGTTCACGTCAAAATCTGTTTGATGCCTATATGAAGAAGAATGATATCAATCCTGATGAGTTAAGTACACTTATCAATCAGGTAATAGATACGCTTGATAAAAAATGGAGATAAGAATGAAACATTTACACACATTTGGAGGATTCCTAAATGAAGGTCTAGATCAAAATGACCCGGTATTAGTGGCAATCCGAGCTTCTAGAATGGACCGAGAAAAGAAAGCCGCCGACCAAGCTGAAAGAATGAAAAAAAGAGTTTACGGTAAAAAGAGAGAAGCTTTAGAAAATCAGCTTTGGGACATTGCGCAAGATCTAAAAGATGCGTATGCTGAGCGTAGAAACATTTATGACGATATGGAAGCTGAAGCCGGACAAAAAGGCACTTCTTGGACCGATGATGATGCAAATCGTTATGGAAGTCGGCTTAATATAGTTGATAGTGAAATTGAATCGTTAATTAAGAAACGTCAAGAAATTGAAATAAAATTGTCATACTAATGAAACACGTACATACATTTGAAAGCTTTTTAAGCGAAAATACTTCTGACACGATAACGGTTACTCTTACAAAGTCTGCAGCAGATTCAATGGAAAGAGACTTAAAAGCTAACGGTGTTAAGTACACAAAAGTTAAGCCTACCGTATTTGAAGTAGAAAATAGTGGTAAAGCTCGTACGGCTATTCGTTTGGTAAAAGAACGTTTTGGAACTCGCGCAATAATAGTAAAAGAAAGCGAATTGGTGGAAGCGTATAAGCCAATTCCATATAACGTAAAAATTGCAGGTCAGTATGAAATTACCACTGATTCTGGTGTAGTTAATACAAAAATTGCTGGGTTTGAAAGACAAAACGACGACAGCGATTCGCTGTACTTTATGGACGGTGATCCTCTTCGTGATACTTTAGGATCAATCATTGTAAAGAATTCTGATATGTTTAAGTTACAAAAAGGAACCGCGGTAAAAGCGGTTGGATCCAACAATAAGAAAGAAGTAAAAATTAAAAGAGTCGGTGACCTATGAAACACATAAGTACATTTGAAAGTTTCTTAAATGAGGCTGCTGCTGAAAAGGCAACTATCAGTGCAAGTCTTTGGAACGGCCAAAAGCCTGAAGTAAAAAAAGATTCAAATAGAGATATTTACGTCTTCTATTCTGGAGAAGTATTTGGTAATGACAAAACTGTAAACTTTTTGGACAGACCAAATATTGTTCTTATTGCCATTGAACCACATAATGGAAATCTGTTTATCAGATCCGGGTACGGATCTGAAGACGACAGAGGAGATAAGAGATACATTGGTTCACCTGGCAATAATATAGTTACAAATCTAGAAGAGCTTAAAGCCGATCCAAAAGGAATGGCAAAGAAAGTTGCCGATATGTTTATTTCTAATAAGAAAGCCTTTGATACAAATTTTCAGCCTTACGGTAACCGTGCAATCTTTAAGGTTGAAAAGGATGTTGAAAAACCTGCACTAGAGCTAATTGAATTTGCTCTTAAAAATATCAAATAGGGTGAAACATATTCATACGTTTGACAGCTTTCTAAATGAACAGACTCTAAATGAAATAGGAGAAGGCGTTTCTCCGTTTTCTTGGAAACGTACCGGCAGTAATAAAGTTGGTACCTGGATGGCTGATATGTCAAAGTGGGAGAGAGGAAGTTCTTCACAGAACAATCGTCTTCCAGATTTGTCTTATGAGTTTAAGAGTGATAATGCAACCTACACAGTTAAGATACTGGGCTGGTTTAATGAACATCATTACATCAATTTTGGACAAATAAAAGCTTCTGCAACTAAACCGCAAGATTACAATGTTTCTTTTGCAGTGTCATTTGGTGTAGAAAAAGGAAATAATCCAAACAGTGAAGCCATTACTAATTTCGGTGAACAGTTTCGCGTAATATCAACAGTTTCCGATATTATGCAAGAATTAATGAAAGAACTTCAGCAGATCCAATGGATTAAAGTTGATGAGATTTGGATTATGCCAAAGACTGAACTGGGTGAGGAGCTTACTCCAATTCCGCAAACAAAAAGAGGCCGGCTCTATTTGGAATACATTAAGAAACAAGGTGGCAAATTAAAAGGCACTTGGACTGCGGAAATTCGGAAAGATGCATATGTTTTACATAATGGTAAAGTATCATCTTCAACGCATCCGCAAAACTACATACCTCTGTGAAATACGTAAAGACATTTGAGAGTTTTTTGTATGAAGCCAAGCAAGTAGGTACTGTTTATCACTACACTACGATACTGGCGCTTCTTAAGATTCTTGATGATGATGTATTAGGTGACAAGTCTTTAGGTAAGTACGCAAGAGTATCATTAACTCGAGATAAAAACTTTCAAAAAAGAACCCGTATTATACCTGCCGAGTGCAGAATTATGATTGACGGTGATAAACTCTCTAACCGCTATAAAGTTCAACCGTATCAATGGAACGCCTCCCATTTTAGCGGAAAGGCAGCTACTAAAGGTGGAGAAATCGAGGACCAGATGGAAGAAGAAGTGCAAGGTTACATTACAGGAATCACCAATTACATCCAAAAGATTGAACTGTTTGAACTTGAATTGGATCCGCTTCCTTTTGATGAAGACTTTACATTAGAAGCAAGCAAGATCATTGACAAACCGTCTGATGAAATTATCCAAAAAGACATAGTTGACTTTGTCAAAAGACACGTAAAAGACACTAAAGTAATATGAAGTACGTAAAGACATTTGAAGACTTCCAGGTCTCTGAAGGATTTCAGCAACTAAATGAAACTGTCTACAGCACAGGCTTAGGTGGAAACTTAAAGTATGCTTCTGGCGGATCTTCATCGGCAAAGTCAAAAACGCTTTCAATACTTAAGTCTGGCAAGTGGAAAAATACACCAGCTGGAAAATTTGCATTAGAGCAAGCAGATGAGATTGCAAAACGCTGGAACGATAAAGATCCTGCTGAAAAAAGACCTGGATGGTTCAAAGATTACACAGTTGATAAAGAAGGTAAGCTAGAAGCTGTTAATTTTATTAGTAAGACAGCAGTAATTGCTGCTGTTTTGGATGAAATAACAAAAAGCGTTGAAGCAGAATGGATTGGGGGTGGCGGCGCAAGAAACCAATGTTTTGGTAACGCATCAAAGTGGTTTGAAGAAACAGGCGGTAAAGCAATTGGTGGAATCTGTATGAAAAAAGATGACATTGGCAAGTACTATGCAGAAAGCCTAATAGTTCATGCATTTGGTGAAAAGAATGGTAAGTATTATGAAATGACTTTTCCCAGTGAAACCATAACTAAAAACATCATTTACTGGCCACTCATTACGTTTGTTAGAGCTGATGAAAAAAAGATATCCGAAGACATTTGGTCTTATGCGTTAGGCATCGAAGAAGCGGTTAAAGAACATTTTGGCATAAAGATATGAAATACGTAAAGACATTTGAACAATTTGAGGTTTCCGAAGGATTTCGTTACCACATGGAAAATGGGTTGGATATTACCAATAGCGTCTACCGCATTGGCAGCGATGCTTACAAACAACTCTTTGAAGAGACAAAAAAGTATTGGGATGAAGGAAACATCATCCTAAAAGATAAAGCTGCCTGGATGGCTGCTAACCTGGAAGTTGGAAAAGCCGCGGTTAATAAAGATGGCCGCAAAGTAGAACTTGACACTCCTAAAAGAGGCGGCGATAAGAAATTTGTGGTTTACCATAACAGTGGAAAAAAAGATGATGATGGGAATATCATTGCAAATGAAATTACATGGGGTGATACCTCTGGCTTGAGTATTAAAAATGATGATCCGGCAGCAGCGGCATCTTTTTGGTCCCGCCAACAGTGTGATCTTAAAAAGAAAATGGATCCAAGCACGCCAGGTTTTTGGGCATGTTACGCGCCAAGCCTATTTGGAAAACAATTAGGTTTAAGTTCTACAGAACCTTGGTAATTCCAAGTATATAAGATCAATGAAGCCGTATACCGAGCAAAAAATAGAGGAGTCCGTTTTCATACGGACTTTTTTTTCTGATATACCCGAGGAAGAACTACAGTGGCATTGGGATGAAGAGGACCGTATTGTGACTCCGCTATCAGAAAATGACTGGCAGTTTCAATTTGATAATGAATTACCACAACGGATAAATAAAGAGTTATTCATACCTGCTGGAGTCATTCATCGGGTTATTAAAGGATCCACGGATCTTATTGTAAAAATAGAAAAGAAAAAATGAAAAGACTACTTACAATTGTCTTCTTACTCTTTACGTTAATCTCTGTTGCGCAGAATCGTATTGTGGAAACTAGAAACGCTGTTTTCTGGGTAAAGTATTCCGAAGAATTAGAACAGCCGCTACAGGTGAAATACACCATTGCATGTACCGAAACTGTTTTTTCAAGAGCGGGACTGGATTTCTTTCCAGTGAGTGGAATTAAAACATCGGATCATAATGATTATGCAGGAAATGAATGGGATAAAGGACACATGGCACCTGCCGCAGATTTTGCGTGTAATCAGGAGTATCTTAAAATGACATTTTCATATTTGAACTGTGCTCTGCAACAAGAGAATTTGAATCGCGGAGTATGGAGATTTTTAGAAGTACACGAGAGAGAACTTGCAAAAACTGGTGAAGTAAAAGTCATAATTGATTTGCATTTTTCTGCTAAGTCAATTAAATTAGCAAGTGGCGCTACGGTTCCTGATGGATTTACCAAGACTATTATAGCAGGCAAGAAAACTGAGAAGTACTACTTTCCAAACACCAAGCCTACCAAAAAGTCATATACCGAGTATTCGGTGGTGAATAAATAGACTGTAAAAATACTTGTAATATGAAACACTTGCACACTTTTGAAAGCTATGTAAATGAAGGCGCAGTTAAGCAATTTGAGTACGACTATAAGCAATTGGTCAAATCAATTAAGCAAGGCGCGGGATGGATTGATCCTGAAAATGTGGAAGAGGCATGGGATGATGTAGCAGATTTTGGTCCAATTGACCCTGTAAAGGACGAAGTACTTAACCGTTTAATTAAAGATGGCTTATTGTACTCCGCTGATAAAAGCAATCCTATTGAGAAGGGAAACAAAATAACTAATATAAGTCAAATAAAATGAAACATGTAAACAATTACGAAAACTATTTGAAAGAAGGCTTTTCTGAGCCAGCTCTAAATGAGGGTGTCATGCAATTTGTAAGTGACGATAAATTCAAGGATGAGGCTTCTTTGAAAGCTGATATTCTTAAAAATGCCGGTCCTGCTCTTAATGATTTGCTAAGCCGTCAAGGAATTAAATACAATCCGCTAACTGCAAAAGATAAAGGAAGAAGAATTGATTTTGACAGTAAGCCGTTTACTGGAAAAGAATTAGGGTTTATGCAATACGGTTTTGCTGAAGTCTACATTGGTATTTTTAGTGGCGGAAGCTTTCCTGAAATTAATAAAGCAGCAAGCGAAAAATTTGAATTTGCTCCGTATATTTGGGCAACTTTGAACTACTCATATAAGCATACAAACGGTGGATCTAATGGTTGTTCTTTGATCTTTTCAGGTGAGCAACGCGATGACATTTACTATGACGTAATTGCTGGAAAATGGCTAACCTCTTCCGAAGCTGCAAAACGTTCTGATTGGAAATAAGATGAAGTACGTTAAGCTTTTTGAACAATTCTTGCTAGAGAGCGGAAACTCCATTGATAACGCAGTTCCGTTTCAGCAAGACGAAGTAAAGCCAACTATTGACTGGGTAGTAAAGAATATCTTTCCGCAAATTGGTCTGGTTGGTATTGATGATGATGCCGCGGTTATAGGAAGCGCTGGTAAAAAAGTTCAAGGCGCCACTAGTGGAGATATTGATGTAGCAGTATCTGCGGATAAAATTGCAGGCCATTTAGGAACGTCATTACAAAATGCTCTATTTGAATTAGACAAAAAACTTAAGAGCCTTGGTTATTCTACCAAACTTGCAGTCGGGTTTAATCAGGTAAGTATCGGAGTTCCTATTGCAGGAGATGACAAAAAAGGAGTAGGACAGCTCGACTTTATGTTAACCAATGATTTGGACTGGAGTCGTTTTATGTATCATTCGCCTGACTTTACTAAAGCCGAATCTGAGTATAAAGGTGCATATCGTAACCTGCTACTCATGGCCGCAATCGGAAAGTCTTTCTTTGAAATTACGAAAGAAACCGATAAAGGAGAAACTGCAGAATACCAAGCATATGTAGTTAGGTTAAACCAAGGAATTGTTCAGGTACGAAAGAGTTTTGAAGGTAAAAAAGGCTTGCTTAAAAATGCAACCCTTCTAAAAGAATTTGATAAACTCATTACAAAAGTACCGTCAGATATTGTAAACTTGCTGTTTAATGGAGGCCATAAGGTATCAGACATTATGACATACGAAAGTCTGTACAACCTAATTACTGGAGGCGATTTTAAGTTTCACGATAAAGTAGGAGAAATCCTAAATGATTTTAAGAAAAAATTGGAGGAAGCCAAACTTCCGCTTCCATCAAATTTAGCGTAACGGAATAACCACAAAACAAACAATAGGTTAAAAAACAAAAACCTTTAAAGCCGAAAAAACAATGGCAGGAATTAATACAATACAAGAAGCGTTTGCAAAACGCGGAGAGTCTTGGGTAAGAGACTTTTTTACAAAAGACGTAACGGTAACAGAAAAATCTGATGCCTATCGTTTTTCATTTGAGCTTTCACGAACTGGAAGACTCAGATTTTTTGGAAAGAATTCTGAAGAACCGCTAAATCGTATTGATCGTACGGTTAGTGATTTGTACGAAAACGCAATTTCAAAAATTGAAAAACTTCCCGAGGCAATAACAATTAATCTTCCTAAAAACCACCGTTTCGGTTTTAGTTGGAGTATTTCCGAAGGTCTAACTCTTACGGATATTACTATTCGGAGTAAAGGCAAGGTTATTAAAGAAATTCAAGAGCCTGCACTAATTGAAAAATGGGCAGGACTATTGCATGTAAAATCTGAAAAGCCTGGAACTATTGATGGCCGTATTGTCGAGCAGACTATCAGTTCTCTAAAAGGCGGTCAGCCTCTATATGAAATTTGGGATCCGCAAAAAACCTATATCTTAAAAAATGGCGATGGCGTCATAAAAATAGGTGATACCCAAATTAAAGAAAAGTCACAAAAAAGTCATACATTTGATCTGTTATTAATGCAGATGTTTGAGCATTTACAAACGCTGAATTTTGATAAATTTGTATTCAAATCCCCTCGTCCTGATGAGCGGTATTTGGAAATTGTTTGCGAATGTTTTAACTCTTTTGTAAATGAGAGAGGACCTGAGTTTTTAGAGATGGGAATTGAAAAACCGCATTTCTTGCAAAAATCCGGGAAATTCAATAACAAATGGATACGCAATCCAAAAACGCGAGAACTTATTGAGAACCGCAGTTATGAGTATTTGCTCAGTATTTTTATTGCAAATTTAAGAAAGCCGAAAAAAGCAATTGGTCTGCTGTCTGAGAGTTTTGTATCACAGTATAACCAAAAAATTGCGGATATTGATGACTGTGTTAGAAATCCTGAAGAGGCAGGTTTTCCAGAATTTACTTCTATATTAGAAAAGGAGGAACCCAGTTTAGATAGCGACTATAAGCAGGCTAATATTGGCGCGGAAGACGGCTTTTCATCAGACCAGCATATGAAAGCTGTTGGTATGTTACAATCTTACTTTGCTCTGCCGTTTGCAAATACGAATGAAGAAGACGGCGATGACAAAGAACCGGTTCATACTTGCGATGTGCTGCTTATTAATGCTGGAGAGGTTACTAAAAAAGTAATTAACGAATGCGAGCGTTTAATGAAATTAAACGGACGCGGTATGATGTTGGTGCATGATGAGTCCGCAGGCTCACACTGTAAATGGGGACTTGAAAAGGCAGAAGGCCGAGCACTTGCAAATCGACTAGTTGAAGAATATCCACATATCTTTGAATGTAGTGAGTCTATGATTCACAGCAGTGTAGGTAAAATAGTTAAAGCAGCTAAACCCCGAGAGGTAAAAAACATTTATGTAGCTCGTGGTGGAAACCGTCTGGTTCTAGAAAAGGAAACTCTTAAATCACTTGGAAGAGATGCTGGCGTAACAATTGCCCCGTTCAAAACTGGAGAGTCACGTGATATTGAGGAATGCATGGAAAAGGCGGATCTCCCAAAATTCAAAAAGATTTTTCCAGAAATTTGTGTTAATTATTGGCCAAATATGATGACAAATTGGAATTCTAAAGCATATTTGTAAAAATATATAGTACATAATGAACAGAGTACTTTCATACGATCAATTCTTAAATGAAGCCTTAGTTACGCTAAAACGTAAATACACAGAGGCTCATCCGGAAAAACGCATTTCTGATTACGCACCCGTAAGAGAAAAAGTGTTATCTTTTGTAAAAGAAAAGGGTTCGGTCAGCGAAGAAGAGCTTTCCGAGTTCTTCAAACTAATGAATGAGGAAACTGGTAGAAAAACAAATATAGGCTGGGTAAAAGCCAATCCTCATTTGTTTAAGGTAAAAGAGAGCAATGGTTCTAAAACCTATTCGCTTTCAAAAGAAGGACACCGCGTTCATCACAAAATAACTGGAGCATAATGAAGACTTTTGGAGAATACCGTGAAATTGCTGTCATACATGAAAGGCTGGTTCCCGAATTAAAGGAGCTGCTTTCACATTTTGATAAGGCATCGGAAATTGCCGATAAATTAGATATGATTAAAACGCTTGATGTTATTGAAAATGCACGTCAAGAGATCATTAAATTAGAAGGTAAATAATGCCATCAGTATCTAAAGCGCAGCAAAAGTTAATGGGAATGGCATACGCCTTAAAGAAAGGTGATATGGATCCCGCGGATGCATCACAAGAGGTAAAAGATCTTGCAGATTCTATGACTCTTCAGCAGTTAAAAGATTTTGCAGAAACGCCTCATAAAGGTTTACCCGATCACGTTAAAGAGTATTTTTACTGGTGGGACACGCAAGCACAGATGATGGCAGCTCAAGGCGCCGCGGTTCGTAAAGATCAAACTGATCCGCTAATTCAAAGTTTTATGGACTTTATTGACGGCAAAAAGAATAAAAAGGTTAAAGTTGATGAAGATTTTTCTGCACCCGCGGCTTCAGTTACTAACACCCCTGGTATGGGTAATGTGGTACCTGCTAACGTTGGCAGTACTGGCAGCGGAGACATTTTTTCCGGATCCGGAAAAAAGAAAAAGAAGAAAAAGAAAGTAAAAGTTTTTGAGGAGTACATTGAGGAAATGGCGCTTGCCGATGTCAACTCTCAAAAAATTTTAGCGGAATTTGATAGCGGCGATAAGAAGAGAAAAGAACAAATTACCGATGTTATTTCCGGCAGGCCGCATACGGATAGATCCCGATTAGAAAAAGACATTTTAGATTTAAGCTACGAAGACATAATGGAAATAATGCAAGAATTAGAACTCTTGTAACTAAAATAACTGTCCTATGAGATGGCCAAACAAAAATCAGACTCAGCACGTACTTACGTTAAAAAGCCAAAAAGAAAAATAGGAAGACACTCCAAGAGCACTTCTAAAAATAAGAGCTCTAAAAACTATAAAAAGCCTTACGCAGGACAGGGAAGATAAATGGAACCAGTAGTACTTCAATCAATCATTACAACTCTTGGGTCAATTGTGGTGGCCATTATTACCGTAGTGGTAAAAAGCCATTTGGATAGCCGAAAGGCAATAGTTGCCAAAGAGAGAGAAGAGGTAATAAAGGAAAGCGATCTAGAAGAAATGGTGCTAGTCCAAGAGTGGCTGGAAGACTTCAGAGATCGTCACGGGTTTGACCGAGTATCAATATTTCAATTTCATAACGGAGGAAAGTTTTTTCAAGGAAAAAGCATGAAAAAGTTTTCTATGACCTATGAAGCAGTGGCGCCTGGCTATGAAAAAATAAAGCGGTCTCAGCAAAATATACTTACATCAGAATATCCCAAGTGGATAAGTACTATGATGAAGAAAAAATGTTTTGCAAGTTTGACCGATGAAATGGATCCAAAGGATCGACATGAATTAGAGAGTATGGGAATACAGCAATTTGTTACTGTTCCTATTTTCTGCATAAAAGGAGCCTTAATTGGCTTTATTGTAGGATATAACATTTCCGATGTGGATGAGCATATACGAAATAAGTTTGTTCCACTGGTCGAAGATTCAAAATTCATTTCAGGTTATTTAGCATGAGAGGCGCAAAAGAAATTAAAAACTTAAGCGTGGAAGCTAAAGGCTCCCGCGGAAAAATTGTAGGTTTTTGGCTGTCCGAAAACAACACAGTGTATGCAAAAATAAAAAATTACAAAGGCCAAACTGTTAACCATCCGCTAACGGAATTACATGAAGGGATTCGGGTTATAGATTTTGCCGATGATAATGAAACACCTCTATTTATATGAGCCACGTAAAACTGTATGAAGAATTCCTTTGGGACCAAATTTGGGAAGCCGAAGATGAGGATAAGCAGTCAACTGACCGTTCTCCACTTGATAGTGAAGAACTCGAGACTGGCCTAAAAAATAAGGCTAAAGAATCTGGTTGCCCGATTGGAATTATTCGTGCTGTTATGCGTCGTGGAATGGCTGCATGGAAAAGTGGACATCGCCCAGGAGCTGGCCAAGAACAATGGGGTTACGCTCGCGTAAACTCATTTTTGACTGGTGGAAAGGGAACTTGGGGTAAGGCGGATTCAGATCTTGCAAAAGAAGCTAGAGATGCCGGATTCAAACCAAAAAAGTAATATGAATATGAAACACATACACACATTTGAAAACTTCTTAAATGAAGATGTCAGATGGCAAGATGTTCAGGTTGGCGATTCTGCTAATGTAAAAGCCGAAAACCGCACTGGAATTGTTATGAGTTCTTATGGCAAAAAATTTAACATCAAATTTGCCGATGGCTCCTTAAAAACATACGATGCCGCACAGCTTACATTTATTGTAGAAGAAGGCGAGCATCCGTATTACAAAGGAATTAGTAAGAGTACCGAGGACAAGAAAAAAGCTCAAATGGCTGACCAGGCTGCAGCGGATGATGATGATCCTGAAGCATATAAAGAATTGCCTGGAGATAAAAAAGGAAAGAAGCTCTTAAAAACTTCTAAACATACTAAAAGCTATCACGAGCTTTACGGAGAAAAATAAAAGGCAGCAATTAAGCTGCCTTTTTTCTTAAAGAATTTCTATTTTTTTGGAATTCTTTTTAGCGGAATTTGAAAATTCAACTGTAAGGATCCCTGCTTCCAGTTTTGCGGTTATTGAATCCGGATCCAGATCTTTTACCTCGTAGGTTTTCTTTACGCGGCTACTTGCAAAATGTGGTAGTTCCCTTTCAGTTTCAGCAAAGATAATAAGATTAGAGCCTTCGGACTTTACTTCCACTTCCTCTTTTGTAAAACCTGGAAGTAGGATACAAACCTGGTATCCAGTGTCAGTGTTCTTAATTTCCGCTCTTGAGCGATTGGTGCTGTTAGTGTTTTCAAAAAAGGCTTCCATTGTTTTTAGGATGCCGTCTGTTGGTGTTGTTGTGTAGTGTAACATAGTTTTTTATATTTGTTTTTTGGTATTCTATCAATACCGTGCCAGTGCTCAAATGAAGACTCTTTGTCAAAGCCGTGATGACTATTTGACAACTAGTATGACATTGATGCTAGCTAATAAGTCTTTTCCTCCAACCGTTCTGATAACTATTTTATACACCTACGGAAAAAAGTTTTGGCATATATTGTTAACTCCTATGAAACCTATTAATCAATATTGAATATAAGATCTAAATAAACAAATAGAATATGGCAAATACTGATAATTCTTGCGCTAAACTTGAAATTAAAGATCTCTGGACAGAAAAGTTACAGCAGGATTCTACCGATACTTTAGGTGATATCTTAAATCTGCAAGCAGAGACTCAAAAGAATGTTTACGGATATGACTTTGAGAATATGACTCTTCGCCAAATCATGGATTTCTGGGCTATGAATACCCATGCAATGATTGATGAAATTCACGAGGCTACTGATGCTCTTGGAGGAATTTCTTCTGGTGGCTCTGCAATTTGGAAGCGTTGGAAAAAAGACTATCCTAAATATGCGGAAATGAAATTTTCAGATCTTCCAGCGGATGATCAAATAGAATGTAAGTTTGAAATTATTGATATGCTGCATTTCTTTATGAATTACGCTGCTTCCATTGGAATGACTCCAGCTGAAATGTACAATATGTACATGAGCAAAAACGAAGAAAACCGCGCCCGTCAGCGCAGAGGTTACTAAACAAATTAAACATACATAAATGATTGACATTGAGCAGAGGGATTCCACTTTGCAAATTTCCTATTTTAACAAGGAAGGCGATATCTCTATCAAAAAGTTTTTGATACCCGCCAACCAAATGTTTGAATGGGAATATTGCGATGCCCGGGATCGACACGCGGAACCAGGAATTATGAGCTGGGACGGAAAACACGTAAAGAAAAGAAAATCCAAGTTCTTAAGTAAGTGGAGAATTGAGGAGTATCTCTTTAGTCTTCCTGAAGAGGAAACACGAGATATCTATGAATTCAATCTTCCCAAGAAGTTTTTTGTGGATATCGAGGTGGAAGTAAAAGACGAATGGCCAAGACCTGATACCGCAAAGTTTCCGGTTACAACCTTATCTTTTTGCCGTGATAACCGTGTAGTTGTTATGGGAACTAAGCCGTTAAATGAAACGGAAATTAAGAGTATTGGCACTCGTATTAATGAGTACTTAAAAGAGGAAGTGGATTTTAGTTATATGTACTTCAAATCGGAGTATGATATGCTGTATACCTTTTTCCATAAGGCGGTTCAAAAAATGCCGGTAATCACTGGTTGGAACTTTATCGGTTTTGACTGGACTTATCTTATTAATCGTTGTAAACGTCTAAATATTGATCCCGCAGTATCATCACCGTCCAGAAAACTTGTTGGAAAGGATGAACTTCCACAACACAGAATGGTAGTGGATTATTTGGATGTCTATAAAAAGTGGGACCGCGTAATTGATATCAAGGAAAACAATACTTTGGATTTTGTGGCCAAGGCTGCTTTAGGAATTCAAAAGGTAAAATATCCTGGAACTCTCCAGGAATTGTACGAATCGGATTATGACCAATATGTTTTCTATAACGCGGTGGATTCCAAGTTGGTACAAATGATTGACCGTAAACTGAATACCATGATGGCATTCTTAAAACTTGGAAACATTTCCCATGTGGAAGCAACTCGAGCGTATTCTCCGATATGGATGGCGGAAGCAGCTATGGCACGTGAAAACTGTAAAAGAAACCGTGTATTTCCAAAGGCAGATACATCCAAAAAGAAACGCGAAGAATATGAAGGCGCATTTGTGCATGAACCAAGAACCGGTTTATACGAATGGGTAACCTCCTTTGACTTTGCATCTCTATATCCTACGGTAATGCGTCAATGGAATATCTCACCCGAGAGTTATGTAAAGAATATCGCGCCTGGTGAGGAAGTGGATTTGGAAAAATACATTAAAACTGCATCCGGAGCAATCTTCTCTCGTGAGGAGGAATCCGTATTTAAGAGTATCCTGGTTGAATACTATGGAAAAAGAAAAGCCGCAAAGAAAATTGCGCAAGAGGTAGAGAGGGAAATAGCAGAATTGCAAAAATATATATGATGCGTTTCTTTCTAAAAATAATAAATCAACTATGAGTAAACTTTTCACCGAGAGGGTTCCTTTCAAACCCTTTGAGTACCCTGTCTACTATAATGAAGGATGGCTAAAACAAGCGCAAGCTTTTTGGCTACACACTGAAATACCAATGCAAGGCGACGTTAAGGATTGGAATGAGCATTTGAGTTCAGCTGAGAAAAATTTAGTAGGAAATATATTGCTAGGTTTTGCACAGACCGAATGTGCAGTTAGCGATTACTGGACAGGAATGGTGACAAAGTGGTTTCCTAAACATGAGATTCGTCAAATGGCTATGCTTTTTGGTTCTCAGGAAACAATACATGCCACGGCATATTCTTATCTAAATGAAACTCTAGGACTGGAAAATTTTGATGCCTTCCTACAGGAGCCTGCAATTAAAGAAAAATTTGAATTGCTTACTGCAACCTCAAATGATTGGACACATAATGATCTTGCGGAAAACCCACAAGCCCGGGTGGAAGTAGCACGCAGTTTGGCGATCTTCTCGGCCTTTGCTGAAGGGGTTTCCTTGTATTCCTCTTTTGCAGTCCTATATTCCTTTCAAATGAGAAACCTGCTAAAAGGTATTGGTCAACAAATGAAATGGAGCGTTCGTGACGAATCACTGCATTCGCGTATGGGTTGCCGATTGTTTAATCACATGTGCGAAGAATATCCCGAACTTCGAGGTGATGCTTACGATACCATTATTGAAGCCGCTCGACTTATTCAAAAACTGGAACATTCATTCATTGATAAAATGTTTGAAATGGGAGATTTGGAAAACCTAAGAGCAACTGACTTAAAACAATTTATTAATCAAAGAATAAACGAAAAATTAAATGAACTTGGTTATGATCCTATCATGGAAGTAGACGAGGAATCGGCTGCAAATTTGGAATGGTTCTACCATCTTACTGGTGGTTTAACTCACACAGATTTCTTTGCAATCCGTCCAACCGACTACAGTAAAGCCAATGAAGGTGAAGACTGGGGAGACATTTTTTAATAGAGCAACATGAAAAATTTTGGAGAAGAACAAGGTTGGGAAGTCGGCGTAGATTTCCCGGAATGGGCAAACACTGAGGTGTATGTCAAAACAATTAGTAAAGGGTATTTGCTTCCTGGCGAAAAACCAAAGGACGCGTACTGGAGAGTTTCTACAAAAATAGCTCAAAGATTAGGTAAGCCGCAAATGGCTTCCAAGTTTTTTGACTATATTTGGAAAGGCTGGTTATGTTTAGCCACGCCTGTGTTATCAAATACCGGTACCGATCGTGGACTACCTATTTCATGTTTTGGTATTGATGTTGGCGACAGCGTCTATGAAATTGGTAATAAGAATTTGGAGTTAATGCTCCTTGCAAAACACGGTGGTGGCGTTGGTATTGGAATCAATATGATTCGTCCTGCAGGTTCACGCATTTCGCAAAACGGAACATCCGATGGCGTAGTTCCTTTCTGTAAAATTTATGATTCTACAATTCTGGCAACAAGCCAAGGATCTGTAAGACGCGGTGCGGCCTCTGTTAATATCAATATTGAACATAAAGATTTTGAGGAGTGGCTAGAGATTCGCGAGCCTAAAGGTGACGTTAACCGCCAATCTCTTAATTTGCATCAGTGCGCAGTGGTTGGCGATAAATTTATGCGTAAGCTGCAAGATGGAGATCCTGAAGCACGTCGTAAATGGGGTAAGCTGTTACAAAAACGTAAAGCAACCGGTGAACCGTATGTAATGTTCAAAGGAAATGTAAACAAACAAAATCCAGATGCCTATAGCAAAAACGGCTTAAAGGTATTTATGACTAACATCTGTTCTGAAATTGTTTTGCATACTGATGAATCACATTCTTTTGTTTGTTGTTTAAGTTCTCTTAATCTTGCAAAATATGACGAATGGCGTGATACGGATTTGATCTACACTGCTACCTGGTTTTTGGACGGAGTACTCGAGGAGTTTATTCAGAGAGCCAAAGGTCTTAAAGGATTTGATAACGCAATTCGTTCTGCTGAAAAAGGAAGAGCCTTGGGTTTAGGAGTTCTTGGATGGCATACGTATTTGCAACAAAAAGGAATTCCGTTTGAAGGTTTACCTGCACAGTTTGAAACCCGCAAGATCTTTTCGCAAATGAAAATTGAAAGCGAGAGAGCAAGCCGTGATTTGGCAAGCGAATTTGGCGAACCGCTATGGTGCCGTGATACCGGCTTCCGTAATACGCATTTACGTGCAATTGCACCCACGGTTTCCAATTCAAAACTGAGTGGAAACGTAAGTTCAGGTATTGAACCCTGGGCAGCAAACGTTTTTACTGAGCAAACTTCAAAAGGAACTTTTATTCGAAAGAATCCTGAGTTGGAAAAGGCTCTTCGTAAAATAGGTAAGAATAATAAAGAGGTATGGGACCGTATTTTAGAAGATGGCGGTTCGGTTCAAGGACTTGATTTTCTTGATGAATGGGCTTATTTTGATGGTAAATTAATAGAACGCTCAACGGTTACCGATGAAATTGCTGTTTCCCGTATGTTTTCTGTAAAGGACGTATTCAAGTCATTTAAGGAAATCAATCAATTGGATTTGGTAAAACAGGCCGGTGTTCGTCAACAGTATATTGACCAGTCCTGCTCGTTGAATCTAGCTTTCCCGTCAACCGCGGAGCCTAAATGGATTAACCAGGTACATATGGAAGCCTGGAAACAAGGAGTTAAGACAATTTATTATATGCGAACTGAAAGCGTTCTTCGTGGCGATATTGCTGCTCGTGCAATGGATCCCGATTGCGTTTCATGCGAAGGATAATACTATGGCACTAAAGATAACACTTGATAAAATGGTAAAGGTCTTCCGTCCAAAAAACGGAAGTACTTTTACTATTGATGAACTGAATTCTGAAGTTGGCGGTTGGATTGAGCCTTTTCGTATAGGACCTATCTGGGTAATGTACGCGGAAAAAGGCGAGAAAAAAGGAATGCCGTTTAACTTTTTGGCATCACATTTTTTTGATGTTAATTTACATGGTGAAGTACTCGTGGTTCCACCTCAGCAAATGCCAGCCGACTGGGGAGCAATGGAAGAAGGCGATGAAAACTATACGGCTGATATGATTGATAATGCATTTTTACTCTCTTTACAAAACTCAATACTCTTAGAAAAAATGAAAGATTTTAATTCCGGATTTGTGGTAGATCCCGCCGAATTCTTCTCCTCCAAGTTTAATGTACGTCCAAAGGAGGAATACACTTATGATCCGCCAGAAGAAACCGATGAAAATACACGGGACTTCCTGGAACAGGTTTACGGCTACATCAGTAAATCTCCTGCGCAGTTCAGAAAAGGCATATTGCTAGATGGCCCAGAAATAATTATCAGAGCTGAGCAAACAAAACTCAAAAAGGTTCTGAAAATGATGACTGACATCTATATTGAAACCGAGGAATATGAAAAATGCGCAGTAATAAAGTCGCTTGAAGAAGCCATATAAATTGTTAATAACTTTTAACCCAAAGATTTTTTTCTTTGGGTTTTTTGTTTTATTTTTATACTATCAAATTAAAACCAAATGAGTAACCGTTTTACATTAGAACAACACTATATCGCGGCAAAGGAAGCCTATTACGCTGGAAGCCCTATTCTTACGGATGATGAATTTGATAGACTGGAAGCTGATTTGCTTTCCCTTGGTTCTGACGTACCGTATATTGTAGGTTCCGATGACCGTAAGGCTAAATACTCACACCCATCTAAAATGTTATCCCTGGCAAAATACCAGGCAACTATTAATGGTAATCCGCCAACAGAATCTGCGGTAAATTGGATGAAAAAATTTGGAGCAACTTCATTTGAAATTACACCCAAATACGATGGTAACGCTGCTAATGCAATTTACGTAAACGGAAAGCTTTCTCAAGTACTTACTCGTGGTAACGGATCAAAAGGCCGTGATATTACTGATAAGGTCAAGCATAATCTGCCTGAAACAATTAGTATAAACGGTACCGTAGAAGTACGTGGCGAGGTGGTAATTGAAATTTCAAAATTTAATCGGAAGTACGCCTCCTTTAAGAATCCTCGTAATTATGTGGCAGGCGTACTTAACCGGGATGAAAATCCTACCGAAGTAATTGCTGACTTGGACTTTGTTCCGCTTGAGGTAAGACATCATACTGATGGTAAAATCCTTTATATTGCTCCAAGAGTTCCTGGATTCAAACATACCGCTCACATCTTTTACGGCGGTCCAGAATCTTTTGAGGCGGCTTACCATGATATGGTGGAATACCGCAAAACATCCGAGTATCAGTTGGATGGTTTTGTTATCAAGGCTCCCGAAGGTTTACGACCAATCTGGGGAGAAAACAGCCATGATCCAAACTGGGCAGTAGCAATTAAGTTTCCTCCAAAGGAAGCCATTACTACTATCAAATCAATCTCTTGGCAGTACGGTAAATCTGGCGCGGTAACTCCAGTAGCAGTAATGGAGCCGGTGGATCTCGATGGTTCTACGGTATCACGAGCTGCACTGTTTAATTATACGTATCTAAAGAATATGGGTGCGTATCCTGGTGCTCAGGTAGCAATTGCGAAATCTGGCGATATCATTCCACAAATCTTAAAGGTTATTACTCCTGGTAATGAATCTGCCTTTGAACATCCAACACACTGTAAATGCGGTTCAGAATTGGTAAAATCTGGAGTTCATTTAATGTGCGAAAGCGAATCCTGCTATCTAGCGGAATGGCATAAATTCCACCAAGGAATTTCCTGGTTGGATTTGGATGGCGTAGGTGGCGCAATGATTAAGCAATTATTTGCGGTAGGTTTCCGTAGCGGTTTGGAAATTCTTAATCCTACAAAATTCAATAAGGAAGCCCTACTGCAAAAAGGCTTTAAGGACGGAAAGATACTTGCCAATATGTTGCAACAGGTTTCACGGATTACGGAAATTACTCCAAAGGAAATCTTAATGATTATGGCTTTCCGTAATATGGGAGGAACCACTGCCAAACAAATTGGTAATTACATTTCTGGTGTGGAGTATTCTTTTCATGGTTTGGAAAAATCCGTGGTTTCAGGATTCGGTCCTGGAGAACCAAAACGTATTGCGTACGAAAACGCGGTGGCAGAAATCAGTCAGTACATAAAGGTGGTTCTTCCCGAGGTTGTATCGGCAGAAAGCATTTCTTTTGAAATGACCGGGTCTCCTAAAGCGGCAGGTTTCAAAACCAAGCAGGAATTTATTGATGCCGCAAAATTAAAAGGCTATCATCATACCGGGTTAAAGGATGCAAAGGTTCTCTTTACCGATGACGAATCTTCTACCAGCAGTAAAATGGCAGAAGCCCGAAAAAGAGGTATTAAAATTTTATCCTATAATGCATTACTTGGGTAATACATGGTATCATCTAGTGACCACTGTAAAACTTTATGAATGTAGTTAATATAAATATTGTCAAATAATCTAAAGTAACCTAATAAACACTAATGGCTAAAAGTAACAAAGAAATTGTAGCGTTAAGCGATTTTGAACACGTTTTACACCGTCCTACAATGTACATTGGATCTGTTGAAAGATCTGACGAGAAAGTTCAAATTATTGAAGTTGATGAAGGCGGCAAGACTGGAAGAATCGTAGCAAAGACAAAGGTACTATCAGTAGGCTTCTATAAAATGCTGAATGAAATTGTGGATAACTCCTTTGACGAAGCAAAACGTCTAAAAGGAGCAATGCCAAAAATTCGGGTAGAAATCAATTCAAAAACCAATCAGGTAAAGGTAACCGATACTGGTGGCGGATTCCTAAATGCGGAAAAGGCTAACAGTAAAACTGGTATGAGTAACGTAGAAACCGCGCTTTCAATGCTGAGAGCAGGATCAAACTTCTATAACGAAAGCTCTACTGATAGTCTTATTGGAACCAATGGAGTAGGTGCTGCCTTGGTAAATATGTTATCCGACGAATTTGAAGTTCACACAGTTAATTCTGAAGTGGACTATAAAATTAGTTGGAAGCGATTTGTAAAGGACACAGAAACCTGTTCTCCAGTTGGCAAATCTACAAAAGGCACTACTATTACATATACTCCAAGAAAAGATACCTTCAAAGGCTGTACTTGGGATAAGGAGTATTTGCATACCATGTTTGCGTTCCGTCAATTTTTGTTGAAGCGCGATCCCATGCTACAGAATATGAAACTGGAATTTGTGTTTGATGGGCAGGAACTAAATTTAGATCTTCCGTTCCTACCTGAAACCTATTTGGAAATTCATACGGATCTGGGAACTTTCTTCTTATGGGAAGGATACGCAAACGGTACCTCAATATCGTTTATTAATGGAGCCAACTGTACCGGTATACATCAGCGTATTATGTACGACTGGGTAAATGAAATGTTTGGCTATAATGAGGCACATATGTTTTACGGAACTATGTTTGTTCTGAATCTGCCTCCCAAGTTAGTAAAATTTGGTGATCAAAATAAAACCAAATACGCTGGCGGCCGATGGGAAATTCAGCCGCTCTTGGAAAAGAAGTTTTACGGAAAGCTAAAACGACAATTGTTAGGTTCAGAAATCTACCAGATCATCAAAAAGAAAATTGAGGAGCGAAACCTAAAGCAAGACTTAAATACTCTTAAGTCTAAGAAGAAGGCAGCTTCCAAAAAGATTAGCGATAAGTATTTTCCGCCATCACAAGCCAAAGGCACCCTGTTTATTGTAGAGGGTTCTTCCGCTATGGGTTCAATCTTACAGAAGAGGGATCCGCGAACTGACGGTGTCTATTCGCTAAAAGGAAAAATCAAAAATGCGCGAACCGTTCGGGACTTAAGTACCAATGCAGAAATCATTGATCTAATGAACATCCTGGACTTGGAGCCGGGAAACGGTAAAGGCTGCACCTTTGCAAATGTGGCTATCGCAACTGACTGGGACCCTGATGGTATCGGTCACATTGCATCTCTGGTAATCAACCTATTCTACAAATGGTTTCCACAAGTTATTGACTCAGGAAAACTCAATATTCTCATTACACCACTTGCCTCCATTGATGTTAGTGGCAAACGTCAATACTTCTATTCGTTGGAAGACTTTGGTAATTATGAAAAAGGCGGAAACAAAATGAGCAATGTTCGATACCTTAAAGGTTTAGGATCATTAAGTATTCAGGACTGGGAAGTGGTAATGTCCGAACGAGCAATGTTCAAAATAAAGAATGACCGCTCATCTGGCAAGTACATAGATATTGCTTTTGGTATGAATTCTGGAAAGCGTAAAAAATGGCTTGAAGGACAGTTGTAAGCCATGATATATAGAAGGTAAAATAACATAAAAAATGAAACACATGCAAGAAATGAAACACGTAAAAACATTTGAAAGCTTTGTAAACGAATCTGCAAATGAATCAAAAAAAGAACTATTCATTGCTCATATTGATGATTCCAGAGAACCCGGTGGCTCTGATGAGGAAATTAAAAAAGATTATGATCTAGAGGTTCGTGATAGAGATGGCGATGGATTTGATGTTGTAGGTTCGCAAGAAGATATCCAGGCATTCGTTAATGATTATGGCATTTTCTTGCAGGACGATATTGTAAGCCTAGATGAGAAGTAAGATCTTTCGCAAAAAACAAAAAAGATATAGATGGAAAAAGAACTAATAAGCAATGTGCTACAAATTCAAGCGCAGCTAAGAGTATTACACTGGCAAACTGAAAGTTTTGCTGAACACAACGCATTCGGCGGAGCGTATGATTCTCTTGATGATTTGTTTGATAAATTGATTGAAGCATATAGCGGAAAATACGGACGTCCTAAATTTGGTGGAATGAAGCAACTTGCGGTTGCCGATTATGAAAATGTTAAAGTTGATGCTTTTATTGACGGCCTACACCAATTTTTTGAGAGCGTATTTATGGCTGACACCGATAAAGAGCTGGATAACATTTGCCAAGAAATCACCGGTGAGCTTGACAAACTTAAATACTTATTGACTCTAAAGTAATGAAACATGTCTCTAACTATTTCGACTATATGTATGAAGGCAAAAGTCATCATACTTATAGATTAAAGGTCGATAAGAAATTCAACATTTTTGATTTGTTATCAGATCTTAAAGAAGTAGGTGCTGAGATTTTGGACAACTCACAAGGTAAAACCAAAGATGAAGTAGTTATTAATGTAGCCTTGGATGAACCCAATAAGTCAAAGATTGAAGATAAAATTAAAAAGCACGCTGAACTTTTAGAAGACTAAAACCCTCTACATACTTATTGTTAACAAGGAGACCTCTGGTCTCCTTTCTTTTTGAAACTAATTTAACTTTTATGAATATAACTATAAATGCTATAAATATACTGAATGGCTAAGAAAATCTATAACCTACCAATCTCAAAGCAAATCAATACCAACTTCCGCAATTATGCTTTGTATGTATTAGAAAACCGCGGGATTCCATCTTTTTATGATGGTCTTACAAATGTACAGAGATTCATTTTAGTAAATTCTCCTAATAACTATAACAAAACAATATCCGTAGTAGGGTCTTGTATTTCTGATGGTTATCATCATGGAGATAAGTCTTTAACTGGCGCGGTCAATAAGTTGGCCCGTCCTTTTGGATGTTCCGAACAGTTACTTCTTGGTGATGGTTTCTTTGGAACTCCGGTTCAGCAAGAACCGTCGGCGGCTCGTTATACCTCGGTTAAAATTGCTCCAAGCATTTCGGAAATGATTCGCAAAAACTCTTTCCTTAATACTCGTAATGATGAAACTGGCTGGGATCCGCTTTGGATTGATTTGCCAATTGGTTTATCTACAACTATTGTAGGTATTGCAGTTGGTTACAAAACTACAATTTTACCAAGAAGTCTTTCGGATATTCAAAAGTACTTGGACGGAAAGATCAAAGAGGTAAAGCCAGTTTTCAAGGACTTCAAAGGTAAGGTTACACGTTATCGAGGCCTGGATAAGTCTTGGTTAATTGAAGGCGTAATTGAAACCAGCGATTCTGAAAGATGGATGCGGGTTACGGAATTGCCTCCGTTAATGAAGTACGGTAGCTTTTTGAAGAAGCTGGATTCTATTCTGAACTATCATCCGAATGTAAAAATTACCAATAACTCTTCCACTAATGTAGATGTACATTTGCGATACAGTGGCGACGCGGATGGATGGGCTGCTTTTTCTGAAGCGGTTTTGAAATCTACCAAAATGTTGGTTACCGAAACTCCGGTGTTTGTAAAGGATGGACTTGTATTGGAATACGATCGTATTGAAGATTATATTGATGACTTCCGTTATCGTAAAGCAGAACTCAGAGTAAAGCGCGCGGAATACTTTTTGCAAGAGGCCAATGACGAATTGGAATTTGCACGCTGTAAAGAAAAGTATCTGATGTACATGTTGGAAAAACAACGTAAAGAAACTGAGGTTGAAAAGTTCCTTGATACGGTAACTGCAAATTCACGAGTACGCCGTCGTTTGGAATCAATTTATCTCAAGTCATTAAATGCTCAAGAGTTGGAAAGAACTCGTAAAGAAATTGCAAGGCTGGAAGGCGTACAATCTGAGCAAACAAAGGAACTTCATAACTCGCAGGCAGAACTTGCACTTATGGTTGATACCGCAACAAACCGCGGAACCAGCAGTAAAACATCATCGGCCTCCAATCTTTTCTTAGATGAAGACGAATATGATGGTATCGAGGTATGGGACGGTAAAGACAAAGAAGAAGACGAAATTGAAGAGGAAACAAACTAATATGGAAAAACAATACATCACATGCAAAGATGTCCCAGGAGGGATATTAAAAGACGGCCACATTAAAGCAGTTAGAGCTATTAATATTGCTCCTACATTTAATCGAAAGGAAAAACCATGGCAGCTGGTTAGAATACCAAAATCAACTACTCGAAATGTTGCCTGGATTGTCAAAATGAATGAGGACCATTTTTTGGTAACCCAGTATTTTGCACGAGGCGAGTTTGTTAGTTTTATGGCTTCTGACCCTAAAGGAAAACCAACAGTATGGAAGCCTATTGAAACGTACCCTCAATACCTCGATTTAGAAACCGCGGTAGACAAATTCTATAAAGAAAGATATGAAACCACAAACGAAGAGAATGAACAATTACAGTGATCCAACTGATGATAAACGCAATAATAACGATGCGTTTCCAGATACACTGGTAACATCGCAAGGTGATCACATTTATTTTTATGCCGATGTCAATCCTGAATCTGCATTGATACTTAATCAAAAATTGCACCAGGCATCAATGTATAACTTGGGAGGCATTTTTAATAGTATGTATGAAGTCAATTCTCCACCACCAATTTGGTTGCATATTAATTCCTATGGTGGCGAGGTTTTTTCCGCGTTTGCAATCGCTGATACGATTGAACGTATTAAAACTGTAGTACCTGTGGTAACCATTATTGAAGGATGCGCTGCTTCAGCCGCTACCATTATTTCTACAGCAGGAACCCGTAGGCTTATGAGAAAAAGCGCGTATATGCTTATCCATGAATTAAGTGACGCTGCTTGGGGCAGACACTCAGATATGATGGATCATGTCAATAGTAATAAAGATATTATGAAGACCATGAAAGAATGGTATTCTGAACGTACTAAAATTAAGCCAGCCGAACTTGAAGAAATCTTAAAGCATGACAGATGGTGGAACTCAAAAATTTGCAAAACTAAATACGGTCTTGTGGATGATATTATCTAACGGAAACTTTAATCAAAAAGTGAATATAAAATCAAATCAAAATTCTTAAAATGGAACAAATTACATTATCAGTAAAGTCAGCTTCGGAGTTTACTAACTTCTTGAAGCGTTTTTCCTCAATTGAAAGTACTCTTTTGTTGGAAATTGAAAACGGCTATTTGAAAGCCAAAACACACACGCCCGAACGTAGCGTTGTAAAATCCTCAAAAATTGACATGAGTCTAATTTTTGATATGGAAGGAGTAATGACTACAGGTCAAAACATTCTTTTCGGTATCTTTAGCGTGGATAAATTGACTGAAGCGTTTAAGCACTTCACAGATTCAGAAGTTAAATTCAGTATTAGCTATGAAAATACCGCTGACGGTATGATTGGTACTGAGGTTACTTTGTCAAGTTCAAGCTTGAAAATCAACTTCCAATGTGCAAGTTTACGTTTGTTCACTCATATCACTGATGAAATGATGGATCGTATCAGTAATACTGAGGCTTCACAAGTAAATTTTGTTCTTACTAAGGAACATCAAAAACGCATTTCCTCAATTTCTACAATTGATAGCGACCATAAGTTGTTAACGATGAATGTAAAAGATGGAAATGTAAATGTAACAGGCCGTAGTTATGATATGTCATTATTGGCGTTGGACGGAACTAACGAGGATGTTACCATTTCAATTTACAAAAATCAATTTGGATTCTTGGATCGTGAGGATGCAGTAGCGTATCTTTCTGGAGACCGTATTGTATTCTCATCAATTGAAACTGAAACAAAAACAATCATAGGAAAAGCTGAATAAGATGGAATTGACAGGGTTAAAACACTGTTCAATAGATCCAACTACAGCATCTCGTGATGAGATTATAGCCGAAATCAATAGGCTTAATCATTTGATGAATGAAAAGGGGAACGAGGAACAGGCAATCAAAATCTTCATTAACTCCATTTATGGAGCTACAGCCTCTCCTTACTTTGTAGGTTACAATGTACGAGTGGCGGAGGCGATAACTTTACAAGGCCAGGACATCATCAAATTTGTTTCAAAAACAGTTAACCGTTACTTTTACGAATTTTGGCACCGTGATACCGAGCTACATACAAAGCTCGGTATCACTAAAGTCGAAAAGGTAAAAAATGATGTTACTATCTATGGCGATACCGACTCTGCGTATGTAACTTTCCAGGAACCACTATTTGGTTCTGATTGGTCTGGCGAGGATCCCACTGAATTTGTACTTGGAGTTTACAACCATCGTTTGAAAGACTATTTGAAAAAGGCTTTTGATAAGTACGGCGATTCTTGGGGTACACAAAATATCCAGGACTTGGAAATGGAAACCATCTCATATTCTGCTATTTTCCTTCGTAAGAAAAAATATGTATTGGATTTGCGATGGAAAGATCCTGGAGTTTTCTATGAACCACAAAAGAAAATTAAGGCTAAAGGCGTTGAAATTGCCCAGGGTTCTACCCCATCTTTTGTACGGGCTCGAATGAAAACCTTATTGGAATACATTTTCCGAGAAAAGAACAAATTGAATCTTCGTGAATTTGCTGAAATTCTGAAAAAAGAAAAGCAAGCATTTACAGTGGAAAACATTGAAAACGTTGCATTTTCATCTTCCATCAGCGATTATGAAAAAGGTATTGCTGACGACCGTAAAAAGTTTGAAATCAATTCCCATTGTCCTATTCACGTAAGAGCAGCAGGTTATCACAATTTTATGCTGAATAATTCCAAATGGAAAAACAAGTATCAGCTAATCAAAAGTGGCGATAAGGTTCGGTATTACTATGCAAAAGCGGAACGCGGTGAGGAAAACGTATTTGCGTTTCTTCCAGGTAATTTCCCGGTAGAACTTGCTCCTCCTGTAGATTATGATACACAATTTTCAAAAGGCTTAATTGAACCGCTAAATCGTTTCATTTCAGCAATCGGTCTTCCACCAATCTCTCCTGAGATTATTGTAAGAACTCAACTATTCTAAAATAAGTAAAGTATATGGCAAAAGAATTCTCTTTTAATGACCTTGATGAACAACTAACCAAGATTAGTCCTAAAGGTTCGGTAATTTCAAACAACTCCTATTCAAAAATTGATGAATGGATTAGCACTGGGAATTACCTCTTAAATGCACAGTTAAGTGGATCTATGTTTGGCGGAATACCAAATAGCAGATCTATATGTTTGGCTGGCGAATCCGGTACCGGTAAAACTTTCTTGGCTTTGAACATCTGTCGAGAAGCGCAAGATATGGGGTACAACATAATCTATTGCGATTCTGAAGCAGCAGTAGACCAGGATGTAATTCAAAACTTTGGTGTTGATCCTAACAAGTTTCGTTACCAACCGGTAAGTACTCCATTGGAAGTACGTCAATTTGTTGCTCACCTCTGTGATCAATTGAAAAAGGCAAAGGACGGCGGAAAGGCTCTTCCAAAAATTATGTTGGTGTTGGATTCATTAGGTAACCTGGCAACTACCAAAGAACGCGCTGACGCTATCAGTGGATCTGATAAACGCGATATGACCAAGCAACAGGAATTGCGTTCCTTGTTCCGTGTTATTACCGCGGATTTGGCAGAACTTAAAATTCCATTTGTATTCACTAACCATACCTATGCAACCATTGGTTCATATGTACCTGGCCAAACAATATCCGGTGGTGGCGGTGCAATCTATAACGCATCAGTTATCCTACAGCTTTCCAAGGCAGGCCTAAAAGAAGACGGCGCAAACAAAACCGGTATTATTGTAACATCCAAACCGGCTAAAAATCGTTTTGCTCGTCCACTTCCTATTAAGTTCCACATTAGTTTCTACAAAGGTATGAATCCGTATGTTGGATTGGAACAATTTCTTACATGGGAAACATGTGGCGTACAGCGCGGTAAATTACTAAGTGAGAAAGACTTCTTAAAGTTTTACAAAGAGGACAATCCGTTATTTGCAAAAATAAAGGCTACGGAATTTACTCGAGTTAATGAGTCAACCGGTGAAATTGAAAAGCTGTATTTTGAAGCAAAGGAAACGGCTCGTACAATTGCGGTTCGACATCTTGGCGAAATGATTAAGCCGCAGGAACTCTTTACATCCAAGGTATTTACTACGGAAATGCTAAGAGAACTTGATGAGAAATACATTCAAAGTATGTTTAAGCTTCCGAATGTTGCTTCCCTTGGCGAAATTGAAAACGATGAAATAACCGAAATGATTGGTGATGAATCTGAAGATTAATAGAAACAAACTTCCAGCGAAATACGCGCTGGAAGTTTACAAAATGGTCGATGGCTATCCGTCGACCATTGACATTTTGTATGAACTCGTAACCGTTCTTGAAGAAAGAGGCACACTGGAGGAAAGCTTTGTTGGCAGATCCGTAATGAAGGAAGTGGTAACACGCGAAGCTGGATTGGATTTGGAAGACAGCCTGGTTAA